TGCTCTTCAACACCTTGAGTCATAGGTGGTGCTAATTCAAGTTTCAACAACCGCATAGCGAGGTCCATTGGTTCGCTACGAGTGAATCCTGTTTCTTCATTGTATAGAGGCGCAGGGATATAGCCCCAAGGATACCCGGTTCCCCCAGTAGATTCGGCTAACTCATCTAAGTATGGCTGTAACTCTTCATCTATAGGTTCAACAGCACCGGGCGGGGGCACACCCATCTCGTCCCGTTCCCACTGTGCCATATAACGAGCATTGTATTGGTCATCCATAGGTAATTCGTCTAATGGGACTTGGTGTCCTGTTTCATGGATGAATCTATGTGGCTTATTCATGCCAGTATTTTCCATCTCTTCTCGGACTGGTGAAAGTGGGACACCCTGCCGAGCATCAACTATCGGCCACCAATCAGGATGGTACCCTTCCTTCAAATCAAACTCGTCAAACTCTTGTGGGGTTCTTTCTTTTAATCGGCGGATATACTGCTCATATGATTCTTGCTCATCATCATCCTTGAGCAACCGCATAGCGATGTCCATTGGTTCGCCTTTGTTGTAACCTCGCTTTTGTTGAAGAACAGGGACAGGAGTATCGCCATGTCCCATTTGCCTTAGAGCCTCCATACGATGACCGCCTTCTTGCTGCCCTGTCGGAGAAAAGTTACCTCTCCCATCGTTTTCTAAATACAAAGAAGGCATCCCCATAACCTGACCTTCACCTATACCTTGCACCATGTTATCTATGTGCTCTTTAGGTGTCCCGACCCCTATTCTCATATTAGCCCAACGATAGTCTGCATCTTTATCAGGTAACCTCATACCATACTCTTGCATGAAAAATTGATTTAAGAGGTCAAAGTATTGATTAGGAGTCATATCTGAGATTTCATCTTGTCTGTTAGAAATTAAAGGGCTATTGCCTATGACGCCTTGAGGATGAGATTGCCGCGCTTCACTTACTTCATCATCAATGTCATAAGCCATTCTTAATCCGGGGACACCAGTATCAATAACTGGCATTTTGAGCAAACGCATAGCGATATCAAGCGGGCTGCTCATACATAGCCCCAAAGGGGCTCATACCATGAAGTTTCGCTTACTAACTATTCATGACACAATCAGTGCACATACCCATTTCACGAATAAATAGCAAGTCATCTTCGTCTTCACGATAAATGCCTTTTCCACATTTAGGGCAGCGGGTATCAAACTCGTGGCCTTGCCAATCATAAGGGTTATCTTTCAAGACAGACCAAGCGATATCAAATGCGTTCATGTCACTCATCTCATATCTTAACTGGGAGGCATATTAGGCGGCCCCAATGTACTTATTAATCCACCTTGGGTGGATTGGAGAAGATTCAATAAATCATCATCAGACATTTGTTGAATTGACGCTAAAACCATATTGATTAAATCTTGTCTTGTCCCCGAGGCGAGAGCATCCATAGCGCTCGTATCTTCGGGTATAGGACTTAGGGCATCGGGTCTAAGACCTTGTTGTATATCAGCCTCAGTACCTCCTACTGCGGGAACTTGAACTCTCCATTTCCGACCTCTATTTGTGCCCCTGTTCCCCAAATCATACGGTATCCCTTGGCTGTAGTGTTTGAGAAGAGACCAAGCACTGTCAAACGGGTTAGCCATGTGGCTCCGAAGGAGAGGAGACAAATTAAGGTTGGGGAAAAAATTGTGCAATTTTTTTGAAAAAGGCCCTCCACGAAAAAATTGTTACAGCGCTGTGTGCGACTAAAGGAGCACAAATGTTAGGCACAATTGTGTGCCTCCGGCGAAGGGCGGCACAAATGTTGGGCACAAATGTTGGGCACAAGGCTTCAGTGTCACGGTCTATAGCCAAGGGCGCACGCCGTACCGGAATCGCACCTCTCGCACGCGCCCCTCTCTCATGGAGCGTAATGCTACCTTCGGTAGCGTTACCCTCCACCCCTGTACCGTGAGCGTGAGGCACAGGAGAATAGCGTTGTTGGTGGGGGGCTAAACGAGGTACTGCTACCAAGTAAGTGGCTCCTTACATTCAGCGTCACGCTCCCCTCATCAGGTATGACATGACATGATGGCGGGCGGGAGGACAGCACCATGCTCCCCCCACTTTCGCTGCAAGCCAAACCCTTGACCCACCCATACGGTTGGACTCTCATGTATTGTTCTTCTTTAAGCGCGCAACTGTGTGGCACAAAAGCCATCCTGTTCTCATACGGGCACAAATACGGGTTCGTAATGTGTGAGTCGTCCTAAAATTGGCTAGTCCTTTAAGAACCATCAGCAATAGAGAAAGTACGGAGGAGAAAACATGGCAAAACATGAACCTGTACCTAGTAATGCAGACCTGCTTGCAGGGGCTCACGCCCCGCTTATGCTTGCAGTGAAGAACGGAAAAGCAGCCACGCTTGTCGGCGTGGCTCTCTCAATGGAGGGTGGCGTGCCCAGTGCATCCATCATCCGAGACGATGACAGACAGCCTGTGGGCGTAGCACACACGGCTGCACAAGTGTCCGAGTGGGCAACCAGCATGGTGTTCCGCTTGATTGATGAGCGCAAGACCTACGAACCCACTGGTGGGAGCGAGGGCGGATGGGGCAACCCTGTGCTAGCGGAGAACTTGAGCATCATACCACCTAGAGGCAAGAACCCCGTGTGGCGTGGCCTAGTTGGCAACGACCTATGGGCAAAGAGCAGTGCTGACAGGAAAGCAGCACGCACAGCGAAAATCGCCGAGAACGGCGGCTTCAAGGTGGATAAGACCGCCTTTGATGAGAGCAACATTGACCAAGCACACGCTGACAAGGATGCGTTGAAGCAACTACTCAAAACCACTTACCCATCAGCACGCAAAGCAGCAGCAGCAATCAACCGTGTATGCTACGGGGATGACTGGCATGAAACCGACAAAGCACAGCGCAAGACTGACGCAAGAGCAGTACTCGTGAACGCACGAAGCGGTGAAATGGTCGTCAAACCAAGCGAGGATGCGGGCACGGAAGTAGCAGCAGCAACACCTGCGACACCTGCGAACATCACCAAAGCAGCACTCATCACCCGTGCAGAGATGCTCGGTATAAGTGTGAAGAAGTCTTGGACAAAGGCGCAAGTCAGCGAAGCAATTGAACTACAAGTGCAGGCACTTCGTGACAACGGCTTGATTTGAGACAGCGAACACGGGTGGCACGGGGGCATAGCCTCCGTGTCATCCATCCTTGGGGGGTAGCCGAGAGGCTGCCCCCCTTTTTTTATTTGTGCCCACGCATTTGTGCCCGCTGGATGCGGGATGCCGTGCGCCTCTGCGATAATACAACGCCGAACCAGCCACGCTCACTCTCGCTTGCTCACCTCGCCTCATCCTTGAGCCAAAGCACGCCACCCATACGGGTGGAGCCGTTCATCAATCGTTGCACCTGCGATAGGCTCTGATGAAAACGCTGTACTGCGAGCCTGTATAGAATGGTGATGATGGTCGGAGCCGTCTGCACCCAGACAATTCCACCTTAGTCAAGGCGGAGCGCATTCGCCACTCAATCTTGGCAATAATCCGACCCCTTACGCGCGGGAGATTGCCCTCCACCAAGGACAAACAAGGGCGCAGTCTATCGTTTGTCAGCACTCCAACTCTCCACCATGTCCCCAATGTTTCCAATGTTTACACAACCCACTTTAGACATACCAACTACCCAAGCCGTTCTTTAGTCTCTATCAGTAGCACCACCCCAACCAATCAACCCAACTCTATACTACTACATACATATAAGGACATTAATACTATACTTGTTACATTGGGGTAGCCGTTCTTCTGTGGTTGGCGTTCTTTCAGTAGCGATAGAATGTATCAACCCATTGGGATAAACATTGGGAACATTGGGGACATCAAATATACTACAGGGGCGCAGTGCATCGTTCTATAGCAAACAGGACTAGGGAGATGGCGAAGCCACCATTCTCTGTCGTGTGCGCACTGACAATCTTTCCTTTAAGAACCATCAACAATAGTAGTATTGATGACAGTCAAACAAGCAGTGAGGTATGTACTGGTAGGCCACCCCCACGAAGAGGGTAACTATGCAGAGATGAGCCGCCGAGCATTCGTAGTAGGCGTCTATGATTGCTGGCGAGAGGCCGCAAAGATGGCGAGGCATAAGCAGAAGGAGCGTTGGACACCAGACGCAGAAGATACAGACCAAACCACTTACCCCGTCATGTATGTGACACACTGGGTAAGACAAGAGGTGGTCGCATGAGCAGACACTTCCCGAAATTACACAGAGTAATCATTGAGCATTCTGTAACAGGCGAACTACTAAACAATCCCGTAGCCACATACATCAAGGCGAGAGAGTTTGATGAGTGGTGCGATGAGGTGCAAAAAGAAGGCTACGATGTATTGGATGACGGAATGTATGAGCGATTGATGCACACTCCACACGGTACTGAGGTTTGGTGTTACTCACAATGGAGACTAGCAGAACAAGAGGTGATAGCATGAGTGAGCCTATGATACCCCTCAAACGACACCACACACAGGGGTGGGTCACAAAGAAAGAGTGGGTGAAGCATTGGTATAACTTCGTGGTTGATAATATCAAACAAGACGGAAGAAGTGGTATGCTCATGGCTTTACTTGAGCGAGCCGCCTCCGACCTCGTAGATGAGGTGAGTAAGTAATGACTGACATAGATACATTACTCGGCGCAGCAGTTGGAGCAACTCTCACACTCGCCGTATTAGAGTGCTGCTTCTGGGCATTCATAGCATACAGCCTATTCAGGACAGGTAAGAAGAAGCGTGCGGCAGGGAGTGGTGTCGCTTTAAGAACCACCAACAATAGTAGTGATGGAGATGAATGAATGACTGAGCATATAGATACTGATGAACTTGTGATAGAACTAAGGAGTGGTGACCGCCGTGAGCAGGTGCGTAGCCAGAAGGCTAAGGCACTGCTAGAATTGACTGGCTCTTCATGGAAGACGCTGCGTACTTACCCCTTACTACTCAATGATAACATGACTACCGTTGAGCGTGGTATATTCAAGAGTATCTTGGAGTCGCCTGTCCATGCTGCATTTGTTCGTGCTTGTCCTCTCACACCTAGGCCGGGGCGCCTTGAGTCATCAGCATCCACTTCCGTAACTGATTCAGTAAGAACATTCACTCGTATTCGTGACACCATGAGGGAGATTGACCCAGATGGTTGCATGATTGTACAACCCTTCATCCCTGCGGTAGCATCTGCTGTGCTCGCTCCTCGTCAATATGTAGTGGTTGGGCGTGAACACGATGGAGTTACTGCTGGTCTTGAAGGGCAACTGCTATTCCCACTTAATCCAAATGAGGATTCATATACCTACTCTTTCATAGATGATGAGAACAAACATGAACTTGAGTTCGTGTGGAACTCAACCGATAAGAAAGTGTACCACAATATGCTTGAAAACGGTGCTGCTTATCTCACTCAAATCCGTGCTTGTGAAGAGCACGATGAATTAGGTAACTGCAAGGTGAGTGTCAATGGTGAAGGGAGATTCACAGGCAGGTTCCCCAAGGGCTGGGACGATGGGGCTTGCGTTGCATCCGAGATACTTACAGTCACAGGCACAAGCGATGCTGACATGGCTAAACTTGAGGCCACACTTGAGGCTAATGAGAACAAAACTCTCGTAGTGTGCGAACAGAATGGTTCTCTCCTTACTCATGCGGCGGCGCAGTCTCGCCATCATGGTGTAGTATATGTGGCGGGAACCACAGTCAAGGTGGGCGACACCATTGATGTTCTCTCATCCTTTGACAACAGCCCTTACGAATCACACTTCATGAATGGTATTGAGTATGCTCGCCGAGCATGGCAAGATAATTGGGGCTGGCTCTCCACCTTCTTCCGCCAATTCATAGGTGACCCATTCAATGATGCTCGCATCTGTGCATTCCTAGGTGGATGCTATGTTGGTTGGATGATTAACGCTGGCACTGCTGCTATCATCGGTGAGGTTCGCCACTCCCGTGGGAATATGCAAGGTTACAATCCTAACATCGCAGCGGCACTTGCCAATCTCATAGGTTACAGCAATCCTCCCGATGGTAGGCAAACATACTATGGAGTGTTGAGGGAGACTTCTGCGCCTTACCAAGATATGCTTGCTGTCCTTGAATGGGCTGAACATATTTACGACCACTCTTGGGGAGGCGGCTCCTTTGGTGGGAAGAAGTGGAGGCTTTGCACAGAAGCGGTGAAGTCTTTGGTGGTGGCAGTGATGAATGGTGACTTCAACGACATCCAAAATGCTGCGGATAAGACCGAGAATCAAATGCATAACACAGGCTGGCTGTATAACAAGTTCATAGACAAGAGGGCGCTTGACTACGGTACTCAAGGATTCCAATCATACGGGACTGGCATCAATCAAATCTTTGGGGTGTATAGATTGGCGACAAGTATCATTGATGCGTTCAAAGATAGCGACTACTCTATCAGTGATGTACCTGAGCGCAACACTCCTTCCCCTTCATGGGAGAGCATAGTCACTTTGGCTGATGACTTTGACTTAGCGGGTAGCCTCACTAACCTAAGTAATGGATGGAAGGAGGAGAGGGCGCCTAATGACAGTTGCCCAACAGGGGCTTGCCCTTGGTGTGTGTCAGTTCAACCAGAAGTCCGTGAGCCTCGCAGTGAGCAAGAGCGCGTTGAAGTTGGTGGGGTTACACTTACTATTGCTCAAATGTCCGCCATGCATTATAAAGACAATCCCGAAGGTTGGTTTGTTGATTACCAAAAAGAGATGGATGGGGAAGAAATTGAACAGCCCGACATCCCCTTGTACTTAAGTAAGCAAGGATTTGGTTGGCTCTGCGAGGAGCATGGAGAAGAAGTAGCCCTAAACATCAAGGCTGCTGTTGCCCTTATGGTTGAACACTCAATACTTGAGAAAGCATCGGTCGCTGTCATCAACAATGTGATGCTGTATTATGAAGGCTCCAACTACTTGGATGCATACAGCGATGCTTTGAAGAAGGCAGGGGCGTGCATAGATAACACAATCCCCTACTCTGCGACTAATGTAACAGAGGAATGGGAACACTTTATGAAGATGGGTGAGTATTCATACTTACCATTCTGTGGTGAAACCTATCAGAATGCTTACCTTTGGGCTAGCGAGAATCTGACGAAAAGTAGTTGGAGTAAGCATTTTCATATACCTAGCCCAGATGATTTATTTTACAAGATTGACTCCGATACACACCACGCATTTGGTGACCCAGTTAATTCTGCGATGATTGAAGTCAAGGCCAAAGAAGTATTGAAAGAGTATATTGGCATGAAGATACCTAGCCTACTCATGAGTAAGGGATGGGAACTTACTTGCCCTAGTGCAATTGTAGCGTGGAGTGCCGGTCATAACTATGCGCTTGAGACAGGGTACATGGATGAGTCCCTCGCTTCTCACATAATAGAGTTCCAAGACTACATCATAGATGACGCTCATCGCCAATACTTGATTGACCTTTGTGAATCTTATGGGTGGGATGAACAGTATAACCCACCGACATATGGTGAAGGCGCATACATAAATGCCATTGTCAATTACATTCCCAAGTATGCAGAGATGGTCAATTGGCATCCATCGTTAGTAGTTGAAGGGGAGGAGGAATGAACATGAGTAAATGCAAGAAACTAGGATGTAAGAATGAGACTAAGAAAGGACACACCTATTGCGGGGCACACAATAATACCAAGACTTACACTTACACTAAGGAGGTATGTCATACTGGCAATGTGCTAGTCCATACAGTAGGTGACATTCAGATTTACGCAGGCGGCTCAAGTCGTAGTGGTGGTTGGTGGCGTATGCTACCTTACCCCGACCTCGCGATTGGACCATCCGAGATAGTGAGTGGTAAGGGAGCATCTCCACTTGATGAAAGATGGCAGGATGCTAAGTCTGCCCAATGGTTTAGTGAGCCATTACCTGTGGTCATCTCTCTTGACTGGCCGGACTTCGGATTGCCCAAGGGTATTGATGGGAAGACTATGCCTGCTCAATTCTGGTATGACCTTGTTGAAGATATACACACTAAGGGAATCAAAAGAATATCAACTCAATGCATGGGTGGTCATGGCAGGACAGGTGTGTCACTCAGCATCCTAATCTATTTACTCACGCCCGAAGAGGAAAGACCTTGGACAAGTTTGGCTGAACTGCTCGCCCATGTCCATGATGTTTATTGTAAGGAAGCAGTTGAAGGAGACTCACAAGCGAGATACATTGCAGAGGTGTGTGACATTGAAGAAGGTGACTACAAACTACACCACGCCCGAGCGACTGGTAATTGGGGTCATCTTGGTGGTTGGTCAGATAGTTTCGTAGGTGGTGCTGCCACCAAGCCTTCCGGTAAGGGGAGTTGGTGTAGCGAGTGCCGTAAATACTGTGACCCCAAGACTGTGCAGTCTGGTGTATGCGATACCTGTTATGAGAAAATGGTCTTTGATGATGGGGATGAGGTGTCGTTTAAGTGTGACACTTGTGATACGGAATACGATTCCGATGTAGGTATATGCGATGCCTGCACCATAGGACAGGTTCTGCCTGTGGATGAAGTGAAGGGAGATGACGGACTTGACCTGCTCTTTTGAGTGGAGGGTTTCTCTTTAAGAACCACTAACAATAATGGAAATGGAGATGAATGAAATGGATATGAGAATACAAGCACATAGACAATGGAGTGATGGAGGGAAGAGTATGCTACACATACAGGGCGTAGGTCCAGAGGAGCATGGTAATAGAAACTACGGTTTGGCTGTGGATATACGCGTGCCCTCATCAATAACTGAATGGTTGATGGAGCAGCAAGGCGTGTTGCGTTCAGGTAACGATGTTGATGAGGTAGGGAACAAGAACTATCTTGAATGTTCACTATACCTTTCTAGTCCAGAAGAGCCACACAAGGCGTTCCTTCTTGTGAGTGGCGAGGAGAAGAACCACGCGGATGGTGGTCTTATCCAATTAGATGTCAATTCGCCTAGCGTGAAGTTGTTGGTGGATTGGGCTGCCGCGCATGGGATATTTACCGATGGTACCCCGAGTGCGCTTGGCTGACCCGATTCGTGATAGTGCCTTTTTATGGAGAGTGATGGAGTATGGATGACATGAGTGAGGGTAATCTTGAGAACACGCTCTCCTGTGGTTGTAAGAGTTGGATGCCTAGCACAGATGAGGTGCGAGCAGGCGCATACAACGATGGGGGAGCGATTTCACTCACCGTATCAGTGTCGCCCGACTGTGTGGTGGGACATACAAATGACACGCTTCGTGAGTACATAGAAGAGGGGCTTAGGGATGGTTTGGAGCAGATGGTTTTTGATGGTGGTTATGGTGATTGCCCTATTTGCTTAGGTAGCGTCGCTCTTGATGAGAACAGGGATGAGTACGCTGGCGGGACAAGCCGCTTTGATAACGGTAGTAAAATATGCAGTGCGTGCTGTACTGCCGAGGCGATGATGGACTTGAGTTTGTTTACCTTTGAGGACACTAAACTTAGAGACGCTATCCATAATGATTGGGAATTATGGAGAGTAGGTGTTTTGATACAGAGGGATATACTAGGAGATGGAAGTAAATGATGAGTTACGATTGTGAGAAATGTGGAAAGAAATGGGCTTTATCTATTGGTGGTGATGGTAAGATTTACCCCAATACTAAGCCGTTTGGTCGTGCGGCAGGAAGATGTTACTGCGGTACTAAACTAGGAGGGGGAGACTGAACAATGAGTGAGAAAGAAGGGTTAGAGAAAGGTGAAGCGTCAATTATAGTGTCGCTATACGAAGGGCGTTTAAGCGTCACTTCGGGTCAAGTAGCGACCACCTATGGTATTCTCATTGAGAGAGAAATGTTTGACGGTGAATGGGATGAGTTGTGGGCTATGCTAAAGGGTACTAACAGAGTTGTTGAGTTAGACGATGAGGTCAAGCGGTTGCGTGAGATAGAACAGGAGTGGCTAATGATGTGGGCTACTCTTGAGGAATTGAACCTAGTCGCTGATGTTCGTAAAAATATGACTGAGCATGGATGGGAGGATGAAAAATGAGAGATAGACCAATCGGACCTGCGCATGAGGATAGGTTTTGGCCGTGTTGCTCCTGCCAACGATGGTTTGACAACAGTGAGACAGAGGTAGTAGGTACTAGGATAATATGTAGAGGGTGCTTGGAGGAGGAGTGACTCTTTAAGAACCATCAACAATAGTAGTAATGGAGTTGGCAAAATGAGACGAGAATATGTAGTGAGAGAGCGAAGGGTGGATGATTACATCTATTATGTGACAGCATCCAGTAAGAAAGAGGCCATTCGTATGGTTGATGAATGTGAGGTTGATTACAAAGATGTGTGGTATCATAATTCGTATAAGCCAGTGCTTGTGAGCATTAATGAGTATGATGATTGTCCTAACAAGGGAGAGGGATGGACTGAAATACCGCTTGATGAACTCAATGGTTACAAGAAGATTGGGGGTTTTCGCTGGCACTACAATGGTAAGTGTGGCGGCGAGAAGGCAGCCGAGGGAACCCATTGTATTAATTGTAGGGCAAGCATGGAGAAAGGGTATAGGCTACTCACGAATGAAGAGAAGCAATACCTTAACGACACATACCTCACTAGGTTCAATGTGGAGGTGAATGTATGAGTTTAATGGATAAAATGATGACCAAGATAGATGAGATAGGCTCATCACTTGACGGCTATAAAGTATCTAACAGGGTACTTGATTACTTGAAAGTATGTGAGAGCGTAAGGGAGTTTAGTAATTCACTAATGGAGCGAACTACCGAGCATCACTTAGGTTTCGTACCTATGATTAACACTCTTTTCATGACGGATGGAAGTACTGACCCACGCCTATGGTTAATGGTTTATGAGGATTTGTTGAACGATTCTGGGATGCCGGATGTACCAGTTGAAGTCATGCTTTGCACTCAATTGTCGTTGAAAGGTAAGCGACTTTATTACAAAGGGGTGCAGGAAATGATAAACGATGACGGTGAGATGTACGAGCACACCTACGGTCTTGCTCTAGCAGGGATTGAAGAAGATTGGTGGGAGCATGATGACCTAGCATCTCTACCGCCCCGCGATAAGCACGCTGCCAAAGCGATGGCTGCTACATCCATGATGGATGGTATGATGGATGAAATAATGAGTATGTTTGACGCGGACGATGGTCCAGATGAGGGGTGGTTCGTATGACATACATAGTAAAGTTGAACAAACGCACACAGGGCTCAAGGTATGACCCCGAATACAGAGAAGAATGCAACATAGATATATGCACTGATACTCACATCGTAGTTCCTAATCGTGAGCAAGCGATGAAACAGATTGATGCTTTCTGTGAGACAATAAGCCGAGAGGAATTAGCAGGGAGACTCATGGATAAGACTGAACAATGTGAAATGGAAGGTCATGATGAGTGGCGGTTTGAAAACCACAAATCCTGCGCCCGCCTTTGTGCTATCTATGAGATACTTACGAGTATAGATGTTCCTTACAAGTACCGAATCAATGAAGTGTTGGTTGATACACAATGGGCTTCTCAAGTGCCTATCTATTTCAACCATGAAAACGAAGAACAACTACTCGCCATGAAGGATGAGTTAGAAGAAGCGTGGGAGAAGTATGTTACAATTGGAACAACTGAACTACCTATGGCTAACCGTGGTCGTATGTTAGAGCGTGATATAACTGCTCGGTATAAGACCTATTCACATTGGGGTAGTAATTTCAATGGGTCATACACTTGGTGGGTGTCCGTTATTCATATCGGAGAGCCGGTGTCTGATACCTACCCTCATCATTTAGAATGGGAAGAGTATCAAGGCTCCGAGCAACAGAAGAAAGACGACAAAGCCGCCCGCCGTGAGCGTGAGAAAAGGGCAGAGTATGAACTCTATATGGGTGAGTCAGGTGTTCCTGTATCGGAGTGGTATGTATGACTAAAGATTACGGAGATTGGTTAGGTTGGGAACACGCAAAACCCAATGATTCATTCACTTACCCGAACAGGACTTGGGATGAGTTAGAGGATATGCTTGACCTAGCGGAGCGCAAACAGAACTACCATGAAGTACGAATCCCCCCTAAAGGATTCAATGATTTGAGTGCTGACGAGAGAAGGCATGTGGCTAACGCTAAAGCGTTACAAGGGGTCATTAAGTGCTTAAGATGGGTCTTGGGGGATAAGAATGTGGAGCACCCACTAGAATGATGGAGATAGATGGACATGAACACAGGGATATGGATAAGAAACACAGAAGAGGGTAAAACAACAGCATCATGGAAAGGTGCGCTACATTATATTGATGAAGCCAAGGGGAGATTAGCGATTATGCAAAGACAGGATTGGTTCCCAAACTTAGGTGATAACTTCCCTCAATGGATTGACGGTCTTACTAGCAACACCACACCCCTCGGTGTGGGTATGGACATTATCCATGTAGGTGTGTTTGAACATGAACCATTTAGGCTCACCATCAGAGTAGTACATAACATAGATAGGAAGGAATGGAAATGGGCAGATTCAGAGTAGTACATAACATAGATAGGAAGGAATGAAAATGGACAGATTAGTATGCAGAATAGAGAATGAAGAACAGGGATGGATATACGAAGTGTGGTGTTTAGATTGAAGTGTGTAATTTGTGACAAGGGGGATGGCTATCTCATGGCGTACCAAATAGCAAGACCCGACAACCAGTTTTACAATCTCGCCGATGGGAATGGGTACATATTTTTCCATCCACCATGTATGTTAGACTACAAGAAGAAAATGGAGGGAATGGCATGATAAAGATAGATGAAATAGCAGAAAAGCGGTTGGCGTGGGCTAAGCACCTACAAAAAGAGAACGAGAAGTTAGAAGCGGAGGTTGGACGGTTGCGTGGACGACTCATTAGAGCATACGATTGGGCTGAGAATATGGTCAATGGTAATGACTCAGCGATGATGGACTACACCGAATATGTATGTGGAGATGATGAAGCGGCATGGAAAAGATACCTCAATACTTACGATGAACTTCTCGCGAAAGTTGAGCGGTTGCGTAAGCGAGAGGCCACTTTTGACGCTTTCATTGATTCACTTGATTGTCATAACGAACATGAGTGGATGCTCATTGAACGGATAGATGAGATAGATGAGAGACTACATGGAGGCGAGGAAGAATGAATGAAAATAAGGAAATAGATATAACGAAAGTACTGCAAGTGGAATTACATTTCACTACACACGCCGCGTTTGATGTAGCGGAACTAGGTAACGCATACTACTGGACACAAGAGGCCAAGGATAAGGGCGAGCAAGTTGTTCAGTTTTATGTGAAGTATGGAACACTCTACATGACTCTTGCTAATGGTGAGATGATTGAGGAGTATGTATCTGATGTGGAATACGCTTTTGATAATGTGGATATCAAATACCCCGATACAGTCATGGTAAATGTGGATGGTAGTTACGAGGAGTGGAAAGAGTGAGGGCGGCGAGCATAAAGCACGCCGAGTATGAGATACTCAAGAGCATTTTGATTACAGATTTTGACAAACTAGATGTTGATTTCTATTCATTATGTGGGGGAGACCCTTTCGGTGACGGTAAAGGTAACTACAAGGATGCTCACGCCAGAAAAAGATTCGCCAAAGCGGTCTGTAATATACGAGAGATGATATTGAAGATGGCTCAAAAGAGGATAAAGTACCTGCCAGAAGAACATGAAGATTATGATGCAGATGACTTGAAAGAACTCATAGCGAAAGACATTGATGAAAATTGATTCTTTTAAGTACCCTCGCCATTTTCTCCTTGCCATGTCGGACTATGAAGTTACACATGATAGAGAAGAAGAATTGGAATGGGAGCGTCACCGTTTAACGGTGCGCCCGTATGATGATGTAGTGATAAAGGGTGAGAGCAAGGGCAAGTTTGCCCTTGGTTGTTCTTCAAGCGGGCGCGTTGTCTTATGCGAATGCTCCTTAGAATGTCTGCCTATGGGAGAACTCTCATGGTATGACGATTGGAATCCCTATCACCTTGAAGTCATCAAGATGACAGCAGAATGGATAGCAGGTGAGCGCGATATATCCGAACTACACAATGGCCTTGCCGATTTAGAGGTCATTCAAACATTCTTTCATGGGGAAGAGTAATATGTTGAGCCTCTGGAGAGGGCAATTGTGGGATTGAGTGACGAAGTGAAGCGATTGGAGGATGAGAACAACCGATTGAAGGATGCTCTCGCCCTAATGGTTAGGGCTTTACAAGAGGCCATGCCTTTGTTGCGTGAGCCTCTGACCCCCACCCCCGAGCCCGAACCTCAACCTGTGGCTCCTGTCGCTCAACCCACACCCCCTCAACCAGATACTACTTTACCACCTAGTATGACTACTCAAGATGGAGGGGCGTATCGTGTTGATACTAGCCAATTTGCCGGTCACTCAGGTAACTACGAGTATTGATTATTCCTTTAAGAACCATCAACAATAATAACTCTGACAGAAAACTGTTGGAGAGATAGATGATGGATGCAATAGCACGGATAATGTTGGGTAGAGTACATGAGGCACTTCATAGGTGTCAAGATGACGAGCACTTGAAACGCATAGGTATGACCGAAGATGGAGAAGGAATCATAGTATCATGGATTGGCGCACAATTCGTGCTACGCATTGAGCCCCTCGCTATACCTGAAGTGCGGACAGAGGTAGGTGAAGAAGAGTGAGTGAGTATTATCACTTAATGCAACAAGGTAGTTTTTGTGAAACAATACTATGGGATGCTAGAGATAAACTTGACCCGCCAGCAAAAGGATATGTTATGTTTGCATCATCCTGCCCAGAAACTAATGTCCCGTTCTTAATGAATAATTGGGGTATTGATGAAGATGATATTATTATTGTCTTATATGATGGCCACCAAACAATATGGTATCACAAAAAAGATGAGGTGCCAGCATGAAAACCTTCACAGTCACAGTGACTTATACTGGAGAAGTTGAAGCAGAATGCGCAGAAGATATTGAAGCAAAACTATGGGTAGTCCATGAAATAATAGGCCATCCTTTTGATGGTTACTTGTTTGATGCTGAACACATAGACATAGAATGTGAGGATGAGGAAGAATGAATATAGCAGAAGAGATAGAACTATGGATAGATAACTTTGAGATAACCAGCATGAGTGAAAGCGACCTTGAACAACAGTATGAGGACTTGCTTAGAGAAAAAACAGAACTAATGATTCGTGAAAGCGAAAACATTGGTTGGAAATCTATTGCATACATAACTGCAAGGCTAAAGGTTGAGTTGGGTTATACTTGTGCAAGTTCAATTGAAGGATATGGTGAAGAAGAATGATTGATACAGACAAACACGAAAACATGAGACAACTATTTCTTGACTTCATAGATTCTGCGAGTGATGAAGTGGATGAGGGAGCATGGAAAGACAAACTAACAATGCTTGATGAACTGCTCGCAGAAGTCAAGCGGTTGCGTGAAGCGATTGACAATATCGCTAAAGGTATGGATGAGGATTGGCGACATTGGCGAAACGAATTGGAGAAGGTGATTGAATGATTGACACAAACAAATACCAAAACATGAGGCAACTATTGCTTGACTTCATTGCAGACCCAATGTGTGAAGAAGATGAAGCGGCATGGAAAAGACACCTCAATACTTACGATGAACTACTCGCAGAAGTCAAACGATTGCGTGAAGTGATGATTTATGTTGAACAAAGGCAACCTCACCCTGCTTTAGAGTTGGCGTTGAAAGAAGGACTAACTCTTACGGAAATAAAGGAGAGGATTGAATGATTGACACAGACAAATACGAAGGACATACACCTGCGCCGTGGTATAGGATGCACAGCAACAATACCATTCGGTCTGAACCAATGGGAGATGATGCAGAAGCGTATCTGTTTGACATAGTAGGCGCAACAACGGTTGATGCTGAACTTGCCGCAGACGCACCACTTCTCCTTGAAGCGTACAAGCGGTTGCGACTTGTCGCTGATGAATTGTACCTACACATTGTAGGTGAGCCACACATGACACTTGATGAATTGGTAGCGGAGATGCCTTGGAGGAATGAAGAATGATTGACACAGACAAACACGAAGGACACACCTGCGCTTACTGCGAAGAAGCAATTGAAGGGGAAGCAACGATGACTACATGCGGAACACCGTATCATCATTACTGCGCTGACAAATTGATTGCCATGAAGCATCAAGGCTACGATGGTCTTGACGAAGAAGATATTGCATATTGGGGTGATTGAAATGATTGACACAGACAAACACGAAGGACAGATTGAGTTTGATGATGTATTGAGAGAGATTGAAGTTGGCGTGGATATATCCGAAGGCAACTATGACATATTGCGATACTACCGAGATGAATACAAAGACCTACTCGCAGAAGTCAAGCGGTTGCGTGAAAAACTTGAGAGCATACAGAATAGCATGGCTTGGACAGTTCAAGTGTGGTGGAATGAAAACTACATGGGAAGAGAAGGATGGATGGAACAGATGTGTGAAGTTTATGCTGACCTTGCTAAAGGGATAGAAGCACAATATCATGGAGAGGAAGAAGAATGATTGACACAGACAAATATGAAGGACATACGCCCCCTCATTGGGTGTGGATAGACTGGATTGGATTACCTGCGACATTGAATGATGTAGACAAAGAACTCATGCAAGACGCACCACTACTGCTCGCAGAAGTCAAGCGGTTGCGTGAAGAACTTGAATGGTATCAGCAATATGATATTTGTCATCCCGATGGTAAGTACTGTTGTGATGAGTGCTTGGAGAGAAATGGATTTGAGGTGAAAGAATGAGCAAAAAAGAAATAGACAATGTTGGGCGATGGATAAACAAAAGATACTGTAAGCATTGTGAAGAGGAAGATGACCTCTGCGGCTGCTTATACCATCACATCCAAGCCATAGAAGAGATTGGTTTCTCTACCTATGAGGACGCAGAAGAAGCGTTTGAGTGGGAAGGTTATAAGGGCGACCTCAAGGATTGGGCTCAGGAGATGTGCGAGGAAATCTATTACACTGAACTTGAAGCCCTGCCTGCATTCATTGTCAATACAATTGATTGGGATTGGGTGGCGCAACAGTTGCTGATGGACTATTACCAAATAGAAGACGAAGACCTCAAGGGCTACATCTATATTTACAGGCAGTGCTAAGCATGAATAACGACACCATCCTAAAACTTACGCGGTCACTTGTTAATCATATTGCCCCGAACAAACCGGACTACCTCCCGCTTTACCGCGTTTCATTCTTACCTCACATCACTACTCAGCAGGCAATTCTCACAGCCAAGAGGCTCGTCAAATATAGCGACACCCAGTTGCCAGACATTGTTAAGGAACTAGGCATTGAGTTTGATGCCGAAGCCTTGCTTGAGTTTAGCCGACAACCAGTAGCGGACACTCCAATTATCAGCGTCATGCGGTACGAGGATAGATATGGCCCACGCATAGCATTGCACATGCCGTATAATCAAGAGGCGCAAGAGGCGTTAAAGCACGCCTTGCCTTGGCCTCGCTGCACATTTGAGAGAGGCATGAAGGTTTGGTCTATTATGGATGACGAAGAAGTCATCCGAACAGCAGTAGAGATACTGCGTCATCACAATTTTGATTTTTCACCTTGGCTCTTAACGGAGGAGGGGTATGGGAGCCAAGGGTTTGCATCTCCAAGCCCCTCCTCCACTAAAGCCAAGGTCACCCGTAAGCAGGTAGATGCTACTGCTTCAATCAATAAGGATAATTTGATTCTCAATTGGCCGTTCATCCCTGACCCTGAACTTAGGGATGGCGTGCGTTTGAAGGTGAAGAGCATACCCGGGCGTAAGTTCAACATGGATGAGAAACATTGGACAATCCCTGTGTCACACGGGCACACCCTATTCAAAGAACTGGATGGTTATTATCAGCCATTGGCTGATGCTATCAAGGGAGTGCCTGAAGTAGAAGAGTATCTGGAAGGGGCACTCAAAAGAGTGGCTCTGTCTCAAGCAGCAGACCTTGATGATGAGGAGTTGAAAGCCTCCATCGCCGAACGCTTGAGTAAAGTATTCCCCGAAGGCAAGAGTCTCTACCCATTCCAATATGCTGGAGTGGCCTTCGCTGAACTGGCTGGTGGTCGGTGTCTTATCGGCGATGATATGGGTATTGGTAAAACCATACAGGCACTTGCCTACGCTGCTTTGCACCCAGAGCAATGGCCGGTGGCAGTAGTCTGTCCAGCGAATGTCAAGTTCAATTGGGCTAAGGAGATAGAAGCATGGTTACCCGACGCCACCTGCTCGGTGGTAAAGAATGGGAAGGATGCCATACAAGACACCGATTTCATCGTCATCAATTACGACCTCATGTACAAAAGGGCGGATGATTTACAAGTAGCAGGGGTGAATATGTGCATCATAGATGAGAGTCACTACTTGAAGAACAAGGACACCAAACGGAGTAGAGCCACTCTCCATCTAGCCAACACCTGTGAAGCCGTCCTTTGCTTAAGTGGGACAGCAATCACTAACAGACCTATGGAGTTCTACACTACGCTCAATTTACTACGCCCCTCTCAGTTCTCCAATGAATATCAATTCAAACAGCGTTATACTAACGCCTACCACAATGGGTACGGTTGGGATTACAGCGGCGCATCTAACACTCGTGAGTTGAATGAGCGCATTCGTGACTTCACCATTAGACGCTTGAAGGCGGAAGTCCTCAAAGAACTACCAACAAAGACTCGTTCGTTCGTACCTGTGCAGATGGAGAGTAGTGAGTTGAAAGAGTATATGCAATCAAGGCTTGATTGGATGTCTAGGTATGAGCGTTACCAAAGTGGTGGAGGGATGCCGCCGGGGTTCGTGCTTAACATGCTCACAGATTTGCGGCATGTGTGCGGACGCATGAAAGTGCGTTTCTGTACCCAATGGGTCATGGATTACCACGACTTAACAGGTAAGCCAATAGTGGTTTATGCTCATCACCGTGATGTATCACAGGCTATTGAAGAAAGCCTCCTTGAGGGGGGGCTCCGAGTAGAGACAATCACTGGTGAGACCCCCTCTCATAGAAGGGCAGAGAATGTGGAAGAGTTCCAAGACGGGGGGTTAGATGTATTGGTGTGCTCCACACTAGCAGCCAAAGAAGGCATTACTCTTACCGCCGCTGATACTGTGATATTCGTAGAGCGCGAGTGGGTGCCCGGATGGGAAGTGCAAGCAGAAGACCGTGTGCTCCGCATTGGGCAAGAAGCAGACAGTGTACATGCTGTTTATCTGTCGTGCGCAGGCACGATTGACGAACACTTTGACCGCATCATTGAAGAGAAGAGGGCGGTAGTGGAATCTGTGTTAGATGGTGGGGATGAAGTAGAGAGGGCTGGTATTGTATCAGCGTTACTCACTAAGATGCATGAGCATGAGGGCTTCCCTCTGATAGAAGAGGTTGAATAATGGTCGGGCAGCATAAGTGTAGAATCTGCAACAACACGATGACACCCCGCCCCAAATCAAATGTTTGCCACAAATGCAGAGTGACTGCCCCCGAATCCCATAGGTGTATGGGTATAACCAACAGGCGGAGTCGTTGTCGCAAGTTGGCGATAAATGGTGATTACTGTGAGCATCATAGCGAATGAGTGCTCACCTTCGCCAGTCTAGTTTTCCTTTAAGAACCATCAACAATATAGTAATTGACCAAGAGGTGGAATAAATGTACATAGATTTGAGAGCAACCATGAGTGAATGGCGTAACCGTGGGGTTGTGTCAGATAGAGATGAACGGAAACAAGAAGAGATGGCTGCGGCCATTGGCATGAAGCGCGGTTGGTGGGCGCAAGAGAAAGACCTTCTACCGTGCGATGCGGCGCTTATTGACCAACTGTACGATGTGGGTGCAGATGGTACAGCGCGCACCAAGGACTTGGTTAATCACCGAACTCGGCGCGCTGCTGGGTACAACTATCTTTATACTCACAAGACACTAAATGTGAGGAGCCAAATGTCATGCGGTTCAGACATGTTTTCGGGCTACAAGACTGAGTACTTCATGTTAGAGTTCAAAGGACATAACCCAAAGGCGCAATATCATTGGAGGAAAAAGTCCCATGAGCCACTAGGAAGCATAAGGCACAAAGAAATAGGTGTGGGGAATGATATCAAGAGGGGTAAAAAGTACTTCACTATACAAATGGAAAACATCCAAGAACAATATGGTGAGGAGGAACTGCCTCCAACATACGATAAGTGGGAAAATGAAGATGGAACTAATGTCAGCACTACTCATGGTCAGAAAATCCGGTGGCTACTTGAGCACTATACTGATGAGCAGTGGTGGCATTTGTTCGGTTATTTCGGTAGAAGCACTGGTCAATACAAAGGGGAGTGCGGTTGGGAAGAGAATCCTTGTTTGCACCACGATGGTCCAGTGAAAGAGACTGTGCCAGTGTATTGGGTGGATGATGATGAGAACCCTCTATACATAGAGACGGAATGGGCAAAATGGGATGCCAGTTGGGAGATTAGATATCCAAATGGTCATATGCGCTATCTCTATGACCTAGATGACCCTGACGAGTTCTTGGCTAATCACATTGAGGATGACTATGTAATCAAGGAACTAAGTAAGTCAGCCCAGCGTTGCCGAACAGAGAGTCGTGATTGGTTGCGCTCAACATGGTATGAGAGTGTGGAAGTGCCTGTCACAAATGAGGAAGGCGAGCCAGTCATGATTCAAAGGGCGGTGTTAGATGAGGATGGTAATGAGACTGGGGAGATGGAAGATACAGATGTACAAATGACCCGCTCCGTTCAAGAAGAGCGCGGCACCCGTGGTCATTATTGCTTGAAGTGGTGGGCTGGCATCATCCAGAAGCGTGAGCGTGATGCAGTTATAGCAGAATTGGCGCGCAGAGATGGTGAGGTGGAAAACGGTTGGTGCTTTATCCATGACGGGAATATGAGTGGTTACTGGCAGTCTGCCGAAGAGAACACCCCTATCGCCTTTCAAGTAGCATATGTAACAATAGACAAATGGGGTAACAGAAATACGAATGCATTACCTTTCATATTCAACGACCCGCAAAAGGCACTTAATTTCATAATAGACGCGTCACCACATTTGACTGCGTCCTATAAGTCGGCTGGCGGCATTCCGCTAGAGACTCTTTTCGTGACACAACGGAATGAAACATACAGAATACCATTCCCAGAAGGGTCGCCTAACAGATTCACTCCTCAAGAAGTAGCGACCATGTGTAAGGATAACACGCTACCTGAAGACTACTTGATATCACGCCAACCCTACACACATGATTACGACATAGAAGAGGTTATGCGAATCAAGGAGCATGTAGGAGCAGGTAACATCGGCCTGCCCAGTAAGAAAGGGGTGGGGGCATGAAGCAAGCGGCAGAACTCCCATGGACAGACGGGGCAGGTAAGGCTCTCTCCAAGTTAGCGGCAGTCATCCATAAGCAAGAGATGGCGCGCGCAGACAGGGAAGGTGATACCTTCTCTGACCCACAGTTGCTGGTACAAGACCTGCTTACTGGTACGACAATCCTACTCAATACTGAGCCCCACACAGGCGGTAAGACGGATGGTCACGGCTATCGGCGCTGCCCTGATGTGAGACAGCGCATCCCCCACAAAGTGCCAACTGGATTGCAGGTCGGTGTTTTGCTTGACATGCTTGTGAAGATGATAGTGCCCGCCGATGCACCACCAGAGCAGGTGGGGCCACTTGCTCAAGCAGCCTATGGTCGTATTGCTGATGCGATGATAGAGGCTCAAGAAAAGGCGATTAGTACCGACAAGGAACTGGCTAAGCACTGGAAAGAGCAGTATGCTAAGCACAAAGAAGCAGTTGAGTCTGTCGTGCAGGACATCAAGGACATGACATGGAGCACCCGTGCGGGTGACACTCTCGTCAAGGTTGAGGCCGTGCCGATGGAGATGGCGATACTGGATGCGAGTGTGTTGAAGGAACGAGAGGTGATAGCGTGAAAGAGTTCCCTTTATCGCTACTATTGTGCAAAGCGGGTAAGTGTGATGGTAAGAACGCTATTGCACCCGAACTCCCTTGCCCTCATTGCGCGGGGGTGATGGTGTGATGACCTCCCACGAGATTTTTGTTACCCCCCCTCCCCCCCTAGATTTGCGGGAACCCGCCAAAGGTGGTGCCCTTTAAGAACCATCAGCAATAAATAAGATAGAAAAAGGAAGTGAATGAATGACAGACAAAACAATAGTAATAGGAAAGATAGATGATGCAAGCGGCTCGCGCATCCTCATTCAATATGAGGCACAGAGCGGTACCCGACATGAATGGGTATCTAGGTCTAGCATTATCAAACAAACACCACTAAGCGATGGGAGAACAGCCTTCGTGTTAAGGTCAGTGGATGGCTTTAAGGGGGCTGCTGCTCCGATGATAAACGATGGCGCCGACATCGCAGTTGTGGATGCTTTGGAGAATGGTGAAGACATACCGGATGTCGCTTTTGATGACGCCCGTCCCTCATTTCAGGTAGAAGACGCTCCTACAATCATAGTTGAAGGGGATGACGGTAGAGATATCGTCACTGATGTATGGGGAGGGGCGCTGCTTAGCGGTGGTAGATTTGAGACAATCTGTGACTGGGATTTTGAGCCAGTCATGTTACCTGCTTATGTCCCTGTACAAGAAGAGAAGAGCGAGACTATGGCTCCTCGTATGCAGAGGGTGAATAAAGAGAATGGAGAGACGGCCGTTTATCTAGGATTTAACCCTAACTTTAGGAGTGCAAGGGAGCCAGCGGGGGCATTACTCGGCACCTATAGTGACCGTTACTATGCTTTATCGTACCCCAAAGTATTCCGCCCCATTCTACAGAAGGCAGCGGAGAACGGATGGCAAGCCAGTGTGCTTGCTTTCAAGAGAGGTAGGCAGGCTAGGTTAGACTGCGATGTAATGGGTGCTATCCACCATCGTGGGACTGGCTACGGGACTGGTTTGAGTAATGACTGGAGCACTGTGGCTGAGCCCGACAGCGGTTGGCTCGCCCCTGAGACAGTCGCTGGCTTACAAGAACAAGTCCATAAAATGTGGAGATATGGCTTTAGTATCCACAATTCATTGGATGGTAGAGGTTCGTTTAGAGTGCAGGCGGTAGCACGCCGATTGGCTTGCACCAATGCAGGTGTTATCGGTGGGCAACAGAACATCTTATCCTTGAAGCATAGTGAAGGCAACTTGGGTGACATAGATTGGGACGAGTTCGCTACTACCATAGATGATGTAATTGTAGGTGCTCAGCGTGGCCTTGGTCATGTAGAAGCACTCAAGAATGTTAGGCTAGAAGACCAAGCCTTCCAGCGACTACTCACATTGTCAGAGAGAGCAGGACTTATATCATGGCCTCGTCCTAACAAAGATGGGGAACTGATTGGTAATCACATGTGGGAACTGTTCGGACACGGATGGGCTAACCCAAGCGAACCGTGGGTTCGTGCTGGAGAAGACCAAGGTACTTTGTTCCATGCTTACCAAGTAATGACTGGTGCTATTACTCACAGGCCAGAATGGAAAAGCAAGAACCGCATCCTCAAGGGGAGCACCCTACAATTGAACACTGTTGATGACAGGCTACGCAAAGTTGATTCTTTATTCACTAAGTTGGGTACTACTACTATGAAGGGATACTCAAAGACCATCGGTCGCCCTATTGCACCAGAGGATTGGAGTGATTTCCGCTCCTTCGTTGCAGAAGAAGGTGTGGTAGGTCTCGGGGACAAGGTACCCACAGCAAGTGAAGTCCTTTCTGTATTAAACGAGGGTTGAGTATGGCAGACGATGATGATGACATTGAATACATAGGCGTGTATATACAAGGTCTGGATGTTACCCCAGATAGCGTCAGTGAAGACGGTTTTTGGACGGGCGAAGACGGCATGAGTTGCGATGTGAGAGAGATGACTTTCCCTGTACCTGAATATGTTAAAGGGGGTCCTTACGAAACCCAGACAGTTTTGGCGTTGTTGAAAGCAATTGATTGCTACAAACATTGCCCTAATTGTAAGAAGAAAATTGACCCGAGAGGCATCATTCTTATGTTAGAGGAGTTCCATCTTTACCTAGCCGCTAAGTGTTGTAACAATATGGTTTGGATTCTTAATGGCGGTAAGGGAGATTTTGAAGAGAGGATGGCTTGATGGGTAGGCGTAGAATCCCACGCAGAAAGGGGGCGCGCCCTAAGAAGAAGAGGACTAGAGCCCTAAACAAAAATACTCCAGCATGGATAATGAGAGAAACAGTGCGTCTTTTGAATGACTCTGTCGGAGATACGATATCTGATGAGGCTAAGAACGATGCTATATTTTTCATTAAACCAATCATGGATTATGGGCTTGATGACGACCCCTCAGCAATCTCAATAGCGGCCATGGCGTTTGCCGTAAGCGATGCCTACGCTAACAATATATTTCCTTCCGATTTGAAGGTAGAGGGTAGAGATATAATCATAACTTTTGATGAAGACCGCCTAAAAAACTTGAGTTATCGGGAATGGATTGAGAGTGAAGCCATAGATGCATTCCATTATGGATTCAGCCGGATGGACTTTGAGGAAAAAATGGGTATTTTGTATCATAAGCAAGCATATGAAGCCATGTGTAAAGGGGCATATGCGAAAATATTAGACAATATTGGCGAGGCTTACAAGCAAAATAAACTCCCAAAAAAACGCCACACTTTGTTCTACAACTTAGTTTTTCTCAATGGGCTTTTCTTCGGGGCGCCCAAGGAAAAATACTTATCACATTTGGAAGAAATGGTTGCGTTAGTCGGTTCCAAAGACGGCCCAAAAGCAGAATGGTACTCTGATAACCCCTTTGAGGCCGCGGTTAGCGACTGGCTAAAGGACACTACCTCGGATTGTCGTGACTGGATGCTCAAGAATCGCCTCTTTCATTGGGCAGAGAATACGATGATGCCAGAATCAAAACACTCTATATACACAAAGCACAGCAACGGTGATTTCATTGAGAGGTTACTATTAGAATCAGGGGGAGCCTTGGAAAAATATTACGATACGAGTAATTACGAGACATGGGCGCGCCATAGTGCTGAGTTGGACATGCGCAATAGAAGCGTCGGTTCGTACATTAAACAATTAAGAGAGTCCATGTCTTTCGTGATAGACCCCGATACTAGAGAATTAATCATTAACCAAGGTTTGCCCAGCCGCATCCATCCAGAGTTCATGAGGTTGCCTTACTCTTCTATGTACCTTGATGTCAGGCTCCCGCTGCCAAGCGGTACCTTACTTGAGGGACTCACTCTCCATGAAATAGATAATACACAATGGGAAAAATACAGGTTTAATGATAACACACAGAAAGCGGTTGTATTTGACATGAGCACATGTGAAACGCTTGAGATGGAATGGAGTGATATCCCCCACACTAACCGACCTATCATTGTCTGTAATGCTTCATCTGGAGAGTTTGATAACAAAAGGAGTTGGCTAATTGATTGGGTTGAAGCAAGCGTAACTGCTGATGGGACCCCCGAGCGCCATAGATATAGTAGGGAGTTAGGGGTATGCACTTGGGATGAAGAGCCCGAGTTCCCTACCCGTCCCCGTAAATCTGGGGACACCAAGGACGACCGCTACATAGTAGATTTCATTATTGGTTTGCTCTTATTCATCCAACTCCCCGATGTAGAATGGGTAGATGCTGGGCAAAAGGGCAGTGCCAAAGCAATCAAGAAAAGAGAGGCTAGGAGAAAAAGACAAGGATTACCCCCGTTGCCCGAGCGTAAGACCATCCGTCTCTCCGGTGAAGTCAAAAGGTATGTAAATAGGATTGCCTCAGCAGAGGGCAGTGGGACACGATACCACCAAGTGAGAGGCCATTTCAGGACGCTGCGCTCGGAACGATACAAAGAGATGAGAGGCAGGGTAATTTGGGTGAAAGAACATCACAAAGGGTGGGGGTCTAATACTACACAGACATATGAGGTGAAGAAATGAATACAGAAAATTGGGAGCCGACTAGTGAAGACATAGAATGGACATTAGGTCATTTAACAGGAATTAGGATAGGTGGAGTTTGGGCTCCGGGCGGGACAGGGTTAGAATACGAGCGCACAGGTGATGAGGAACTCACCTTACGGCGCATCACTCAGCACCCTGAATCTGGAGAGATGCACCGGAGAGTTTTGGCGACATTAGAAAGCACTGACTGGATAGTAGAAGAGAGCCAAGCAGAGATGGTAGTCCCGTCACTCAATCCACAAGAAGCGCAGTTCCAAGAATTGCTCAGGCAGCAAGAGATTGCCGCTCAATGGGATTGCCCTAATGTAGAGTGTGACCACAAGTTAGTGGATATGCCATTAGAAGATGGGATGTGGGAAACACAAGGGATGCAAGCAGCCCTTGATGATGAGGGTAAAGGCGTTGAAATTGAAAGATGGGTAGTGTCATTAGAATGCGATGAATGTTCTACTCAATTCCAGATAGACCCCCAAGACTATGGTTTGCTAGGAGGGGACGACTTATTTTTCCAATGGAGGACTCCTACAGGGACATTTACAGTGCTCACACGGGAGCAAGTAGTTGATTTGGTAGATGGAGGGGTAGCCGCTGAGATGTGCGCACCTCTAGGTTCTACGCATGAAGGAGAGCCTGTCCCCCCACATATACGCGGCACTTATTGCCTGTTCGCTAAGCCACCCTCCGACAGCGGGGGTGAGGAGGAGTGAGGTATGAAATTAGAAACTCTCGCTTTATTAGTTGCAGATTTGTGGTGTAATGAAAAGCCTAACTTTTGGCAAAAGTCTGCTGTTATTACCGCAATGCTTGAGGCGGGTGATGATGAAGATTTTATCACCGCTTGCGAGTTACTATACAACGGCCCCTATACCAGTGCCAAGAACCTCCGCCTTAAACTAGCAGACGAAGCCAATGTATATTCTCATACCCCGCTTAACAGTTTGAAGGGAGAGACATTCCCTCAAGCGCTCGCTTCTGAATCGCGGGACTACGAGTCAGAAGGACTGACAGTAAAGCAAGCCTTAGCCATACTAAAAGAGATTGAGAGGTACGACATTCTTGGTCTCACTCAACAAATGAATGAGTTGGAAGCCCTCTTATTTTGGACTGCTGCCCTTTCAAAGAGTCCCTCCAATTTCACAAGAGGGTCATTCATCTATGCTTTAGCGTGCGTGAGAACTCCCGAATGGGACTTTTCACCTGATGATACATTGCTTGCCTACTCCACTACACCATTTCTTGAGGTCGTCAATCGCCTACTCCATTCTCCCGAGACTATCCCGTCACTCAAACCTAGAGCGGAAAGCCCAGTTAGAGGGGCTAACTATCATCCGTGGGGAAAAAGCACCACCCCTGAAGGATGCTTCCTTGACATAGTGAGAGGCCCACGGAGATTTTTACACATACATGACGGTAAAGCAGCCCTCCGTAACCGTAACGGAGAGAGGTGTGTCAGCCTGCATTCCATGTGGAGTGGGCACCGGCCACGCGGTAATTGGATAGTTGAAGTGGAGTCTATCAACGACAGGCTGTGGGCAGTGACCGACTGCCTGTTCCACAATGGCTCTACTATACATCTGTCTTACGAAGAAAGGCTGGCTAAACTAGAGCCGTGGTCTCATCACGAAAAACGGCTGAAAGTAGTGCAGCCTCTCCTCTTAACTGGGCATGAAGCAGCCGTAGATATCATGGAGATGTTAGGAGATGGCGACATGGCTCGTATAGTAGAGCCGGGGCCATATAAACCGGGGGATAAGGGCGGTTGGATTCTCATACATCATGCATTCCAATTCCGGCTACTAGTGACTCACGCCAAGAAAGACCAAGACGGCTTTGTGTGTTTGAGGTTAGCAGCCCTTGACGGGTTTGATGCTTATCATATACACACGCTCACTCTTGACGCAGAGCAGAGCGCTAACATCATCTACACTTTCAACCGCAGGGGCTTCACCCCTGAAGAAGACTGGGAAGACATAGAAGGTCTGGGTATAATCATGGAGGGGTCATGTACAGACATAGACAAAGAGACCCATGAGTTCCTCAATTACGAACCGTCAGGGATAAACGGGGAGTTAGGGAGGGGAGACGCCAGTCAATTCACTGACATTGTAGAGGTGGCTAAATGACATCATCGCACAGGGGAGATAAATTGGCGCTAGGTATGCTCATTCTATCTTCTTCCTTCACGGTTGAATTGAGAGAGCGCAGCAATAAATGCGGGTACATACTTGTAGCGACAGGCTTAGTGGGCGCTAATAGAACCGAGCCCACTAAGCAATTGATACATGAGTACCTAATCAGACAGGGGATAAAGAGTGACAAGAAGGGGAGAGTAAAAGAGGCGGAGAGCCTACTCAAACTCGTAGAACTCCTAGAGCCATGGAAGGACTTTGTCAGGCAGCCGTACCCCTATGAAGCAGTGCGTCACTTATGCTTACACCCCCCTTCGTATGATGATGTTGATGCCTTCCGTGAGTATGTAGCGCATGTTGATTCAATCCTTTAAGAACCATCAGCAATAAAAAAGACGGTGAAAAGATGCCACAGAAAAATACCCCTACCCCCCTCCCCCCCTACCTAAGCCAAAACCCCCTAAAGGTGAGAGCATGAGTACGCATTGGGCTAAGAAGTGTAGATACTGTGATACCCATGTCCATTGGTCTCATGATAGAACTAGGAAGTGTGACAAATGCAGAGAGGTGACAGCATGAATTGGACAGAGAAGTATCGCCCCAGCACTATGGTAGAGATGGCTGGCCTTGCTGACCTCAAGCGTGACGCTTATGGGTGGAAGGATAACGGCTACCCGCCTGCCCTCCTGTTCTCAGGACCACCGGGCACAGGCAAGACTACAGCCGCCCGAGCCATAGCCATGGAGATGCACGATGGAGAACTTGGTGGTAACTACATCGTCACCAACGCCTCTGATGATAGGGGTATTACATTCGTGCGTGAAGAACTCAAGCAGATGGCTAGGGTTCGCTCACCTACTGGTGACCGCAAGGTCATCCTATTAGATGAGGCAGACGGCCTCACACCAGCAGCACAGGATGCGCTGCGCCAAGTCATAGAGACTACAGGTAAGAGCACCCTGTTTATACTCACGGCCAACAGGCCAGACAAACTCAAGCCTGCTATCAAATCACGATGCAGGCATTACAAGTTTTCCCCAGTCACCCCTGAAGAAGGAGCGCTTTTCCTTAATCACATTACTTGTGACTATGTGCCCGGCGGTGTCCCACGAGAGCAACTTGAGTCCTTGGTCGCAGTGTGTAACGGTGACCTGCGCCAAGCCATTTCCATTCTTGAGAGCCTACCTAACTATGATGAAGAGACCATCATAGGTGCAGTGCGTGGGCAGGGCAGCGAACTAGATGATGCTGCCTTAGCGCTCATGGCTGGCGACTTATCCCTTGTATCTGTGCGCATCAACGGCGCGCTAGAGAGAGGGGATGACAGATTCACAATCTTAAAGGGCCTTCGCAGACGCATCCGTGACCTGCTTGAAGACGAGGAGTACTTCGCCTTCATGTTGGTATGGGGAGAGTTCATGCGAATGTCAATGGAATGGCCTGCTGATGACCGTTCCTTCTACGAGTATTTCGTAGCCCGGTTGGCTGCGGAATCTGGTAGTTCCTTTAAGAACCATCAGCAATAAAAAGAATAGAACCAAGAGGTGGTAAAATGAGCAATGAAAGCACAGACGAATGGCCGGATGAGGTCAGAAAGAGATTGGAGGCATATGCAGAACGCACCGGAGCCTCGCTGGGAGATGTCACGGGAGACTTCGTGGTATATCTGCGCAGCGATTTCGGTATAGAAGACTGGAGGGACGAGGATGAAGACCTCATCATTGACCTATCCGAGGGCTTCTTTATGGAGACCCGCCGAAAGAAAGGCGGTGGCGGTAGCACTGTTGAATATGTAGGGCACTTTACAGGCGTAGCCGGTAAGTGGAGTGACCGTAGAGAGAATATGAGAACCAAGTTATGTAAAGCGTACCAGAATAACCCGGACGCCGCTATTGATAGCGGAGGGGTAGGTGTGTTTAGTAGCAAGGAAGGTAAGTGGTACATACAGACCAAGAACGGTCTTGTAGATACAGGAGAAGAAGTAGTTGAAGGGCAAATGCCTAGGGACTCCTTTAGATGTGGAGAGACATTACTAGGTATGCTAGTGAAGAACACAGAGTCTGCTAACTACGGTAAGCCATTCCCGTGCTATGATTCAACTCGGTACATGTACTTCCTCGGCAACGAGAAAGGCGCATTTGAAGATGAGATACGCATGCTTCGTGTCTCTGCTAAACCTGATGATGAAGTTCTTATCGGCGTACCTTGTAAGTTCCAAGGTAAGCCAATGAGAGAAGACGCATCTGATGGGTGGGATGATGTGATAGAAGTTTGGGATGACTGGACTGGTAATATTACTTACACGGATGAGTTCGTGGAGCCAGACCTGCGCCATGACCTAAGAGCAGAACGCTTCTGGACAAGCGAAGATTTCCATGAGTACTATGTGGAACTGGATGAATTGGTTGAGGCTTATGAAAGTAAGAAGCAAGCGATGTCTAACGGCGATGGTCACTTTGGCCCAGTCGTGCTCACTAAGGGATTCGTTGCTCGTATGAGCACAGAAGGGCAGGCTAGTGACTATGACCAAACTGGTCGCAATTTCAGTATGGACATATCTAGCATGGCTCTCCAACAAGCCTACGGTGATGAGCGTGCGGAAGTACGCCTTTGGATTTCTGGTGCATGTAATGACTTGACTCATCCGTTTGAGTTTAGAGATGAGGCTGGCTGGGTGGAATACGCTGAGCGTAGCACAGTATTGGTTTGTGGCCGCATTGGGCTACGAGCAGTAGGTGACCACTATGTACCTAAGTTGAATGTCATGGGAGTTTATGCAATCCCTAACAGGAGCAGGCGCAGACAGAGCGGAGGTGACACTGGCCTAGGCCAGTTTGATTGAGGTGATATGAATGAGCAAAGACGATATATCAAGAGAGGAGTTCCTAGAGGAACTCGCTAAAAAAATTGTATCCATAGAAGGAGCGGTGCTAGTCAAAGGCTACATCCGTAAGGATGGTACTGAGGTGAAGCCGCACATAAGAACGGTGAAGAGGGATAAACAATGAGTGGATTCGGAAAGACAATTTACAGGAAAACGGAAGAGAAGGAAGCAGCGGCGCAGGTCGCTGCGGAGAAAGAGCAGGTAACCAAGGCTATCCCGCAGAAGAAGGTAGGATTATCCGCCCTAGAAGAAGAACTCAATATGCTAGCAGACCATGCTCCCAAGAGCCACCTGTTCTGTGGAGTGGTAGGGCATGAGAACACATCCAAGACTGGTACGGTTATGGATGGATTCATGCACAGCAAGGCAGATGGTGACATGATGTGGGTGCTTGACTTTGATGGAGGAGCAGCCGCTTGTCGGTCAGCCCATTGGGGTAATGACCCCGGCATCAGGTGCTGGGACCCATGGGTCATGCAACATGATGACCGTACAGCATACGACTATCCCGGCACGCACCAGCGTGTAATGGACATCGGTCAGTTAGCGGTTCAGCAATCAGTTAAACAAATGCAACCCGATTACGAAGGGCCACGACTGCATTATTTCATGGTCACTAGTGTAGATTCTTGGGATACTGTCTGTAAAAACAACATGAAGATTACAGATATGGGTATCGCTAAGGACGGCATTGAAGCAAGCGACCCAACCAAGACGGTGGGTAACCAATGGAACTGGAGTATCCGCACCACCCGCTTCCATCAACTCACGGCTCTCTGCCGTAGGATGGTGGCTAATGGGGTGGCTGTATTCTGGGAGACACACATCAAGCCGGAAGTATTCCGTGACCAAGAGACAGGAGGGTGGAAGCCCGACTGGGAGAAGCACACCAACAATTACCTCAACCAGATTCTTTGGTGCCGCCGCAAGAGAGTGCGGGAAGCAGACGGCTCACTTACAGGTGAGACTCAATACAGTGTAGAGTTCCATAAGTGCAAAACCAACCCTACCCTACAAGGGCAAGAGCGAATAGTATTCACTACCATGAGAGGGAAGGAGCCCATTTGGAATGGGCTACCGGAGTTGAGGCAGGGACTCTTATAATATTCAAGACGGTTTGTCAGATAATAATGGGAAAATCATGTTTTGCGATTCTGGAATAGTAGTTTGTACTTATTTCTCTATGAACCCATTCCCGTCATGAATATATGTGAGGTGATACCATAACTAAAGTAACAGTGAACCGCAAGAACCTCTTGACACTATTGTCATCTTTCGGTACATCCGTGGGCGACATACGATTAAGAGCCAAGAGCGTAGAGGAAGGTGGCTTACTGATAGGTTCTGTGGGTTACTATACCCACTACCTCCGCCTCACTACTACTTGCGACATAGAGTCAGCAGGGTCATTCGCTATCAGCGATATCAATGCAGTCCGCTCTTTCTTGAAGACGGGTAAAGAAGACACAATGACCCTCCATCAAGAGGGGGAGGGGAAGATGCTCTACCTCACTTGCGGTAATGCCAAGATACACCTGCCCGGTAAAGGGAGCATTGATTCCCATACTCATGTGGCAGCCATTGAGAAATTGCTAGCGGCTGCTTCTACAGACAACTGGGTCAAATGGGGTGAGCGCGATTTGTCATGTTCAGCCTCTCTCAATTCTGCTTCCACTCAAGAGGTCATCTCTATCCATACTGTCCTAGGGGAGAACCCCCTGTACAGTGTAGATTTCTACCCGAGCCAATCCGAGGCTATCGTGAAAGCAGGTAAGAAGAGCAAGGGACGCATGTTTGTGACTGTCCCATTAGGGAATGTCAAAGGTCCTGAACACAAAGTGACTTCTGTGTTCGGCGCAAACTTCCCAATCAACCTGCGGGCTTTACCTGCTGGTGAACTCACGCTATACATGGGGGAGGACGCCCCCATCATTCTCCTCCATGAGGGAACAGGTGCTTGCCTCGTGGTCTTTGATTGTGACTATGAGGAGGGCTGGGAGTGATAATTGACCAGTACTATCCAGACTATGACGGGAGGGCATGGCTTTACACGCGCTGGCGCGACGATGAAGGTAACCTCATTGAACAGAATATCTCACCCGAAGAGTTTGAACCCTACTTCTGGATACCAGCAGACACACGACGACCTCTCATAGACAAGGTTCTATCTCGCTTCCCCGGCTCAAGGGTGGAGTGGGGTGAGACTTCTGTATCTGTACCTGACCCCCAATACGGTCACACTAAACTGGTCAAGATTGTAGCACACAAGCCATCCGAAATCAAAGGGATGCGCGATGAGTTCTCTCGTACCTACGAAGCAGACATGCGTTACGCAGACCGCTATCTCATTGACACATTCCCAGAGTTCCCTGAATGGACTCCTCGGGTATGGCACTTTGATATTGAGGCTGTCTATGTAGGTACCAAAGAGGAACTCTGTACAGTCATCTGTGTGAATGACTCCGTACTTGGATACCCTGTGGTGTTTGCGTGGAACAGAGAACAAGAAGACCTCAAAGAAAGGGGTCACCCTAGTGCGGAGACCCTCAACATTGACAGGGTAGGCGGCTATGAAATGCGCTTGTTTGGCAGCGAAGGTGCTGTACTTGAAGCGTTCATACAGTTCATGGATGAATGCGACCCTGATGTCCTAGTAGCGCACGGCGCTAATTACTTTGATGTGCCCCACCTAGTTAGAAGACTCGGTGAGGATTTCCGCCGACTCAGCCCTATCGGTATGGTGCGCAGACCGCCTAAGACCAAGGGCTACTATGACGATACAGACCAGCCCATCCTTGGGCGCATCGTGTTTGATAGCGCTGCCCGTGGTAACAGGGGTAGTGGGTTTGAGAGGGTATGGATGGACAGCGGGAGGGGACAACTCCCCAACCGTAAGTTGAATACCATCGCCCAAGAACTAGGCATTGGCGCTAAGCACGATGTCAATGCTGCTGACTGGACAATATGGGAAGGCGGCAATCCTGATGTATCCTTCTGGGACTATGTTGATTACTGTGTGCAAGACACAATACTCCTTCGCGATATTGACAAGCGGCTACACGCCCTTGATTTCTTCCTCGCTCTCCAACGATTGTGTGGTGTGTGTTTTGAATCCACCCACAATGTAACCAAGTTCTTCCGTGGCCTAATCGGTAGGCGCACGGAGTGGAAAGCGCGAACCCGCAGAAAGGATAGTTGGAGTGTCAAGGGAGCATACATCCCGCCACCTGACCCCGGTCGTTACGAGGGGGTAGGGGTAGTGGATTACAAGGGTCTATACCCATCTATAATTCTCGGTAACAACCTCTCTTACGAAACATTCTATCCCGGTGAGCCTACCTCTAAGGAACTAGAAGAAGGCTCCATCCTAGTGCTCCCCAATGGGACAGCGTGGAACCAGCGCGAGAAGGGTCTGCTACCTCAAATCGTGGAAGAACTGTTCGCCCTAAGAGACCAACTCAAAGCCAACATGAAAGCAGCCAAGACCGAAGAGGAAAGGACTGGGTGGGATATTTTTCAGAAGGCAGTCAAGCGTGTAATGGCCAGCCTCTACGGTATGACTGCGCACGCTGGATACGGATGGGCAGCCCAAGAGATAGCCAGTAGCATCACTGCTGTTGGCCGTGAGAGTATCCATTTCTTACTCAAAGAAGCAGAGGAGCAGGGCTATCGCGCTCTCTATGGGCATACTGACAGTAGTATGATACAAGTTCCCTTAGACGAAGCGCCTGCTCTCGCTGCGCATCTCACAGAAAAGGTGCAATCTGAATTGAACTCAAGAGAGTTGGTAGTAGAACTAGAGGCGTACTTCCCTTACTGGACGGTGGCTAAGAAGAACCGTTACTTCGGTATCAAGTCATGGCCGCCCGAGGAGGCTGGGCAGATGAAGGTAGCCGGTTATGAATACAAAGCGAGCCACGCTGCCCCTGTATCCAAGGAGGTGCAGAGCCTCATCTTTACTCTCATCAGTGAGGGCAAAGAGGAGAGCGAGATAGTGGAAGCGGTGCGTCCTCTAGCAGCCTCTCTACTCAAAGGGTCGGTCGGTGTAGATACAGTATCCTCATGGACGAGGCTGGGTAAGAACCCGAAGGACTACAACCCATCCCACATGCCTAATGGTGCCAAGGCCGCCTTTTACTACAACCAAAATATCAGTAAGGGTGACAAGTTCAAGCAAGGGGATAGCGTTCCGTGGGTATATATTTCAGATGTCCCAGAAGGTAAGCCCCCATCTAAAGTAGTAGCCTATATGGATGAAAGTGACTTGGAGGGATACACCCTTGATTGGACTACGATGGTGGATAAATTGATTCTCTCTAAAATCACAGTAATGGAAGAGGCCATGGGCTGGGACTCTAAACGGGCAGTAGGAAAGCCTGCTCCTAAGAGGTACTGGTGATTAGAAATCCCTTTAAGAACCATTAACAATAAAAAGAACGGTGATAAAATGACAGAAAATCCCAACGACAAAGTGTGGCACAGCCGCTCAAACCCAGATGTTGTGCAAGACTCAACACAATGGGGAGGCTCTCTCAACACTTCTATCAACGCTAAGCGTAAGACAGTGTGTGAGATATGGGAGCGAGAGATGTGCTTAGAATTGAGAATTGAAGAAGAGCCTGAGTCCCTCATGACAGAAGACCCTAGCATTTTACGGTGTCCTCGCTGCGCATTTGAGATACAGGTTGCGCCTACTGAGGAGGTAGATGAAGGATGATTAACAACAGCATACAACTGATAGAAGCCTATCGTCATGGGGGTTTATGGGTATTTGATGATGATGAGCACGACCTTGTTAAGGAGCCGTTCGTCCCTACAGCGTCAGCGATAATCAACGGAGCCTTGAGAGATAAGCATGGGCACTCTAATTGGGAGAAGGCACGACTCTTGTTCAGTCACACCCCTTTCCCTGATGCCCATGTAGCGAAGTCAATAGCAATGGATGACGGGGGCTCTTGGTACAGCGCCAGCATTGGAGAAGTAAAGATGGTGGGGTGGTTATGCCCAGCCACATTGTTCTACTTTTCTGATTACCCCGAGACTATCTATTTCACAGCGGAGGGCTTGGAATGAAGTGGCCGTGGCAAAAACAATGCGAGCACCACCTGTGCGAATGTGGTGGTATCAAGACCCGCCAAACTACCCTTCTGGAGTTCTTCCCCGATTTACTCCATCATAGAGGGCAGAGGCTCCTCAAGGTGACTCCACCTAAGCCAGTGCGTAGCACGACTGGGTTACAGAATTGGAGGTATGATGAATGAGTAAAGTAGAAGATGAAGTATGCGAAAAGATACAGGAGAGGGCAAAGGTAGGATTGGGTAAATACGGTGTCACAATGGAGCGCGGCGACCTTAGCCACGATGAGTGGTTGGAGCATTTACAACATGAGTTGATGGACGCTATTGTGTATGTCCAGCGGCTGCGCACACGAGAGCAGACGCTTGAGGCGAAGTTGCGTGAGGCTGTGGATTTCTGGGAAGAGAGATACGAGATAGAAGAACACTCCGATATGTCCTTTGTCATTCAAGAACTTGAAGCCCTACTTGATGAGGTGGGCGAATGAGCAGTATATCCACTTACAACTGGTCACCTGACCAAGAGGATGGGAAAATACTGCGCATTACTAAGTCCGCTCTCGGCACCTTTGACTGGTGCCCCAAGCAATATGAGTTTGAGAAAATGCAAGGGCTTACCTCTGACACACAGGACTACCACATTCGTGGAGTGAATCTCCACAATGCACTGGAAGAGTTCTACAACCGCTTCCCTGACCACATGGATGGTATCCTTGAGGCAGTGGATGCGGGCTTAAAACACAAGGCTCTCGCATTGACCGTCAAGGCTTTCCCTCCACCCGAAGAACTGGAGCGTCACGAAGAAGACACAGCAGCAGGCACCGACCTTTACATGCACGGTGAAGAAGAGGGCATCCGCCAACTGGCAGAGTGGGAACTTGAACGCCTCATAGTTACCCGTGGTGAAGACTTCCTCCCTGTGGGGAACGAACAATGGGTAGATGTTGTCACAGAAATAGAGGTGGATGGCGTGATAGTGCCCATTGAAATTAGGGGTTACATAGACCGTATCTTCAAAGACGAAGCGGGGGGACTTGCCCTCATGGAATTGAAGAGCGGTAAGTGGAAAGGTAACAAGACTTCACCCATGCGAATTGAACTCTCTGTCTACAAGTTCTTGTTGGACGAGAAGAGGAAAACCCCCGAAGGTAAAGCGTGGCTAGCCGAGCGTGGGTTAGATGCGCCCGTCACACATTTCGGTTGGAGATATCCTATGGGTGGCATCAATGGTGGGGATGGCCCCCATTGGAATTATGAGGAATGTAAGAAAACAAGCATGAATGCCATGATGAAGAGGCTTGAGAACTTGGTGCGAGCGCACCTCAAAAAGGATTTCAAGATGATAGCAGATGCTTTCAGGTGTTCCTTCTGTGACCAAATGGCTTATTGTCCGGCGTGGACCAGCGGCGGCGAGGTGATAGAGTGAGTAAGGTTGAGTCTTTGCGCGTAGTCGCCCAAGCCTTGCTACAGGAATTGTTAGATTACGGTACTATTAGTCTCAAGTTCAATCCTATGGGACAAAAGGGTACATGGGAGGCTTTTACCTCACGCCAAACTACTCTTGACGAGTTCTTCCCTGAGTCGTTACCCGGCTCAATGTCCAAGATGGAGACAGGAGAACCTGAAATTACCATCTATCTCAATTCTATTCTTATAGAGAGTCCAGAGGAAATGATGGATGCCATGGGTGAAATATGTATGTATATCCATGAAATGAATAAGCAGGAGATAGGTAAATGGGACTCCTGACTTTGGATTTCCCTAGAGAAGTCCTAGATATTCAAGCCTCTGGAGCCAAAGGATACAGGCGGCTTGTCTCAAACACTGGCGAGTTAGAGAGATATTGGAGAGGTAAGAACGGGCTGGCCAATGTCTATATGACTGTCTATGGCTATCGTTCTACCCGTCCCCCCAAGCACCACAGATGTGATTACAACACACCGGTTATTCGTCACTTCGTCATGGACTTTGACTGCAAGGATTTCCGCTCTCGCAAAGAAGTAGGCATGGGAATCCCCTTACAGCAAGTGCGCTCTCTACACCAATACCTGCTTGACAATGACATTAAGCATGGTGTCTGGTTTAGTGGTGGAGGATTCCATGTATGGGTAACGCTTGACAAAGCGCACATGCCGACTAGCGGGAGAGAAGTCTCGCGTGTGAAAGAAGCAGGCCGTAGGTTGCTGTCGGGATGGGAAAATGAATTGGGTCTAACTTGTTCAGACCCAGCCGTACCTTTTGATACAGCAGGGATGATACGCATTCCTAATTCTTACAATGACAAGAAAGGGCTTTGGTGCATACCCCTCAAAACACATGAATTGATGGGTCTTGGGGAAGAGGATATCATGGAACTCGCTCTTCGCCCAAGAAAAGGATACTTCAACTACGGCGAGAAAGGGGCAACTCTCAATGTCAAAGAACAAGCGCCAACCCCCTTCAAAATGAACTCCCCTAAAATGAACATAGCCACAGCCAAGATGGATGGCGTGAAAATATTACCATGCCTTAACGCAGTAGCGTGCCAAGAGGGGAACCCTGACCATTATCCAAGGGTGTATCTAGCGCAGTTCTTACTCCACCGTTTGCGTATGTTTTTCCCCCGTTCAGCGCAAACAGAATCAGAGCGAGAGAAGGCTGTCGGGGAGGTAATAGACTACATGAGTACCCTTGGGTGGGCGGACTGGGATGAGAACACTACTCGCAAACATGTGAGACACATAGCCGAGACTTACGATGACCATCCTACTTGTGCTACTTTGTTCGGTAAAGGGTATTGCTTGGGAAAGTGTCAATTCCATGACGGCACTGGGGTGATTCATGCGGAGGCTTTGGGCGGTGGTGATATGGGCGATGACACTAGCCTTAGCCCTGCTCCATCTGGGAATCCTAGCGTTGCTACTAGTGCTATTATTACCTCTTCACATTCTCTCCCGATGGTGGAAGGGGGAGAACCTCAATGAAATCCTTACCAGCGTTGGTGATTGACACCAATGAAAGGGGTCCCCTATGTAATGCGATTGAGCGAGGGGCTGACCGTAATGGCATATCAGTCGTTAGAAGAAATCTCCCTGTAGGGGATTATCTGTTGGGAGATAAGATATGTGTTGAGGCGAAAAGCATCGGAGACCTATTCCAGTCTAGTCATAGTGGCCATTTATGGAGGCAACTGGATAACATGGACGCTAACTACGAAAGGTTCTTCCTTGTTGTACATGGTACAGTGGCCAAGCATCTTACACAGATGAAACACAACGGGTACAAATCTACCTACTCTAAAATACAGAATGAACTTACTGGCACACTGGCGCGCATTATGGCTGATTTTGATTGCCAAGTATTCTACACTCCTACCCATGGCGAGGCTGCCCAATTCATTGTCAAACTCCATAGTAAATCCCACAAGGGTGCCCGTAGGCATGGAGCCCGCGCTCTCAGGAGAGTATCCACGAATGATGTGAGGGCAGATATGCTCCTCACTATACCCGGATTCGGGCCTGACTTAGTAGAGAAGTTGCTAGACAAATGTGGGAGCATTGAAGAGATGATTCACCAACAGTCTCTCAAAGAAGTGAGAGGACTAGGCTCTACTCTACGCGAACGGTTACTGAGCGTGTTGACCAGTGAAGAACCAGTGCATATAGAGAGGCGTAGCAAACAGTCCCGTGGGACATGATTATGTACTGCCCCCCTGTGGAGGCAACATCCTTTAAGAACCATCAGCAATAAATAAGATAGAGACGGTGAAGAATATGGTCAAGCATTATACACAATATGAGGCGGTCAAGCGATACCCGGTTGTCCGTGGTTATCTTGACCACTTTAGGCGAGTATCCAAGAACAATGACATACCGGGTTTGCTCTCTTTCTTCTTTGTGCAGGGGCAACTCGCTGCACCCTATGTGCGCATACCTATGGATAACATACACCTTGACCCCCGCATCCATGTGTTTTGGATACAAGGTTCGCGGTCAGGTAAATCCATTTCATGGGGTGTCATCAATAAATTGATGAAAGAACTAGACTTAGACACAGATGTCTATACAGAAGGGACGGATGCAGGTCTCATAGGTTCATGGGAGCGGGTGGAGAATGAGGATGGGGGCTACGATAATGTACTGCGCCCCGGCCTGCTAGGCGGGCAAAAGGCTCTCAATTTTGACGAAGGGAGCCTACTCCTTAAGCCCGGTAAGTTTAGCCAAAACACAGTACTCTACTTACAGACAGCGTGTAACGCAATAGGTAGTGAAGAGAACATTATGCGCAAGCACAATGTTGGCGAACCGATTGAAATTGAGTCAATGGTATCACTTTGGATAACTACTTATCCGCCTGATGGGGTGAAAGAATATGTTTTACACAAAGGTATCTTCCAAAGAGTACTCCTATTCTGGAGGACTTGGGGCATGGATTTGCGTCAAAATCTAAGCGAAGAAAGAGCAATCTTACCGTGGGGTGATGTGGGGCAAGTCACAATGGATTATGACAAAATAGCCCAGCATTTCAAGGACTTGCGCACGGCTCTTATTGCTCGCATCCTCTCTCTTTCGGATATATCTATGACTGAGTGGGAAGCAATGGGTAGAACAGAACAAGAGGACATAGTGCAAAGTTGTGCTCGGACTCTTTTCTCTAAGGATGAAACTTTTGACGCGGCCATGCTCTCTGCTGTAGATGATTACTATACACTAGTGAGAGGCATGGACCCCAAACTAGCAGAAGTGGTGGCCTCCTTTATACCCGGCATACTCAACTACACAATCATACTAGCCACGCATCTAGCGATGGTTGAAAAATCATGGACTGTTACTGGTGACCATGTCGTAATGGCAGAAGAGATACTCTTTGACTTATTCCAAAACCTCATACTCTGGTTAGAAGAAGAGGTAGAGGTAGGAGCCAAGGCTAGTGAGCGCCGTGCTAAAGAGGCTGCTTGGAAAGAAGCATTCAAGAAGGTTGAAAAGTTTGACCTTGGTGATAGAAGAGGTACAGGTTGGGCACGCAAAAGTCAAGTACTGGAATTGTACGGCAGAGCGAGGAACTTGTCCAGCAACTCCTGCTTTACACACTTTAAGCGTGCTGAACATCTGTTCCAAACAAGCAGGGAAGGACCATCCATATATTGTAGATTAAGGGAGGAGTACGAAAAATGAGCGACATACTTGCATTAGATTTAGAGACTGCTAATTACTCACATGAAGTGGGTGGATGGAATAAAACCGCTATGTTTGAACCGACAGTGGTCGCTACTTGGGATGGGGAGCAAGGCACCATCTATTGTAACAAAGCCCTTGATGCTAACGCTTTACCTGATGGGACCATAGTGAAAGAACTCCACCCCAAGGTATTAGGGAATGATTTGATTGCTCACATAGAAAAAGGGGGGCGCATAGTAGGTCACAATATTGTTAATTTTGACCTCCCTGTATTGCGTGATGGACTGGATTGCTGGTCAGCAGGGGATTTATTGGGGAAAATGGATTCCCTCATAGACACTGCCATACTCTGCCGCAAAGCAGGTATCCCCCATTATGATTTGAACACACTCTCCCGCCATACATTGGCGGATTCTAAAAGTGGCTCTAGTCACGATGCCCCGCTTATGTGGAAGCAGGGGAGATATAACGAGGTGGCATCATACTGCCTCAAAGACACGCAGTTGTCGCACCGATTATGGACTCATGGGTGCGAGCACGGCATCATTAAATCACGCTCCAAAGATACTGGTGAAGTAGTGGAGATAGAGGTGAGTTGGATATGACAACAGAAGAACAACAGAGAGTAGTAGTGGTGCGAGATGAAGCACCTCAGAACGGTAGAGAGGCACAGATGCATAACATCCGTGCGGCAAAGGCGGTGGCCGATACAGTGCGTAGCACGCTCGGTCCTGCGGGAATGGACAAGATGATGGTGGATGGCCACGGTGATGTAATAGTCACTAATGACGGAGCCACAATCCTCCATGAATTAGATGTAGCCCATCCCGGAGCGAAGATGGTCATAGAGATGGCCAAGACACAAGAGAGTGTGTGCTATGATGGTACCACTTCCACCGTAGTATTGGGCGGGCAACTGCTCGCTAATAGCGAGCAACTATTCCAAAAAGGATTGCACCCCAATGTGGTATGTCGCGGATTCCATCAAGCGGCCAAGTGGGCAGTGGCGCACGCTAACGAACTCCCTAATGGGAGCAGCGACCTTAACTTCGTAGCCAAGACTGCTATGACGGGTAAGGCCGTAGAACATTCTATTGAAAAAGCAAGTGAATTATGCGTGAATGCAGTCCTTGACGCAGAAGGCGACATTGACCGAGTTAGGGTAGTGTGCCAATCTGGTGGTAGTATGGAAGATTCCCATCTATTCCCCGGCATCATCTTGCATAAAGAGTTCAGCCATGAGACAGATTCTATACTCAATAACGCTAAAGTTTTGCTAATCAATACTGGTCTAGGTGAGCCTAAGAAGGAAGATACTGCTAATGTACATTTTGCGTCAGCCCGTGAAGCGAAGGCTTTTGCCGATTTAGGTAATGAAGCACTCGCTACTACAGTGAAAGTAATCAGCGATGCTTTACCTCAAGGTGGAGTGGTATTCACCCGAGATGGCGCAGTTGAACGCTTGACGAAACCGTGCGCTCAACAAGGAATAGCGGTAGTTAGTCGTGTAATGGATAGTGACATGAAGGCGTTATCCCGCCTACTTGATGCGCCAATTATACATGAAGCCCTAAGTGCGACAAAAGAAGATGCATCAGAGTGTATATCAATTCGCCAAGAATCTATTGGCGGCATGAAGTTCGTAGTCGTTGAGCAGCCACCAGACGAATGTCCTGTATCCACTTTGGTGTTGAGAGGAGCCACTCGTCAAACACTAGATGAACATGAAAGAGGTTTTGAGGACGCTATAGGTGTGGTTAGTCTCGCCTTTAGAGACGGTAAGGTGGTTTGTGGCGGAGGTTCTGCTTACATCTCTATGGCTCAGCATCTACGACAGCGTGCAGCAGATATGGGTGGCCGTGAGCAAATGGCTGTAGAGGCATTCGCCGAAGCATTAGAAATCATCCCTGCTACTATCGCCGAGAACGCAGGGCATGACCCACTTGACACCATCTTAGGTTTGCGCAACGACCACCAGAACGGTAAAGGGGACTATGGCCCAGATGTAGAGACAGGTGGAACATGCTCCATGTCAGAGAAGGGTGTGTTTGAACCCCTTTCGGTTATCACGCAGGCTGTACAAAGCGCAAGTGAGGTAGCCATTTCCATTCTAAGGATTGACGATATTATCAGTAAGCGGATGGGTTAGATTTCCGCAGACTACAGGTGATATAATGGTGGAAGAGTTAGATGATATAGTGAAATGCTCTGAATGCAATAGTCGCGATTTAGAACGAGATGAAGTAAGAGGAGAATTAGTCTGCGGAGATTGTGGGCTAGTGTTAGATGATAAGATAGTAGACCAAGGCGCTGAGTGGCGCGTATTCACCGCCGAAGATGGTGATAGGAAAGCGCGTGTAGGAGCCCCAATGTCAGTTATGCTGCACGACAAAGGTCTTTCAACCGATATAGATTGGCAGAATAAGGATTATTCAGGCAAGGCGGTCAATTCCCGATATCGCAGTCAGTTGTTCAGAATGCGCAAATGGCAAAAGAGAGCGCGTGTTAGTAATTCTACAGAAAGAAATCTATCAATAGCCCTCGCTGAATTAGACCGTATGGGGAGTCGCATTGGGTTACCGAAAGCAGTCCGTGAAGCGTCTGCGGTTATTTATCGTAAGTGCGTAGAGGCTGATTTGATTAGAGGCCGCTCAATAGAAGGGTGTGCGTCAGCGTCTCTCTATATTGCTTGCAGGCAATGTGGAGTCCCTCGCACACTTGACGAAATCTGTGCGGTTGGTCGCACAGGTAGAAAAGAAGTAGGTAGAACTCAACGCTTCATATTGCGTGAGTTGAAAATACGGCTCCCTGTGACTCGCGCTATAGACTATATTTCCCGATTCGCTAGCGCATTGAGTCTGGATGCTAGTACGGAACTGATTGCTCGTCAAATATGTGAAACACTAGAAGAGAAGGAGTTGGATAGTGGGAGAGGGCCTACAGGGCTCGCCGCCTCCACTTTGTACATTGCGAGCATCTTGAATAAACAACACAGAACACAGCGCGAAATTGCCAAGATATGTGGAGTAACAGAAGTCACTATTAGAAATCGCTACAAAGAGATTTCCAAGTCATTAGATTTGGATTTAGAAGTTTGAAGTACTTCTCTCCAGCGCTCACTTTTGAGAACGGCGTAATCCTTACTCCCTTCCTCTTGCTCCTCGGCTTTCTTATCTCGCCAGATGTGCTTGCAGGAAGGGCATTCCCACAAGGACACTCTAGTACCAAAGCGAGGATAGGAACCGTTGATGCGTTCAGCAAAATCCTGTACCCTACACTGAGGGCAAGTGCGCTTGAGTTTATCCAATAGCCTGCCCATCAGAGAGTCGCCACCATGAACACCTTGACCCACGCTGAGCCAGTATAAGCGAAGCGGGCATACCTACCAGCAGCCACGGCTTGATTGAGGGCAGTGCTATCAAAAGTGACAGTGTTGGTGATTGCGCGCACCTCTACAGTATAGCCTTCGTAGAATGTACCGCTTGGGTTAAGGTTGAGGCCAGAGCCCGCTGTGATTATCCAAATACGCTTACCGTTATGAGTGAAGGTCTGGTTAGCACTAGTGCTGATAACTTCTACATCCCCCATTGTATCTACTGCCCGAGTGAAGCGCGTCCCCCCTGCATCTTTACCACTAAAGAAAAGAGACTGGGCTCCGCTTGTGCCTTGACCAAGCCATAGACCCCCTAAAGTGGAGGCAGTGAAATCGCCATCTTGCACACCGCTTGCGTGTAATGCATCAAGGTCAGTGTGGCTATCTACAGGAGTGCCCGCTTCTGTTTCCATTGGGTGCATATAGAATGGTCCCCCGTTTAAGAAGTGGCGTTTGTCATTTATCTCTAGGATATTTATGTTGTCTGGGCCTGTAGAACTTGCCCCGTTATCTGCTCTAACTACTGCCAATACAACGCATTGGAAATTAGACAATGAACCGAGAGTACCGCCATGGGGGTCAGTCAAATAAGCACTAGGGCCATCCGCATAAGATGCCGAAGATTTAGTTATGATAGTGCCCTGCATGTAACAGATGTTAGAAGTGGCACTACCCCCACCGTCATCAGGGGTGACATAAATGGTGTAAAGCACCTCTTGGGGAGTAGTGGCGTGCAAGGCCGATGAAGAACCCCGTACATTGTTGCCTGCATTGGTTATGTTCAATGGGTATGTGGCACCGGGGCCTCCACCGAAAGTATAGACCACTCCGTCTATAACGCAGTGACCCCCTTTGACATTCACTGTATCTGCATCATGTTTGGAGCACGCTCCGGGTAGGTTAGTAGGATTATTGCGGTCTGAATCAGAAGCATCCCCGTCCTCTAAGAGTATGATGCCATTACCATGGATTCCTTCGTATGCATTGGTAAAAGAAGGGGAAAGGATGTGGTCACCGTCACGGAGTCCATCTACAGTATCGGAGGTATTAGCCGCCGTATGGCCTGATAAGGGGTTGCCGGGCATCAGATAACCTCCACAAGTAGTTGTATATGAACCTCGTTCTCGTCATTCTTGGCTATTGGTAGGATGGTGTAGCGCCCTATAGGGGTGAAAGTGCCGTCAGCGGCACGGAATTGCACATAAACTTCTTTCAAAGATTCTGTGAAACTATGTTGAGTCCCTAGAGTGGCTTCTACTAACAGACTAGTGTCATCTAATACTGTAATCGTGGGGGTAAGTGTGACAGCAGGGCGCCCGGCAGAACCATCATCTGGTGTGGCATAAGTACCATCAAAACCTAGTACTACTTCGTTGATGTTATTAGCCAATGTATCTATCAATAATCGTTTCGCTCTTGTTAGTGTCGCCATTAAATTACAACCTCCTTAAATGCGTAAATATTTTTGTTACTACCGGCGGACTCCCCATTGCTGTCCCCTTCAGTAGCGTACCCCGTTTGATGTTTGCGGCCAATGACGCTTGGGCCGATGCCATTCGGGTAACTCCCTGTGTTGTGGCCGATGCGCTTACCTTGTCTAGTAACTAATCGCTCCTTCACTATTAGGGTAGTCCTGAGTGTAAAATCAAGGAAAAGCCCCATTTCTTCCTTTTTGAGTTGGGTTGTATTGTCGGGAAGCAGGTCTCCAAGGGCAATTGCACTGTCAGTTATACCCTGTAAAACTCCCTCAACGCCCACAGAAAGAGACAAAAAGTCAAAATCACTCTCTCTATTTGACATACGATGAGTGGAACTAGACACGACAAGAGTCTCTCTACCTTCTCTACCTTCATATTGCACAATATCTCCTGCACGCAAATCCCAAGCATTGGCTTGCTTGCCAATACTCAATGACCCTTTTGTAGCCGCATGTGCCCGTAATATTTGCCTGCCCACTCTACGACCATCAGTGACATTCTTGACAGTAGGGTCTTGCACAGGAGTCCCTTGCCGGACAGTTTGACTGCTATCCTTACTGTGCTGGGAGGAGCGGTCATCAATGGTGACAACATTGTTATCGTTTAACGCCCTCTGTTTACCCATGACTGTAACGCGATTAGGTGAATCTTCTATGGTATTGCGAGTTTGTCCCCCTTGAGTTAATGAGCCTCTTAGGCGGCGACCTGTCCCTCCTGAACGGAATGGTATGTAGAGCAGATTGCCCCACTTATCGTAGTAAAGAATGCGCCCATCATGTCTCCCTGTATAGCGCAAGGCTGTGCTAAGATTGACTCCACTGAAATCTTGAGAAAGGAACTTTTGTGAATGATGCATCCTTTGGGAATAAGATGAAGACGGTTTGGATTTGTCAGCGATATTAACAGAAGTAAGTACTTCACCTAGAGGTTCAGCCAAACGCATTGCTAAATCAGTAGTTCGTAATCCTACATCTACTTCTTGGCCTAAGCGCACTGCCGTTTCTGTGAAGCCTATCTTTGACAACGAAGAGCCTTTCATATTAGGTAGGATGAGTCGGCTGCCAATGCTTGCGCTCTCTACGCTTTCTGCTACTAAGCGTTGAGAATCATTGTCTACCCCATACAAGATGGCAGGACGAGTACTTCCTGTAGTTAATTTACCATCATTAAAGAATACATCACCAGTATAATTATGCCCATCTGTTTGTCGGTGGACTAGTCTAATACCTGATTCTTCTTCTATAGTTAAGTAAGATTGAGAGTTAGTTATTTGGAAATCTCCGCGCGTGGATGGCGTCACTTTACCTGCATTATAAGTACCATGATGTATGCAATTATCAACAAATACAGGGGTGCGAGCCACTTTCATTGCTGTAGGATGGTCTGCGTCTGAACGACCAGTTTTCCCATTTGTTACTACTGCCATAAATATCACTCCGTGCTATGGTCTCCTGTGTTATACGATGCTGTACCTGCTTCACCTTTCGGATGAAGAGTTTGGCTGTGTCGCGGTTGGATGCTATAATCGGGGCGAGTAAGTTCAGTGTCATCCTCAGTAACTGCCCGGCGCCTAGGGGCATCGCTGCGGAAATGCTCTAAAGTATTCTCGCTAATGAGGATACGCCCTACCGTTTGGTCTAATGCTCCAGTGAATCCAGTTACATCTGCTCCGGGAATCAATGGTCCAGCAGAAGTTGTTACAGTAGGTGATGCGCTATTTACTGTATAAGATGGGGCGTAAGGGGGATTGGTCGGGCTTACAGTACCTACACGAGCATTGGGCATTTCATAGTTGAAGAGACCGTATTTACCTCCAGCAGTAGAACGGTAAGCATCGTTGTTTGTAGATGGGCCTGCAGAAATAACGCTATTAGCCCTAAACAATTCAATATGGCGATTATCCAATACTCGGACTGGCCTTAATAAGAATCGTATTTTCTTATCTCGTAAGTTGGTTTGAGTGCCACTACTAGCCAGTGGATTATGGTTAGAATCTGAATAAGGATTAGATGAAGAAGAGCCACTTGCCCCCCAATTACTATCGTCAAACGGTTTGACATAGTTCCGCGCCTCAAGCACATAGGTCCCGCCTAGTGCCCACATAGCATGAGCATTAGAGACTCTCAATACTGCGCAATCAGGTTGAGTCGCCCATGTAGGGCTAGTGAGGTCAAAATGGGTGAGGGACACAGAGCCTGCATTATGCGCTCCTCTCAATGAAAGCCTTTGCCCCACTTCTTTATCTGTGTGAAGACTATGCGCTTGCGTTGAAAGACCAATATAATCCGTTTCTTGCCCTCCACTTAACTCATTGATTGTATCAGTATCCAAACCAATTCGGGGAGCAGAGCGAGAAATGGGGTCAGCCAATGTTTCATTGCCGGGAGTGAAAGTACCGCTAATCGTTTCTATATTTTCACTTACATTGGCTTCGGGTTTCAATAGACCATCTTGAGATACTTGTAGGCGAGCACTGATTCCTCTTGGTGTTTCTGTGCTACTTTGTACGCTATTAGACGCTCTCATATAGCCAGTACTGAAAGGAGGCTCTGCTGTACTATGGCTCGCTACGACTCCTGTAGCAGCCATTGGCGTGGAAATATCATGAAGGAGGCTTTCATTAAACGCAGTAGGCCAACGGCAACCGCGGCCATCACCTCTATCCCCAATCCTTTGCGCCTTCTTGGGGTTATACCAATCTACCTTGGTCATAGTTCCATTATTTACTGTATTAGTAGTACCCTCTTGTTCTGAAGGATAAGAAGCGCCATCAGCGTGCCATAGCCCTTGTGCCCCCGGCTCATTTGCGTATCCTCCATCAAGATACGCATCTTCGGGGTCCCAAGCAGGACGGATACCGAATCCTCGGGCTGGGAATCGGCGAACATCCTCACCGCGAGTATTACCCCACCAGTCAATTAGATAGAAACGATGAGCCTCTGCAAGTTCATCTTTACCGAGAGCGAAATCATCTCCGGGGAACTTCTTTCTCATAGTGGCGCCATTTCTAATTGTTCTTACAGGGCACCCAAAAGAACGAGTAATCCTACGACCATGACTATAACGCACTTGTCGCATAACTTGGTCGTTGCCGAGCATAGCGCTGGCTTGAGTTTGGCGCTCAAGAATGCCGGTGGCGGTGGCAGACCATGCTACATCGGCTGTAGATAAAGCGGCGTTGGCATTCTCCTTCCAACCACCTGACCCTTGCGCTCTATCATCTTGAGCGACGAAAGGACCATGGTAATACCCAGATAGAAGTTGGGCAGCGGCAGCACTACCAGCGGCTTCGTCAATACCGCGCACACTTGGTGACCAGCGGGGTCTGTTGTATGGAGGGCGGACAGCAAATCTATACCCAAAGCATGTTTGACGGATATGGACATCGCTCAAAGAACCATAAGCAGTACGGGCTAAACCGCTAGCAGAACCGCTACCGTGTATAGCATATGGTATGCAATCCATACCGTAGTCATTATCTCCCCATCCTGCTTTGATGTAACCATAACCATCTAATCTACTTGCAGCCGGGCCACCACGGCTTCCGCCGGGCCAAAAGCCAGCGTAATGGCGTGATGTATCTCCTTGAGGTTGTTTGGTTGAGGGGTATGCCCCTAGAGCGCCCACTCTAATAGTGGCATTTCCTCCGCCCCCTGTTATAGTGAGTACATCTCCTACAACATAACCTGTGCCTGCCACGGTAATAGCGGTAATACCATTTACTGCACCAGAACTAACAGTGTAAGTAACTGTACAACCTGTCCCGCTACCCCCTGATGTAGCAGCAGTCCCTGCGGTATAGCCAGAACCGCCAGCAACAATCGTATCGGCCTCTGTCACTCCTGTCGCATCATAAACTGTCCCATCGTTAGCGGCATCCATTGCTTTCATGTCAAACAAGAAAGGCCCTTTGCTGATACTATAGAGGAAGTCATGATAATGGATTGTTTCAAAGTGTTCAGGTACATGATTCAATGCTTTCTTATCTTGTGGCGCGTCTATAGCACCTGAGTTAGTATAGAAAGTGCGCCCTGTATCGCTATAGAATGTGTAAGGGCGACCAAGATTAGGATGCCATAAACAAAGGAATGCGTCTCCTAGGTGGAGGCTATTAGTATCTCTACTCCCATGCAAAGTTTGAGGTAAGACACGAGTAATAGCGCTAGTTCCTGAATCCTTGAAAACATCACCCGTAGCAAAGTTATCGTAAGCACGAGAGAGTTTCAGGATTGTGCCCGCAGATATAGGGAAAAAGCCCGCTGTGATTTCAGCGACGGTCTCAAATGAAGAAGGACCTGAAGCGATTGTATGAGCGAGTGTGCCAGTTCTATTCACATAACTCGCTGTTTGTCTAACCCCACTAGTATCTGTATATTCTAGCACTTCACCATAGTAAGGTTTTACAGGGAATAATTCGTTATTATCTACTGTAATGCTACTACTTGAGGAGTCGGCGAGAACTACACAATGAGGGTTCAAACTACGCAATCTTCGGTGGGGTTCATAGATATCCAAATAGATAGATGGATAACCAGCCAAAGTTATTTGACAGCCTATAGACCCGTAAGTTGCTCTACAGAATTGATAATAGTCATCTGGTTTATGCCATTCCAAATGCCGGAAACCGGTAGATGTAGCATGAGTTGCCCCTGATTTATGCAATATACTCCACCAAGGGACAGAAATAGTGTAACCCGGAGTCGCTCTATCAAAAGTGCCCGCTCTATAGGGTAGACTACGGCGACTGAATGGGGGGCTTGTATTTTCATTCACCCCTAATGGGTTGTATAGACCCAACGGGGGGATATTAGCGAATTGGCTTCCGGGGTCTGGTTCAAAATCAAGCATTACTTCATTGATGAATATCTCACAACCACGAGTATCGGCCATTGTGGCTTCGGCTAAAAGAAGCCCAACGCAACCCATAGGGCTAGAAGAGTCTTCATCAAGACCTACCACAAGATTCACTTGCTGCCCAGTAAGTTCTACAACAGAGCCATCGGGTAAGGCGGCTGCTCCACCATTTCTATGGAATCCTCCTAACTGTTGCTTATGCAGATTAGGTTGTATTACAATTTGGTAAGCGCCCACTTCCATTGGGTCAGGGAAATTAGGTTTGAGGCTATATGCACCAGCCGGTTCAAGATATAGAATATGTCTCCCTGTCGCATTTTCTGCTCCGGGAGTGCCTTTAGATGCGGCAATACCATATCCATCGTAAGCGACCTTAGTTTCTGTCAAAAGAGTAAATGCCCCTCCATGTATATCGCTAGGCCGTAAAGCGTTAGTCGGTGTTGAAAACCATACTAATGGGTTAGCGCCGGGAATGGTTGATTCTGTACCACTTTCGTCTATAGGACTATGACCTGAAGACCTGCATGCGTAATGATTACTGAAAGTTCTCTCATAATACGGATGGGCGAAATGACCCGGCATTACAGCCATGGTAGGAGTCACATAGTGATGACCCATTCTAGGTATAGGCATGGGTGTCATTTCTGGGGCAGTTATCATATTGAGAGGAGTCCCTGCCGCAGACCAATCCCATCTCTTCATGTCTGGTGAATTGCCGCTCATCTCTGAATGGTCTCTCATTCTACGAGCAGCGAAGAAGCGATTGGAGCCTGCTGGTATATACCATGATGGGCGGATAGTCAATCCAGTTTTACCAGATATGAAAGTAGAGAAATCAGGGTCAAAAACAACTCCAGTGAAAGTGCTACCAGAAGTGTTAGTATAAGAGAAAATGGCCCCAGACCCAGTACCATCCTCCACTCTAGCAAACCAGCGACCATCACTAGTCTGTTCTCCTGTATTTTTCCAAACAGCATCGTTAGGGGCAGACCCTGCTGTCACAGTATTAGTATCCGATGAAGAGTATGTTAATGGGTCAGAAATAGTATTACTTGATGAAATTACTACAGGTTCTCTACTAGAGCCAGTGTGACCCATACGAGTAACATGGAAAAAGAGAGTACGGTCATGTTGTTCATAAGCAGTTTCTAACGGATTATCATTCGTATGGTCAGTCCATCCTTGACTATGGCTGTCAGGGAAAGCCAAACGAGTACCTTCTCCTACTGGAGCAGAAGTAACTCCTGTTCGGATGTTTTCTGCGTCTTGGGAAATATGCTCCCAGCCTTTATTTTCCCAAGTAGGCCACGCTCTAGGTCCGGGAGCATTATTATTGGTGAAAGTATCTTTCACTCCTTGAGCGGGTTGCGCTGGATGCATCATGCCTCCACTCCCAAAGGTCTCATTTTGATAAGATTGCACGCGGTCAAACCCGCTGCGCACTATGATATTACCCGGTATAGAATCGGCATTAGGTAAGCGAATACGCATATTCGGGGATAAACCGCTATTAGCAAGAGACGGGGAAAGTCCCTCTGAGGCTCTATCACCAATATGGTCAAAATCACGAATGACTGTACCGAAAGGTGACCCACCTTCCAGAATATGGATTTGTCCAGTATCATCTTCTACATTGACACTTTGGAATTGTATCTCTTCATTAGGTATTGAAAGAATATTGCGTAATTCTATTGGGTGTTGTTCAGCCAATTGAGGATGGGCTAATTCTTGCGCTTGGATAATTGGGAACATAGCAGCATTAGTAGTTTCAAATGAGAATCTACAATTACCATAAATTGTTTCACCCATAGTATGAACTCCTCCTCCGCTCATTCCTGAATATGTGATATAACTAGGGGTCGCTGTGCTACCGGGGTCTATCGTAACATTACCGGCAGTGCCCGGTGTGCGCTGCTCAAGGCTGACTACATTACTAGCGACAGTGGCAGCGATTGTGCCATTGTGCCCATTAGCGCTTAATATCGCTGCTTTCACTTGGTTAGCCACATCCGCTGCGGCAGACATCCCATTGACCTGTATAACAATACCATTGGCATGGGAGGCACCAGTCGCTCCCCATGTGCCAGTTTTGTCAAACACATATTCCTTGGCTAAACCGACAGTATTGGTGAGTACAAACCCATCTGCATTATGTAAGTGATTAATATCTGTCGCTCCGCCCCCTTTATCCACAATAGTGATAGAACCAGTAGCCGCAGATAAACGGGTAGTTCTCGGTACTCCACCGAGTCCTCGTGTGTTAGAAGCAGGCATAGTGAGATTACCCCCATCCATTCGCTTCCAAACTACATGTTCAACATTGAAGTTTCTTCCAGCGCTTCTATTTTTCCAGTATTCCCACGGCCTTGTGTCTGCATCTCCAACACTAGTTACCCTGCAAGTAAAATTAGTACCGCTCCCGCTTGTGGCTGTTTGAGTAAGAGTATCACCTACTTTGTAGCCTGAGCCAGCAGTAGTCACAGTTACACCTGTTACTGCTTTTACTCCGCTAACAGTAGATATAGTCAAAAGTAAAGCAGTCCCCCCAGTAGGATTACTCATAGTAATAGTTTCAGTCGCATTATAATTTGAACCACCGTTAATTATAGTAACCGATACGACCTTGTTTAATTGAATGCAATCAGTCCTTAGACTATCGCGGTCAGCATGCATTATGTTACTATTCATTTTGGAGTCATCCCAAAAGAGGTCACCAGTAGGAGCAGAACATGGTGTGGATAGGCTAGTGTGAGCCGCTGCAGTAACGCGAGTGTGCCACCAAGATGTGGTATCTACAGCGTTACCATTTGTTGGTTGCGTTTGGCCTGTAACGAACATCGCTTCAACATTCGGCCCGCCATTCGCGGGAGCGACATATCGGTCAAGATTGTAGACTTGGTCGGCCACAGTAATTGTTCCACCGAAATTAGTACTAGCGCCACTTCTACCTTGTTTACCGTAAATCCAATCACCTGCCGCTTTAGTCCCATTTCTATCTGCTTTTGCTGCTAAAGCCATCTCTGATTCATAAGTGACAGCAACTAAATGGCGTGGAGATAGACCTTGAGGGCAACCATCGTTCTCTATTACAGAACTTGTACTTTCATCATATTTACTGGGTAGTACTGGCCCTTGGCAAGTAGAAGTAGAGCCATAAGGACTGAATCCAAGATACGGATGCCAAGCGCCTAAACCAGCCGAAAAGACATTGGTAGATGCGTCACTAGGATTGTTAAGAACAAGGCTGTTGAAATACGAATAGCGTTCACCATGCCATCCTACAGCACCTACTGGGCGAGTGCGGTCAATTGCATCTACTGTCCCACTAAAATGCACACGACACATATGGTCTTGGCTAGTAGCAGTAGAGATTATGCTACCAGTTACTCTGCCATTATTGAATAATTGGCAACTGGATTTAGACCACACATATACTTTAGTGACATTACCTCTTACTGTCGTTTCGTTTGCGTCAGTACCTGAATCGGCAATAGTTTCATTCAATCGGGCTGCTCCGCTTCTATTGGTCGCTAAAGTGAATCTTAATACACCAGCAGAAGGCGCTGTGACATTATTATAGGGAGCGCAAGTGGCAGTTGCCCCAGCGCCATATCCTGTAACTCCTGCCCCTCCTTTATTAGTTCTAATCCAACCGTATCTAGGTATAGGGGGAATAGTGCTAGAACCTCCACCATAAGGATTCACTACATCAATATAACCAGAGGCTTCATCATAACCATCAGCGACAGTGTCAAAAGTCACCCAACCATAACGGTCTTGCTTTTTTGCACTTTGGAAAGAAGGCAAAAAAGTGCCACCCAAAGCCTTGAGGGGGTCACGACCGGGCCATTCGTTAATCCCACAAGATAGAACTGCTGCTAACTCTTCTGCGTTTTGAACACGGGTAGCATCTATAATTACATATTCTTCAGTGGAGTATTGTGTCGTAGCACCATAAGCAGACGCCAATAGACTACCTATTCTATAACCTGCAGGGTGCTTTTTACCCGCTGTAGAATGAGGGATGTTTGCATTATCAATAGGGTGTAATGGATTTGCGAGAATATGATTATCAAGGAAATGCCCTCCCGGATGATAACCGCCATCCATATGCCAAATATATCCAGCCCTGCGGATTGCCGCATTGGCTAAAGAAGGAGAGTAATTAAATGGGTGCGAATAGGGAGGAGGAGTGCATGAAGCCACATTTTGATAATGACTGCCATAGTATAATCCGTTATGCGGCATTTGGTCGTAACCAAACTTTGTCCCGGGGGCAGCGCTGTTATCTGCGGAAATCACATTAGGGGAACCGTGGGCAGGTTCCCAATTAGTTTCATAATTCCAGCCTTGTACATTACCTCGTTGGAACTCCCTAGTAGGGGGAAGATTAGCATTGAATCCGCTACGACTGGTGGAATCTCCGTGACTTATTTCATTAGGGAGAAAGACATTCGGTGCAGGGACGCTGCTCCAACCGTTGCCTGTAGTAACTATATCGCTAGGTTGGGGCTGAACACTTGCTGTGTTATGAGGGAATGCTTGGCCCGGCCCGAAAATAATGTAGGTAGTTTTCCCTCCTCCGTCTCCTGTGGGGCTATAGCGGGCGTGCTGATGCCCAAAACGGAGAATGACAGGGCTAGGTCTAGTACAATTAACAGTATTACCTCCACTAGCATAAGTAATACCTGTGGAAGCAGCAGAAGCATTATTGCCTGCATCAGTATCTTGAGAGAGTATAGTATCCTGATTGAAATAGGGAGGGTTATTGCTGCCTTTGTGGTCATCAAGGAATGGAGTGCCGGGGAACATAGCGAGGATGGCAGCGCAGTCAAGAAGACAATAAGAAGTAGATTTTTCTCCAATATTTTGTAATCCCGCGCTACCAGTTGGGCCTTTGGCGTAAGGATGTGTATAGAAGTCGCTATAATCATTAGCAGTACCATCATTAATATCAAGCACTACACCGCTGAACCCGCCACCGAAATAGACAGGGACGCTGTGGTCTGGGCTATCTCTCCCTCCTCGGAAATAGACTAAGGGTTCTCCGTATTCGCTACCCTTAAGGCGCAAACCATCAAACTGCAATACTTCTGCCGGTAAAGCATAGGCGGATAATACCGGATTGATATTAGCAGCATCAAAAGCCTCTATCTTAGTATTCCAATCAGGAGAAATGGCAGCGTCATTAGTAGATGGCCATACTAATTCAGTTCTACTGGGGAAAGTAGCATGTACTCGGTTAGTAGTTTCTACTACTGCCCAATCTTGGTCATCAAGCCATACCTTTTTCTTTTCACTCCAAGAATCAGTGTCATTGGATGCAGGGACTAAGAGTCTCCAAAGTTGTAACCCTGCTGCTACCGTCATTGTGCGAGGAGTGGCGCTTGTATCAATGGTGGCTTGGTCAATCTCAATTGTGACATTCTCAATTTTAGGTAAAATGAGGTCGCCGGGGTCACTCAAGTAACGAGTGCCACGAAGATTCTCTTTCCATATTTCTGTATCTACCGCATTATTCATTGTATCTACAAGAATAGGAGTAGCAGTATTCCCTCCTGTCCCTCTATAACGCGTTGTAATATGTAGAACAGTGCTCGGTAAATAACCAGTAGCAAAACGCTTACCATTAGTGATATTGGCATCGCTTAATTCACTATCAAGATTACTGGCGTTAAGCCCCCAATCTTTCCCGAGAGTACTTTCAAATAAACAGCGTAAAGGCATTACCTCATGATTACGGCTATGCGCGCGCACGCGGATGGCGGTAGGTGATACACCCCACTCACCTAGAGTTTTACCATCTGCTGCCCTTAAATTAGTACAATCAAAAGAAGTCTCTGCCAATCTTTCTGAATTAGGATTTTCCATATTAATGGCGAAATCTACAGCAGCGGCTAAAACTTCATCTGTCAATAAGGTAGTCCAATTAATGCGAGAAGTGATGACTCTATCATTAACTAAAAGGGATGTATCACCAGATACTCCGTAAAAAGTATGGGTGCCCGATGCACTATTATGAGTACGGTGAGTATAGGAAAAAGTATCTGTGCGAGTATTACCATTACTATATTGGAAAACGCCTGAATCGGGGAATCCTAAATATCCTAACATATCTCCGTTTGTTAGACTGCTGCCAGTGTGATAAGGTTCAGTAAAAGTCATAGTGACAGCAGTGCTTGATACTGAGGCAGTCGCTACATGGATACCAGACGCAGGGGATGGATATCCTCTCCACTCATTTCCTACCCAATTATTACCACTAGTTCCAGTAAGACGCCCGCATACTTCTCCCGCTCCCCACATATGCCTACCAATTGTAAAACCGCCTTGGGCACAATCGCGGTCATCTATCCAAATACAGATTTCGTTATCTATTGTAGGGGGTAATAAAGAATCTTCATTTACGAATGGTTCTCCAAATTGTGAATAAATGAACCGGATTGTGTGGGTTCGCCCTATGTGGTCAGTAAAACGCAGACCGTAGAGTTCACTAGTACTACCTATAGCATCATCAGTCACATCTGCTGCTGGTACATGGCGTGACCCAGTAGTACCTGATGTGTAAGCGACACTAGTAGCCGCTGCTATATTTTTGCCGTAAGTGTGTATATAGCGGGTGTTACCATTTTTACCCATACCCCATTGACCTGCATCAGGTGAAAAGCCGGGGACACCTGTTGCCACTAATCCACCAAAATTGATGCGAGCATGGGAATGAGTACCCATACGCAAACCTTCGGTAAGGACTGAATCAGGGCTTTGTCCTTCAAACGAATCATGGTAAACAGTATTTTGAACTCGTCCCATTACTGCTTCATTATTAGCATTAGTTACGGGGTCTCCCGCTGTTGAAATTAAACCATAATTCAAATTATTGCGGAACTCATCTTCAGGCTCTTCTGGAGGGAGGTATTCATTAAGAGTAGTTATTGGGGCGAATGGCCGCCCATCTTTATTGATAGGCATAGGCGCTGGATGCATATTCTCCATTAGCACTTCATCGGGCTTACACCAGAAATTGCGGAAGCGCCCTCCATGGCCGATAAGGAACTCTGGTCGGTATGATGATTGACCGCGAGCGTTATCAAGCCATACACAGAAATTGCGACCACTCGCCCCGGGTATTGTGCTATGGATAACGACAGTATAGCCTTCGTTACCTTCAGAATCTTCTACTACACGGCCAATATGAGCACGGATATATCCCATATGCGTACCTCTATCATATGATGAGAACGATTTTTCTTCATCCCAGAATGGCGCTGGGTCAAAAGTACTACCAGTAGCAGAGAAATCAGCAAATAAATGTGGGGCAGATGAGTCAAGGTCAGAATGGGCAGCGTCAGGATTAGGGCCTATAGTAGCGAGGTCAAGTCTTTCGCTTTCACCCGGATATTGGTCAGCCGGTCTGCGGGCGTGTGTGCGCCCATTGAGCGCCCCTCCTTGATTGATGAGGCGAACTATTTCTCTAGCGGCGGCCTCAATATCAGTTACACCTTCTTTGACTCCTACTTCACCGCAATCAATTGTGAGCCTTCGCACGAAATCCATTTGAGTCCAATGAGGAAGATGTTGAAGTCGGTTTTCCCTGTGATTAGATAAATCAAGTGTTTGGTTTCGTATCCCCTTTAAGCAAAGGAAAGCAGGAATCGCTCTTGTCCCTTCAGGGGTATCAAAGAAAGTGGCGTATTCATTAATTGGACTCGCGGGGGCTTGCGAATCTATATGTCTAGTCGCTGCCTGTGAAGGGCAACAAACAGATTCGGCGGTACGAGGGAATGACCCATCACCTAAACAACCTGCGTCTTGAGTATGATGCTCATGGTCAATATGAGAGGCAGTGGCTGTCGCCAATGCCAATTGGCTATTCCAAACTGAATTGTGAGTAAAAGCGCTTTCCATGAAATCAGATTGAGTATTAGGGCGTAGCGTTTTATCTTCGCTTTCAAATCCAGCGGCTACATCCAATTGTGTGCTGTAGTTTGTTGTAGTAGCAATTCCATCAAAACCACTCCCTGTGTCATCGGGGTCTTCATGTAAAGCGCCAGTTCCTATTTTCGGTGTAGCAGGACTACTTTGTACTTGCATATGGATATCTTGCATAGCGACAAACTCTCTATCATGCGCTACATCATAGAGTAAAACACGAGCAAAAGTTTCAGTGGCTTGGTAGGGGTCTACAAAAGCCACGACTGGGACAGCGTCATCGCGACCAAGTTCAGTCCAATTCAATTCTATCGTTTTATTGACATGCTGCGCCATATTGCGCGCCGTTTCTAAACAGTCATTACCAATGAGGAAGTTCTCAAGCGGGATACTATCTCTAGGGCGCGAAGCCAATGCCCCTTCCCCTCCGTTAAAGTGAGCACTCACTTTCGCTTCATTGAAAGTGCCGCGACTTTTGCAGAATAATCCTTCTACAGCATGAGGATTAGTGTAATGCATATTCATCCAAATAGTATCGCCATCTCGTAATCCACCGGCTGCGTAAGGATGTTCCCAAGAAGCATTCAGTGGCCCTTCTATTTCTTGGGGATATGCGGTAGCACTGACATTCTCTATCGCTTTAACGAAAACTTCTGTTCCGGCGGAAGGATTCCAACCAGCCCCTATAGTAGGAGCATAAATGAGTAATTGGTTACCGCCTTGCTTACCGAGATATTGGGCAGTTCGCTCAGTCCCACCCGCCTCAATATAGGCTATACGGTGCATAAATTGGGCGGCTCCCCCAACCATATATTTTGAAGCAATACCTGCTTCTGGGAACTCTAAAGCGCTATCTAAGAATAAAAAATTGCTACCAGAGTCCCAAGAGACTACCTTCGCTCGGGCACGCTTCGTTTTAGTTTTAGGGAGATGTGGATTTTCACGGGGTCCCGCCCTAAACTCAACTGCAGATACATACTGTCTTAACCCATAGTCAATATTACCCCCTTGAGTCTGTACATTGGCTCTATCGTAGTAATAAGGGCGGCGGCGTTCATAAGCAGCGCTTAGAATATTAGGGTGGTCACGGATAGCAGGGACATTTTCATCAAACAATCCGGGAGCGGGGAAAAGCCTCATTCCTACCGTGTGAGTGTCTTTGAAATGTTTAGAGAAGCCTGCTGGTTGAAGGTTTGCGGGGATGGTGAGTTTTTTATTTACCATATCTACTGTAGTATAAATCATCCATTCTCCATTTTGGAGGAAAGCCCTAAAGTATCGGACCCCCAAAGGAGTTCCACCAAAAGTAGTAGCAGTTGTAGTAGAGGCTAAAAACATCTCTGGTTCTTCTACATAGATTTCTAATGTACCACTATTATCCAGAAGAGTGCGGGTAATGTGAGTGCCTTTTCTCAATGCTTTTAGTGCTTTATTGGAAGAAAATACAGAATGTACAGTTTGGTCTGTTGGCGGATTATCTGGGCATCTACGGCCTACAGGATTAGGAGCCCAAGTGTGGGCTGTGTGCGTAGCGTCTATATGCAATTTGAGAGAATTATCTGGCCCCGGTGTAATACATCGTTCTCTGTCCTCAAAGAACAAATGAGGGAAAAGAGGTATTTCGGCGAGAGCGCGAGTGCTAGCATATTGGCTACCTAATTGATAATCGTGACTTACTGTATCCATTCGTTGAAACATACGGTCATTGATAGTAGAACCATCGTTGCATGTTGAGTCATCTCCAAACTTATCATCTACTAAAAGGAGAGTACCTGCGATAATGGTGTTCGCCGAAAGCCATGCCGCATAATTAGCGGCTTCTGAACCGTCTCCGTTAAGGAACTTGTTTGTCCCAGTAGTCGTTGTCCCATCTACTACAAATGTGCTACCAGTCTTGCTTTGGTATTCAGCACTCCCTCCATTTTCAAGATATATTCTCCCTGTTTTAGGGAAACAATAGGTGCCCCATGAAGCGAGGTCAGTGGCATCATTATTGAGTGGTATCACAGTAAGGGTAGCAGTAGAACCACCAGCAGCACCGACTACTGATATTTGCGTAGCGCAATCGCGCCGAGTATTCCAGCCCAATCTAGTGAATGGTGAAGGGTCAAAAGTCGGCTTAGTATTAACTGCCCCTTGACCGACTCCACCGAGAGTAACGCTAACAACAGGAGCGCCGGGCATTACTTCTTTGACAATATGAGAATCAGGGGCTCCTGCACCTAAAAGGTCAATACTTCTGGATGCGACATCTCCCATAAGACCCACACAAGTTAGTGTGAATTGCCTTTCATCTCCATCTGTATCGGAAAAAGATTGGGCGCGAGCGCGACTCATTAGATATTGTACTGAAACAGTATTAGTTTCTTGGGCATGAGTAGTAGTTGAAGCCACTTTACTCAATTGATTTGTTCTACTTCTATTAGTAGGATGGATAAGGAAGGTAATCCCTTTCCGTTTACCTTTGTCTGCGAAAGCGCCGATGATATCATATGACTCAAATAAATGAGTAGATTCTGAAACATTACCAATATCGTATGCGCCTACGCCCGAATTAACTGTGCTCGGGTTGCGTTTGAAATAATTATCAGTAATAGTTAATTGGTCAATGAGGTCTTCGTTATTATTATTCATTACTAATCGGTTGAATACAGCATCTTGTTGGGTAAGGGAATGCTCAGCATCAACAGATGTAGGATTGGCATTAGGTAAATCGCTTGAGTGTAGCGGGGTATAGTTAGCCGGACTGAGACTTTCATCTAAAATATCCTCATGGTCAATACCCTCATGAGGGTCTGCTGCAAATAGAGTTTCCAGAGTAACACCAGCAGGGAAGTTACCAGTGGCCTCAGTTGTGTCAAGACGGATAATGCCCCCGGGAGAATAAAGAGTAGTATCTTTGGCTGCATCGGCGAGGTCAGCCGCTATTACATCTAATACTCTAACAGTCGGCCCTGTAGATAATACAACTTCGCCAGAAGGAACGGTTTTCTCTACCATTAAACAAGGACCGCCTACTGAAGTGACAGTTAAGGTGGCATTCCCCCCTCCACCAGATACAGTCAATATATCTCCGACAGTATAATCAGTCCCTTTAGTGGCAATAGCCGTGACAGCATTAATTGCCCCTGCTGAAACAGTATAAGTCACTGTGCAGCCTGTGCCTGTGCCACCTGTAGTAGCGGCAGTGCCTGCCGAATAACCACTTCCCCCACTAGTGATGCTTACACTAACTACATTACCTACTGTGAGACCAGCACTAGCGCCGGTTACATCTACTGCATTATAGTGTATTTCTACAAAAGGAGCGAGATTATGAGTAGTACCTAGTGTAGGTACACTAAGAATTGCTACGCGGCTAGTTTCAATTGGTCGGAGATGATGTCGCCTAAATGCAGTATCATCATTGCTCACCCCTCCTTCTAGCGGATTTTTGAGTAGAAATGGTTGGTAATCAAATACATTGGTAGTAGCATGGTTTTGGGTACCAGAGCCTCCTATTGCCAACATTTTACGCTGAGCATCATCAATACCTGCCATCCCGTTTTCTACCATTTGGAATGCTATGCCTTCATTGCGAACATACATGACTTGGGATTTAAGAGTATCACGGAAAATATCTACTCTACTATTAGGAGGTAAAGAGTCTTTGAGATTTCTATAATTAGAATCATAATATATTTCAGTAATATCAGCGGTTCCGTCAATACTTTGATGTACAATTTCTTCGTTAGCAAGAGGGAGTTGCCGTAAGTAATGGTGCCCATCTACCGCAGAAAGAGCGTGGCGACCAGTATGCCCTATCTGGAAACCGGTATCAAGAGCAGCAGGCCATACTGCTGCAAACGGATTGTCGGTCGTATTGGCTGTAGTAGCCATACTAGACGCATAGATGAGCCCATGCATATCGTTACCACTTTCATCAATTACCATTTGTCCAGTACGGTCAATGGCTTGTGAAGCATAATGAGGAGGTTGATACGGCTTACCTGTCCCTGAGTCTAACAACAAATCTCCAGATAAAAGGACAAAGTGGTCATCTACATTGGTAGTTCTATCACAAAGTACTCCTCTTCTCGCCCCCGCTATTGTGAAATCAAGATGGATGCTCTCTACCCCAAGCACTCCTGTTGCCCCATTTACTGATAGTAAGCGCAGGCGTTCAGGTGGCTTTTGGTTAGGCTTCTTAGTAAGAGGATTAACTGCATCCGCATTGAACATAATGTTATACGGAGTATGGGGTATAGCGATAGTATTCCCAGTGCCGGGGCTAGAAACATAATCTACTACCTTGTAATTACCATTAGAATAGGGAGAAGCCGTTAAATCTACAGACGGGCTAGCAGAATTGTAAGTATTTCCAGTTATTGCTTCAATAATAGATTGAGCGCTAGCAGCGGTTATTGTAATTGTCTTGACACTAGGACCTGCACTAAAAGTCCCGCTTTGATAAATGGTAGGATGGACATCTGCCGGTTCTTCAAATCTCCATAATCCTAGTGTAGTAGGGAGTGGTATCGGCCCATGTCCTACTAACATTTGGGAATTGAAAGAATTAGCGATATGTATCGCTTCAATAGCCCCTCTGAACTCACCGCCTGTGCCGCCGATTTCAAAATCACCGGGGCTCATTTTTACTCGGTAACCGCTTTCCGGTAATACTTCTTGGACCGCTAAAGAACCATTAATGAATAAGGATATTATATTACCACGAAGGGTGGCTACTATATGCAATAATTCTCTATGAGAAAAATTGAGAGAAGTAGCATCATTAACACCGGAAATATTACTATTATACGAAGCGTGTAAATCTGACCCGTGGCGAGGGTATGTAGTTCCTACCCATCGTGGAGTTGCATCTAGGTATGCTGTGCTTAATTCTATAATTTGCGGGCCTTCTGTATTACTCATAAATAATGTAAATACCGCTGGCCCCGGCTCCCCCACTTGCCCCACTTTTAATTCAAATGTTTCCGCTTTAGAAACTACAACTCCTCCACAATCAGGGCGAACCCATGCTTCTATTGTTAGAGTCTTAAGGGAGTTATGGCTACTAGTCTTAACTCCGTGTACCGGAGAACCTAGAGTAGGTAAGGAAGAAGAGGCTTCGCGCAATTTCAAATCTGAACCAGTAAAATCGGCTAATGGCACAACTACACCATCGCTAACTCCATTGAGTAAAAGCGCATGACTGCTTCTACCAACTACTGTCAATTTGTAACACCTCAAATAATTATATCAACAGGCAAGAATGTCAATTGATAATTATAGACAGTTTCGCCCGCATCATAAGTGATAACAAATTGTTGGACTGTGCCTTTAATGCCTTTAGTACCACCAAAGTTCCATGGGCGGAAATCTACATCTACCGGCGAATTATTGGATTCTGAACCCTTATTATTTTTAGTCTTATTTTTCCCTGTGGGCATGAAAAAATTGCGTTGCACATAATCTCCGTTTGAACCTTTAACCATTGAATTATATGGAATCTGGATACCAATGATATAATCTCCAGTCCCAGCGTCATCATCATCTACATTTTCTTGATATGTATCAAACCAATCACCGGGCAGTAAATTTTCCTTCCATTCAGCACTACTGTTATTCATATTATTGAGAGAACCGTAAAGGTCCATTGCTTTATCACCAGCAGATTTAGGACCAACTGCGACCGTACCTTTTTCCCATACCGTATAAGCAGGCGTATCAAAAGCAGAACGATGGCTTGCTGTCGCAACAAACCAACTACCTCCCCATCCCCGAAAAGTCGGACCGTTGCCCCCATGAGGGCCGTGAGTAGATTGTTTAATTTTCACTTTACAATTACCTTGAGTACGGTCTCTTTCAGATGCTTCCGCTGATGCGTTGAACCAAAAACCCGGCTGACTACCAGCACTGACACCACTAGGATGAGAAAGGCTATTAATGCCTAATACTAGAGCGCTGGCCACATTAGCAGCAGAAGCAGCATTACCGATTGGGACAGACACTATCGTATTACCCGGCCCCGTTGAAGCAATATCTGAAGCACTTGTAGCAAGAGCGGCTTGATTAGTGAGCCGAAAAGTATGCTCATTCCCCAGTGCATCAAGTATTATGATATCTTTATTGTAAATAGGAACTGCATTTAATACCAAAGAGGCTGCGCTATACCAAGTCCTGTTAAACTTAGTCTTCGCGAAATCAATAAAGCAAAAACTTGCTGAACTTGTTTGTGTCTTGTCTCTTCCGTCATCAGTAAGTACACCTGTAATAACTATAGCCGCTTTAGCCCTATTGAAATCCAAACCCACACGCTGACTACCTGAGAATGGAAGAGGCATAGAGCCCACTGACCTATCTACTGTCATTGTGATGCTTTCTGCCATCAGAGGAATCTTCTCTCCGTCTGTGCGAATTAAACGAATTGGAACCCCCATCAGTACCTACCCCTTGTTGTCCCTGAGCCCACGGTTCTTCTCATTTCCTGCTGAATCAGCCTACTTATTTCTTCGGCAAATTGGCGTTTGTCCGAGCGGTCAGTAAGACCGCTTAGATTGAATGTCATATTGTATGTGCCACCTATACTACCCGCTTTATCAAGTGGTACTACTGCTTCTGCTCCCGCTTCACCAATTAATGCCGCTGTCGGGCTAGTGACAATACCACCTTTAGCCAATGGGACTAACCAATCCTCTAAATTAGGGGTATATATCTCCCATGGACCAATATCAAGCGCTTCAACACCGGGTATAGTAAAACCTTTTTCACTGATAGCATTCACAATCATATTCCATATCCTTTTCAATCCATCTATAGCAGGCTTGAGAGCATTACCAAGAATTGATGCGACCTCATCCCATTTTTCTGTAAGATTATCCTTAAACTGGTTCCACCAGTCTTTGAGCCCTTGCCATTTTTCCTTTAAGCCGTCAACTATCCCTGCACCCCTTTCCTTGATAGCGTCCCATTTTTCTATCACTCCATCTTGGAAGCCAGTCCACCAATCTTTGATTGGTTGTAGTCTCTCTAATGTAGAATCTTTGAATGAGGTCCACTGTTCTTTAATGGCGTCTAATTTATCCGTTACTGTATCTTTGAGATTATTCCAAAAATCACTCAAAGGAGTATATACTTTTTCGTCAATCCATTCTATGAAATCAGCCCACCATTCTTTAACAGCGTCTAATTTTTCTACTGCCGCTTCTTCCAAATCGCCCCAAAAGTCTTTCAAAGGAGTTAAGATATTATCATCTATGTAACTTTTGAAATTAGCCCACCATTCTTTAACAGCATCTAATTTTTCTACTGCTCCTTCTTTGAAATTACCCCAAAAATCACTCAAAGGGGTGAATATATTTTCATCTAACCAAGTTTTCAATTCACCCCATTTCTCTTGGATAGTATCTACAACCACTCCCGCTGTCTCTTGGAGGTCACCCCAAAACTCACCCAGTGGGGTGAGTAAGTTTTCGTCTATGAAGTCGTAAGCATCAGAGGCTTTTTCTTGAATCCAAGCCCAAGCATCTGAAGCAGCATCCTTAATTGTCTGCCAAATTTGCTTAACCCAATCTACTATCTTCTTGGCCCCATCAGCGGCCATTTGGAATGCAGAAGAAATTGCTTGTGCCCCTGCTACTGAAACCATCAAATCCCCTCATCGTTAAAAAATGCTGTATAATCAACGCTTACAGTCTCTGTATTACTCTGTGCTCCCTTTGTTTGTTCTTTGCGCATCCGTTCGCGTTCTTCTTGTACTGCCAATACCCAACCTAAAGTCCTCTGGAATATATCTTGAGGCATATCCCAAACCTCAACAGGTGAAATTGAGAAATGTGAAGCGATTGTATAGACCCAAGATTCAATCTGCAGTTGATAATCATTAGCCTCCTTGATTTTCTTTTGCGACAGAAACCTCTTTACTCGGTCTCTGTGGGATTGTGAAACCCCCCCTGCATGGCCTCAACAAGGTCATTGGGTTGAGGAAGAATAGCGGCTAACTTATCACCGGCATATCCACTGAGTTCAAGGAGTTCATTAGCGCTAAGTTCAGGGTTTGTTCTAGTGACCCAATGACTGAAAGCGTGCCTCCAATAGCCTTCTAATGAAAATCCGAGGTCACCCCCTTCTTGGATGATAATCATCTCTTGGGCTGCACGCTGGATATCAAGAAAGGTTAATTCCTTAACCCAGACTTCCATTATGACTTCCGAATCGTTCGGGTCCACTTGGACTTCATGCTTTTGCACATTCTGGCTATTCAATAACTGGCTCTTGTTCGCTACTCTCCTCTGACTCACTTACATTCCCCTCCTCGGGGTTTTCATCGGCAACAGCCGTTTCTTCAACGGGGGCTACCTGCTCCTCCTCAACAGCCGCTTCTGCGGGGGCTTCGGTGGAATCGGATACAGGCATACGAAGACGGGCTATGAGGTCCGCTTTCTTGCCTTTAGTGGAGAGCCCTTCTTCTTGAAGAATCTCCTTGAGTTGTGCTACAGTCATGTCATCATAACCATCAGAAGTAAGTTCATTGTTAAAAGGGTCATCAGTTACCTTACCTGCTTCAGGGTCAAATACTTCGGTGCTTTTTTCGTCAAGAACCTCTTTGGCAGTTTCTACCCACTTGGGTTCAACTTGCTTTTGTATTTTACGAGCAGCACTAGGATTCATGTAGGTTCTAGGCATTCTTTCACCTCAATAGTCATATATTGCATCAGTGGCTAATACGCGTACATGTTTTGGGGCAATTTTAAGACTACTGCGAACTACTCCTTTATCTTCTGGAATTGGTAAAGGTGCTTCTGTAATAAAGAAATCATCTATTACTATTGTCATACGCTCTCGTACTGCCCCTGCCCCTTGTTTTTGTAATTTCAATACTATACCATCCGCATTAGCCCCATGCACATTATTAAACTCAGTTGTAGTTCTCATGTGATGCCAAAAGATTGGGTCATCTACAATGACTTCCATACTCAAGTCAAAAGTTTGTTTCCCTTCAACTGCAAAGGAAGCATTGCGACTACCACCAAATGGTACTTGGTCTGTGGATAATACATGCCCTGCTGCTCCTGTCAAGCCTGTAGTAGTCGCTGCGGGCGTCCCGCGTATTGTGTGATGATAAGTTACACCAGTGCTTCCGCTTAGAGTAAAGTTAGTTACTTGTGCTATTGCTACTCCACCAACAGTAAGTGTGCCATTGTAAAAGAAATATGGCTTTTGCCCATATTGAGCAATACCAGATTCTTTGCGCGCTTCTAATGTATTAGCGGTATTTTCAAACATTCTATGTGCTTGTAATCGGTCGCCACGATTTGCTGCTGTTGCTTCTAATCGCCCGGTATCAGTATAACATAGTGCTGCATCAAAATTAACTCCTAATTTTAGAGCCGCATCAGTATCAGCGGAAAGCGACCAATCCTTCACTTTACAACCACGGAATACTCTAGTTAATATTTTAGCATCAGTAGCGCTTCCCGGTGCATTAGTAGCATCTTCTTGATTATACGCTCCTACATTACGGGTACGCATAGAGGTTTCTAATGAAAATGAAGGGATAGTATCTTGACTGAAAATTAAATGCTCTACTGGGTCAGAAAGGTGCCCGTCAGAACTAATATGTGGGCTAGCCATCCAATATATATCATCGTTATTGGCTACATCTACCTTTAAGCCCCCACCAATTGTGACTGTGTTTGTGCCACTAACACCATCAAATGCGGTCACTTCTCCTAATAATACTCCTGCACTATTAAAAAGAGATGTACCAATAGTCAAAAATGTGCCGGGCAGTGTAGTATCAACATTCATAGCACTTGCATGAGACGCTGTATAGGATGCTGCAAACTTCATAGCAGTAGCAGTGTGGCTTGATGGACTTACAGTAGAATTAAACTCAAGGAAATTGAGACTTGAAGAATGTAATACATCAGTATTAGCAACAGCAATTCTCAAACCACCATCATCTGCATGAAATTGTATATCAGCAGCAACAACAGTATTAGCGATACCAAGCAAACTTCCATCTGCATTAAATATTTCATCACCGGGTGAAAAACTTAGTGTAGCATCTGTACCACCAGTGTCCATATCTACTGTGCCAACCGATGCTGCATCTCCTCCATCATTTGTTACTCCAGTAGCAGAAGCGGCATGTGAAAAAGAAAGAGGGGAGTCTAAATAAATCCTATGATTATCAGTATCAATTGCTACTATTCTCCTTAACTCACTGCGCCCAGTAGCATTAAAATGAGGAGCATCATGGCTTACTCCATTATCACTCCCCGCCTCTGTTCCTGTATAACCAAAATATGTAGGTGTGCTACTTACTGTGCCTGCGACAGATAAATCATCTTCTCGGTGTTGATGTACTGGTAACAAATTGCCACCAGACCCACCTGCATTATTATCTCTAATATACACATAATGACCTACTGCAAGGTCATTACCCGCCGAAGTTTTAATATTAGTTGTTGTAGTTAAATCAATATAATTTTGACCCGCATCAAGTGCTGTTCCAATTTTATCTACACAATTATAAAAATCTGCTTTATGGTTAGGTCTTGATACTGTTTTCCCTAAACAATAATGAAGCCATCGGGCATTATTCATCATGAGTTCCATAGAGCCTCCTTCGTTGGTGAACTTGCCCGGAGCCTGCACTACGACATCTCTACCGACACCAACTACATGGTAACGCTTCAAATCTACCTTAGTCTCAGGTAGTGCTACTGTAGCAGCGATTCCAATGAATTGGTCTGTAAGTAATGATTCTTTAGCCAACTTTGCAGTTGTTCCTGCTGTATAATCAGTATTAGTTACATCTGGAGAAGGCACACCAAAAGATGGGATAATAAGAACATCGCCTGCGGTAGATGCTGTAGTTGCACTTGTTTTCATAGCAGGGGACACAGTAATTGTAGTAAGACTGTTAGCGATAATTGTGTATTCTCTGCCTGTAGATTCAAAATCATCATCTCCATAATTTCCGCCACCTTTTACAATAAGACGGGCTCCTACAAGCATATTAGTAGGATACTTTAATCTGTGACTACTGTCAAAAAGATAACTAGCAGCGTGACTACTTGTTCCAGAAAAAGTCAAAATAGAAGAATCTCCAGTTCCTGCTGACACCGTGAAAGTAAGGGTTCCCCATGCTCCATGCTCTAAATATAAACCACTTTCATGACCTAATGTGACCTCTGCGAGGTCTCCCTTATACACTGTAGATGGCATGCGCTCTCACACTCCCATTCCCGCCCAGCCTGTAAAGGTAGCGATTATCATGGAATCAACTCCGCAAAGGTAATAACCTCAATTTGGAAAGTGAAACGGTGCAAATGTTTGGTTCTATCACTCAAATCTGTCCGTACTTTGAATAAAAGGCGGTCAAAATTAGTGCCATCTCCCTTACGATTAGTATGTACAACTCGCCTGAGTTCGTTCTCCATTTTATAGAGGCGGCTTCTGCCTTTATCGGTACGCATATCTACAGTCAAATTGACCCTAGTTGTCACGAAATCATAGAATAATTCAGGCGCTTCTTCGTTGTGAGCAGTCTCATAAATGAGAACATAATCATGCCTACGCAAATCCAAACGCTTACCTTTTTCAGGTGATGTTTCGGATATATCTTGGATGACTGGTTTGATGTTGTCTGTATTGGCTCTATTCCAACCATCTTCTAGTAAATCTGTCAGTAAGGGGATTGTCTCTTTCCATGTCGCTGTCATTTTAAGCACGCTCCCTTAGTACTTTTTGTATATATGAAGGGAAGTCACTTAGATGGGGATTGCGCAAAACCATTAGACGGTCTATTTTTCTTTGAAAGCGTTTTTCCTGAGCAGGAGTCATTTTTTTACCATTGTCTGTATATCCTCCTTTCCCGTCAGACTCAAAACCCTCTGCCTCTGCTTCAATGCGCATAAATCGTTCGCGTAATTCAAGAGGTTCATTCTGCATTTTTGTTAAGAGTTCTCCCATGTCTTTAGGATTGAAGGTAATATCCATTGTTTCGCGGAGGTCAGTGACAGCCATTTTAGATTGAGGGTCAAGCCTTATCATGTCTTCTTCCCAATCTTCAGGATTGAACTTTGGGTCAAGTTTGAAGTTTCTGAAACCAATACGAACCATTACTCAAACACCACCACTTCACGATATCTCGGTAATGTGGTATCAATATCCTTTTGCCATAATTGAATCTTGGAAGTCAAATCCACATTTTGAGTACCTTCTGGAATTAATACTGAACGGTCATCACTCATCAGTAATTCAATGGCTACCATCTTAGTACAAACATCTTCAATTGCTTTCTCAACATATCTCTCCCCATAGATATAAGATGCTTTTATTGCATTCCACTCAAAGAAGGGGTATGAATTGTTGAAATAAATGATACCCATCTCTGTATCAATCCACCAATCTCGTAATCGGGCTTTGTCTCCAACAGCACTCCCGCCTTGGAAATCTATAGACATAAGATATTGGAAGGCAGTTGTACCACTTGAGTTGAGTGTAGTTAGCGGACTGCCTACTACATTTGCGCATCCAGTAAAAGATGTAGCAGTTTTCCCAGTATAGGATAAAACCTCTACACTAGTGCCAGAACCAACCATAATTAATCCATATGACGCAAAACCTGCTGTGCTAGCCACATTGACTGTAGTAGAAGACACACTTGTACTTGTAGTAGTTTGTGTAGTAGTTTGGCTGATTTCTATATTGGTGAGGTCACTAGTCGCTATGGAACAGGTCTCCCCTGCAGCGCCATCTCTCATGCTAGTGATTTTTACAACACCTCTCCCATAATCAGAATTGGCGCTAGCGAGGAACTCGTCATTTACATAAACAGTACGAGTCCCATCTGACTGAGAGGCGTCCTCCATTGTAAAAGAGGGACTAGCCGCTACAGCGGTCTTGCCCTTTCTTGAGTCTTTGTTAATCAAATCAGCCAATTGTTGGACTGCGCTCATTTTATCAAAGGCATTATTCCATGTACTAGTAGTTGTACCTACAGTTAGACTGAAAACACCTCCACCACCGGGGCATAAATACACACCATCACTACCTAAAGCGGCATGGTCACCTATTGTTATACGGGCTTCTGCTGACCCAACTTCTCTGTAATCGTCTCCTTGCCACAATTCTAATCGTAGCATCTGTTGTACATTACGGAATAAGAGGGGAGCAGTACCTACATAATCAGTATAATATCTGCGTCTATACGGCTTATAGGTATCAAAATTAAGGTATTCAGAGACGACCAAATAAGGTCTCCAAGCATTATGAGTCTTGTTATCAATGATGTCTTGAGCGCGCAAGATGAGTCTATCCACTTTAGCCTTAGTCACACCACTACCTGTACGGTCAGTGAAAGATGCTTGGTTTTGCACAAAGGTGTTATCATTAGCATAATCAAAATTAGCATGAGTGAAAGCGCCAGTGAATACTAATTTAACTCCACTAGAACCTCCGTCTGAGATAGCAGTTATTGTTTTAGTTACACCAAGAGGTGCAGCGTCACTGTAAATGAGGATGCTATCTCCTACCGAAAAACCGTGGCTACGATAATCAGCACCGGTTACATAAACGCCATCAGATACAGAAGCGGCGCTAATAGCCACTGCTTCGGGCTTGCCTATCTCAAGTAAATCAGCAACACGCTGGGCGGTAGTATAGATTGTTTCATCGGGCCGTAAAGGTCTAACTTCAACTTCGCCGGGTGAAAATACTACAGGCATGCCTCATCCCCTCACCATCCCAAGCGCGCACGGACAGCCTTCAACATTGCGTCTCCGGGATGCGGGTCAAAGGATTTTGGGGCGAAATCATCTAAAGAAGTTTGACCTGTAGGGAGTGGTTTTTTCGTCTTGGATGATTGCCATTGTTGGACTTTGGGGTCACCATCATCAAGATTGTACCAAGAGCCATCGTCAGCCATTGATGCTCCTTCAGGAGGCTCGTCTCCTTCACCGATAAATGGTCCTTCAGGGGGTCCGCCTTTCGGGTAGCCCTGCTCTTTCATATTTTCAAAGTGTTTGGGGCTTTCGTCTCCCATCCAAGCGTCAGGGTCTTTTTCGTCATCAACATCAAAAGGAATTGGGTCATCCATGAAAGTAAGTCCGTGCTTACCTGCATCTTTTACGGCTTCTCGCATAAGTTCATCACGGCGAGCGGCTGCTGCTTCACCAGTCAGCCCTTCCGCAAAGGCTTTCTTGTTAGCCCATTGCCTTAAACGCATATCTGTTTCAGCGCCTTCTTCACCTACCAACACACGCTGGCGGTCAGGGCGCACAGGCATCTTAACGAGAATCATACTCATAGGCGAGCCCCCTCATCACGATGTCCTAAATTGAAATCCATTTGTTTGCCACAAGCAGAGCAGTTTTCAGTCCAACAAAAATAGAGTAGACCGCAATTAGTACAGCGTGTGCCACTACTGATATTCAAGATATCTTTAGCATTAGAATTGCGAACGCGCTGTTTGTGTGTCACACCTTTGAGGGGACGGTCTTCATCTACTACAGTGCCTTCTCCTCGGGCTTCTGCTAAACGGATACCGCGCTGTTCAAGGCGCATTATTTCTTTTGCGTCTAAAACAGCCTTTTCCATGATATCACTCTCATGCATAATTCACAGATACTACTATTTCGCCACGCGCTTCAGATACCTCTATCCCTGTCACCGCAGATGAGGCTCCAGCGAAAACATCCAAAATGCGTCCATTTAACATAGGAGCGAAAGTATGCGAATATAACTTGGCTCCTATCGGGATAGTACAAGAAGCCGCTTCTGTTAATGTAAAAGTTTCTGGGTCAGCGCCTGTATTTGTAGCACTAACATGACCAATGTAAGTATAGCCTAATCCGTCCAAACTTACTTCCGAGTTTTTGACATATAGGCGAGTTGCACTATTGGCTTTAGCATTAGGGTTCAGTATCCCATTCGCATTGGCTGTAGTGAAATCAGTTGCGGCATGAGCAGCATCTTGTGTGACAACACTAGAAGTACCACTAGCATTGATAGTTACAGCAGTTTTTACAGATAGGCCAGTATCATATGGTCCATTAGGTGGGAACCGGTATATCTGTGCTGTAATTGCTGGTAGCGCCATGGGGCTTCACCCCCATCAGCGTGTTCCAAGAATCCACCAACGACCATCGTGGGTAGATGCTGTGCTTGTTGCGCCTTCATTACCTAGGCCGAATACTACATATTTGGCGGTTTCATCAATAGCGACATCAAGTGTTCCGTTTTGGAGCGTGACTGCTGGATTAAATGCTCCCAACTTGTGGATGAAATCATTATCAGCGACTGCCACAAGAAGGCCGCCACCAACAGTGACAGAAGTTGCGCTACCGATTGCTGTAATAGTTCCGAGTCTCACACCTGATGCATTGTATAGTGTGTCACCAACACTGAAATGCAATCTGATATCAATAGTATCTACAGTCATAGCACCAGTTTCACCTGCTGCATATCCAGCGCCATTATTGATACGGACGCCTGTATTGTAATTGCTTGTTAGGTGTCCGCCTGCCGCCAAAACGCTAGATAGATGGTCCCCATAAGGTACATCTATTCCGCCGTCTGTGAAAGTTCCTGTCATCATGTAAAGGTCGCCCATTACATGCACTCGTGTATCTGTTGTATTTCCTGCTGCCATTTAAGTCACTCCAGTTGCTTCGGGTCAGATGGAGGGACTTCATCAATGTTTCCCTCTTCATCTATTTTTTCTTCTTCTACCGCAGGCTCTTCTACAAGGTCTTGGACTTCATTAACTCGGTCAGGATTTAATAAAGCGTCTGCTATATCAAGAAGTTGCGTCTTGGTCGCATAACGACCGGGACTTGAATCATAGGCTTCTAACCATGCTATTATCTCTTTACGAGTCCAAGTAGAATCAGGCGTGCCTGTTACTTCACTTGAATCATCTTGTTGGATTTCATCGCCTTCAATTCGCCAGTGGCTACTAGGTAGCCTTCTGCGCCATTGGTCTAACCACGCTTGTGTGACTTGCCTAGGCTTCATGCGACCGAAATCTTCTGCTGTACCGCAAGGGGACCGCCTTTCAGCAAATGGCCCCAAGAAGGTCACAGTAGGCACTGTGAACCACCTCAAGCCACGAGTAGCCAAACGGATGCGTTGCTGGTGTCGTTGGTCGTCCCGTCGGTCGTCTGGTCGCAAGTTGCGGTTACAACAAGACCACTCACGGTAAGAGCGAGGTTGGCCGTAGTGTCTTGACCGTGACACATCATCCCGAGAATGGCGTTGCATTCGCCACTCAAGGTAAGCGTTTCTGCGTTTGCCACTGCACCAAGCGTCAAGCAAACTAGCCTTGGTTGCATTCTGTTTGTACCATCGGTCTGTCGTGCTGAGAATGAAGTCAAAGCACCCGGGTAGGATGTTAGCCATGATGTATCATCTTGGTCTACGCCTGCCCATAGGGGCAAGTCTAAGTCCACTGCAATAGTGGCGCTTCCGCTCGTTGTATAAGTTACTCCTCTGTGTGTTGCTGCTGGCATTTTTAATCACTCCTTTTCATTTGTCTCCATGTGCCCTCACTGTAGGTCACGCACACTCCCTTGTCCTCCGAAGAAAGAGCACCATACTTCACCCATGGTTCGGTAGAGTCCTTCTTGGCCAAGCCTGTTGATTCCGAATGGGTCTCCGGTCTCAATTCCGCTTTCATAGTATTGAGTTGGTATTGCAGTGCTAAACCATACATAGTCAGTATCAAGGAAGTAGATACGACTGATGCCGTCTGTTTGCATGTCTTTGGTTGGAATAATTGGAACACCGTTGTAAGTAGCGACCACGAATCCGGCTTCTATACCGGGGACACCCTTTACACCGTTGAAGGTAGGTACGACTCTCTTCTCTTCCATGAACCTCTGCTGGGTCTGTAGTAGTTGCTGGATTCTCATTAGTGTATCATATCCAGTCATCATGACCTTTGGATTACCACCACGAGTCCAAACTTGCTGGAAGATGGTATCTAGGTGGTCAAGACTGAGGTTGCGGTTAGTACTGCTTGAATCAACACTAACTTCTGCGCTGTGGAAGCCTACACTACCATCACGAGTAATAGAGTACATATCGTGGTCAGTAGTTGCGCTTACATGCGTAGTACCAGTTGTCATGTTGTCAGGGTCAGATGTAATACGGTCCAATGATTCGTAATCGTTACCTGCTGGAGTATCTACATCTTCAAGTAGCATACGATTTACATGGTCTGCGTGATGCTTGCCCATTTCCTCTTTGAGGACTTGGCGGATGTCACCCATACCGTCATCTTTGTCTGCTAGGAAGATTGCTACTTCACTCATGTCAAATGTGTGAGCAACGGTCTTTGGCTTGGCTGCAACATGTAGGAATGTTGGCTTGGTTGTGTCAGGTAGTGTAGCATTCTCTGCAACACCGCCGCCCTTAGTGAAGGAAGGCTTGGCAGTAATGATACGCCATCCACTTCGGTCCCAAGGCTTCTTAGGTAGAATGCTAAAAGCATTGAACTCTTGGTTTAGTTGCGACCAAACCTTGCGGCCATAAATTGCTTGGTAAGTACCAGCAGTTGTGCTCATTAGTGGAGCATCAGCCTTCAATAGTTCAGAGCCACTGTAGGAGTAGCCCATTGCGTTCCCGGCGCCATAATAATAGCGCTCTAAGTCAGTTACTGTTCGGATATAATCTCGTGCCATTTATTTCACTCTCCCTGCCATACGCTACCTGCGAGACGGTGTACTTCGCCCCACTCCATAGTAGCCAGTTCCTCAGTTGTTGGGATTGGAACTGCGCTAGATGGGGTTACGGATTTCTGGATATCAGTTCCGCTTCCTCCACCAGATAGATTGTCAATACGCTCGTTTAGGTTTTCAATAGCCTTCTGGATTTCTCCAAGTGGAGCGCGTGCATCAAAAGCACTGCGCTCGGCTTCTGCCTTTGCTACTTCTTGCTCTTTGCCTAGTCTCTCTGCGAAAACTTCGCCAAGGTTAGCCTTGAACTGCTGTTCTTCTGCAGCGGCCTTATAGACTTGATATGCTGCTTCAATGTCAGCAGAGTTAATGTTGTTAGGGTGTAGGAAATCAGCCTTATCAATACTGGATTTCTTGCCCTTGCCACCAGCGCCATACTCGGCCTTTGGTGCTTCAGGCTTACCTTCTACTTGCTCTCTCTTTGGGGCTTGGCCGCCAAAGTAAGAAGCGCCATCAATATTAGGGTCGCCTCCCATTTGAGCCTTGTTCATTTCGTCAAAGTGCGCTCGTGCTGCCGCTGTGTCTATGCCAGCGCTTTTCACGGTGTCTTCAAGATAACTCAAGTACTCACTTGAGATGACATCGCTGTATTCGGACTTTTTGGTGTCCTCATCGTCGCCGTTGTCATCATCGTCACTCTCTTCTTTGTCGTTCACTTTCTCATCCTTTGCGTCTGCAAAAGGATTTTCTCCTTTCTCCATTGAGTCAATTCTCCCCTCTAGTCGGTTCAAAACACTACTCAATTGGTTCAAGGTGTCTGTTTGTCCATTGTCTTCTATAGTCATGCTGGTGTCCTCTTTTAATATTCTAAATGTCGCTTCCGCATTAATTCCTTTTTCACATATTGTTACTTCGTGTAGTTCAAGTTTGGAGATTTCAGTGTATGAGCCGTGTTCTTTGTCGCTTTTATTCATGCGTTTGAATGCTTGTCCTCCAATGCTAAATCCTCGTAGGTTGCCTTTTCGGATTTCTGCTGCGACTTCTCGTGCTTTTTCAATGTCGTTTCTTAGTTTTACTACTACGAACATCCCGACATCATCAACTTCGCTCTTCCATACCCTCCCATTACTGTCTGTGTGGTCCTTGACTACTTCTCCTACTTGGATATTTGAGTGTGCGAGTTGGACATTTTGATAGCCGGGGTTCTCCATGAACTTACGGAATGCGTCCTTTAATGCCTCCTTGGTTATCAGGTCACCCTGTTTATCTACCAACTCCACGCTTGCGTAGCCTGCGACAACGAGGTCACTTCCTTTGAGGAGAGTGATGCCCTCCCGAGGCAGTGTTCGGAGTCTAGGTTCAGCCAGCACACAATTCACCAAACTTCTGCACACCTATTTAATACCGGCTGGTCAAATAGATAGAGTAGCGCTTTCTGCATCTATATCCAAATCGCCTTCATCTCCTTCTTCTGTTTTGACCTTTTCATGTATATCATCTTGCGATTTTGAATTATTTTTGGACTTTTTAGGCCATGGTTTCTCTGGGTCTTCTGCTGGTCTTTGTTTCAAATCCCAATCAGGAAGTGTGGATTCATTGACTAAACTAGTAGGGCCATGGGGAGATTCGGTAGGAGTGCCTTGGTCAAAGCCCATACCACGAGACCCTGTCCAAGTAGTTCGCTCTTTACTTACTAACTCTAAAGCGCGTAAAGCCACTTCTAAAGCCTTAGTCACAGTCGGTTTATGGAAAGTGTCTTTTATTTTCTTAGGTTCTATCAGTGGTTCTGCATCATCTTGTGATTCATGGACTTCTTCCTTTTTCTCTTCTTCCGGCTCATATTCCAAACCTTTCAACATAGCACCTGCTACAGGAGACCAATAAGGGCGAAGGCTTTCAGCGAGCCGAATAGGATAAGCAGTATCGGCCATATCTCCCATAATAGCAGATGGAGAATGTATGAACCAACCCTCTGGCCATTCATGTGCTTTGTAGATTATTTCGTCATTAAGTGAGGGAATACTTACATGTACACAGTCTCCCGAAAGTGATACTTCATGTGGCCATGGAATAGGGGGATGAGATTTAGTGAGAAGGGATAAAGTTTCCAAACTCGCTGGCCCTTCACCGAAGCCTTCACCAATAACATCTTGTGCTTGAATAGTATAGACATCCCGCCCTTTACGGCTAGATTGAGTGACACTATCTACCCCGACATTAACGATATCGCCTACATTGAATGCTTTATCTGACCTTACTACTGTACCAATATCCATGTAGGGTTTTTCGTCAAATGATTTGGCCCGATTACCTAGTCCTTCACTATCAATAAGAGGCCCTGCTCCCAATCTATAGGAGAAAGGACCGCTACCTCTCCGGTCAAGAACAATAAGATTCACTTCTTGAGGAGACCTCAAAAGCACCCATTTGGGATGTCTTCGTTCTCCTTTCATGTAAGTTGATTGCGCATCTCTAAGTAGATATACTCCATTTCCTTCTTCTTTTAAGCCTTCTAAAGCCTTCACTAAACCTTCTTCATCTGTTGTGCGCGTATTATGAGGGGCTGGTATTTCCACATTTTCATTACTAGAGTAATGCGCTCGGAGTAATTTCACCCTTTCGCGAGTAGGTAAATCGGATACATCATCTCCCATGTGCTTAAGGATGTCCAATACTTGAAATTGATTTTCATTGAGAATGCCATCTACTACGAAATCTTCATCAGAAATAGATTTGAAAGAGCCGGGCATACCAGTTTCTAATGATTTGCGAGCACCATTTTCATCATATGCACTAATCCTCCCTCCTTTTTTCTTAACAATAAGTCGTTCCCCTTGTGGTATTCTGGATATTAACCAGTCTCCGCTAAAACCTTTTAATGCGTTTAAGTCTTCTTTGGAGAAAATACGATGCATTGGTCTAATAGGCGGAGCCCAATCTTCGGGACCGGCTTTTACTAGAAGACTATCTGGGTCAGTCAAACCTAAAATACTCATATCGTCATCAGAATTAGTTAGCATACCGGGAACATCTGTAGGCATTCCACCTAATGCATTCATAGTCATCATATTAGGTTCGGATAAATAGAGGTCTGTTCCTCCTAAATGCTGACTTAATTCAGGGAAAACCTGCAATAAATAAGGCGCTGGTACGCTATGCAAGCGAGTAGGGACAGGCACATTAGAACGATTTACTTGCACTGAACCATCATTTCGGAATCGGGGTATGAAATCGGGTGCCATGCCCCATCCCCAATTCATGCGGTCTCCTTCTAATAAATCCAAAGCAGTGCCTGTACCATTGGGGCCTACTGGGTGAATTGGATAATTAGACCATGTTTGTACAGTTTCAGTAGTAGGGGCGATTTCTGTTGGAATCTCTACATTTGGGTCATAAAGAATATGGGAATTGGCTCTTTCTAACGCATCAAGTCGGTCGTTATGCCGCTTGACAGGAGCGCGCCCACTGCCACCAGAGCGGGGCATATCTCTACGCTCTCCATGTGATGCTGATGGCACCCAAGTAAGACCGTGTTCTGCTGCTTCGTCTCCTTTATGTCTAAACATATAATCTGCACGGCGCAAACCACCATGTACAATATCGTCTCCTTTATCAGCCAAATCATGTAAATCTCCTGCTATTGGTTCAACATTTGGGATGAGTCCAGCGTTATAGGCTTCTGATACCTTCAATGGAATCATTTCTTTCCCGTCCAACGCTTGGAGCAAGGCTTTAGCGTTCTTCTTATGAATAGGGTCTTCTGGATTCATACCAAGTAATTCCATAACTTCCTCGGCAGAATGATTAGGGTTGATTTTTCGGGCATCAAGACCTTGAGCCCCTTGTGCTATAAGAGAAAAAGGACTAGCGTCTCGCCCTAACATCTCCCCAAGAGGTCGGCTTTCTCTAATACTTTCTCCATATGCCAGACCGTGCTGCCCATGATGCTCATGTGGCATTTCCATCATGTAACGATTAGCGAAACGGAATGTTTGTAGAGCATTAGATAACATAGTTAATGGGTCATCAGGAGTATAAAGGTCGGGGTGCTCCTTTTCCATTTGCTCTCGTAATTGCTGCGCTACATTAGTAATTGCATCAAAATGGCTACTCATCATATCGTTATGTTTTATCCATGAATCCATACCTTTCCCATGCATAGATTTAGCGCCTTCTATATCCATCCCCATGAGACCTTGCTCAAGAGAACGCAAATCTTCTTCCATGCTCTTATACTCATTAATAAGAGATTTCATTTTCTCCTCATTTCCTTGAGAATGATGCATTTCTTCTTCTAAACCAATAAGTTCTTCAACTATAGTATTGGCTATCTTAGTCATTCTATCTTCTTCTAATGAAGGACCACCTAGTTGTGGAGTAACCAATTCTTGTTGAATCATGAACGAAGGGATATCTCCTGTACTGATATGTTGAGGTTGTACTAAACCTCCACTTATATCTTTGAAACTAAGAGATTTACTTTGCATTGGGTTACTGGGGGGATGCATTCTCCCAAGTAAAGTAGCCATACGATTTGAGATAATAGAACCAGTGCGCGGATTAATATGTCCTTGAGGATTAAAAGGGGCTTCCATGCGATTAAAAGGAGTATATGTATGGAGATTACGCTTATCCATATCCCAAGCCATTTTTGTACCTAATTCTTTTTGTCTATCGCTATCACTCAAACGCATGGCTCTTTGGGAGAACTCAGGATGATTAGTTGAAGCAGTTAATGTGATATTATGCTTATCGGAACGAGGGGGGAAAATCGGCTTAAGGTCTGGGCCAATTACAGGCCCTGATGATTCATGAAGATTGAGTATCTCTGCTATTTTTCTTTCAGGAGGGGTGGAGTTCCATTCTTTTCTCTTTTTTGCCTGTTCAGGAGTTTCACCGGGGACTTTCATTAAACGCGGAGGTCTAGCGATAGGTGGATGAATTGAAGCCAACATGCCCATCATATCATCGCGCAAAGTAAACCCATCTAATTCACCTGTAACAGGGTTGTGCACCCCACTACCAATCAAGGAATGGCTATGATGCATTTTTTCTTTGCCGCTTTTAGTTTCAAGGTCATCTCTAGTTATACCTGTCGTCAAAAAACTATGGAGGGCTTGAAGATAATGCATTTGAGACCGATTCAATCCGCCTTTATTGAACGGTTTGTGCCAATGGCTAGCGAGCGTATCGGTATGTTCCCCATTAGTATTATCAAGATACCAATCGCCGAGGTTGTGGTCTTCAATTTCTTGTTTTGTAGGACCAACTGCTGCCCTATGATTGATAGCAGCATTTCGGATGCCTTTTCCTTCTATTGACTGTTTTGCGCTATCAAGGGCATTTTTATACACTTGCTTATATTCATCGTGTCCAATCAACGGCCCTTCCCATTTTTCGCCAAAAATAGGATGTTCATTTGCAGGATAAGCATTCCCATTTTCGTCATAACCTGCTAACATACGATATGTATGGTCAGTAAGTATCGGTAATGACCTTTCACTTTCTCGTTGTTTGTAGATTTTACCATTAGGCATAATTCTGGGCATTAATGTATGTTCAGAAGTCCCTTCAAAACCCATCATTTGATTGAAATGGTCTAATAGAACATCATGTATGCTTTCATCTGTATCTCCCGCCAGATGGTATTGAGATTCTTGAAGTAATTCAGGGAAACCCGCTGAACCTTCATATTCATAAGGGAACTCAGGTATTTGAGGGAAATTAGGTCCATGCATTTGGGGATGGCGATACCACCACAAATACTCGGGCACAGAGCGTTGCATAAAATTACGCTTTATTCTACCCATTGAAACATGCGGTGAGTTTTGGTCATAATCAGTACCATTATTTAGCATATGATTTACTACATCAGTCCGCTCTGTAGGAGTCAAAAACTCCATACCACCCATATAACCGAGCCACCCTAACTTAGAAGAGTGGGCTTTACCATCGTCATCTATGTGGTCTTCTCCATTGACCCATTCATTACGCATATGTTCCATATGCGCTTGCCTTAAGTTCCATTCCTTTTCTTCAGTAGATGTCCCTTTTATCCCATCTACAACTTCTGAGTTTTCAGGATTATTTTTCCAACGGTTAAAATGGTGGTTGTATATATCATTGAGATGGGCGCCATGTGCTCCTTCTCCTTTACCTATTAATGGTCCAAGGAATGGGCTACGAGGGAAATCTCGTTCTTCTTCCTCTTGAGGTACCCCTTGGTTAGCCCACATACCTCTCTCAGGAATCTCAATATCACCATAAATGGCTTCGTAATCTTCGCCTTCTTGTTGAGTTTTATGGGCTTCATTTTGTTTTACTTTTTGTCTATGGCGACCCACATCAGTTCTATGAATAGGATTTGTAATAGCGTGATTAGTATGGGCTATCTCCCATTTGCGTTCAGCAATAGCAGCCTCCTCTGCTTTAGAAGGAGTATTGGGGTCTGGCCTCAAATAAAATGAAGCAAGTGTTTCTACAAACTCTGGGGTCCCATATTCCATTCCTTGTAGAAGCGGATGATTATCTGAAGAAAACGGGTGTTCATTAGGAAAATGGGGATATTCTCCGGGTTTAAGATGTTTTAATCCGGGCCAAGCACCATGCATTAAACCCCCATGCGGCTCATCTCCAGCCATTAGTTGTTCATTTTTCCATTCAGCGGGAGGGCGAAACGGCTTGTATCTCCCTCTCCAAGCATGATTGACAAGTGCTCGTTCAGTCTCTCTATATCCTTCAAGACCCCCACCTTCACCTAAATCAGGGCTTTGGTCGCTGTCTAATTGAATATCATCTTTGAGAATTACATCCATCATTTTCTGGAGAACCCAATCTCCTTCATCCCATGAGCGAATAGCGCCATGTTGTTGTAAATTGAGTAATGAAAAATAATACTCAGCAGCAGCATTTTTTTGGTCAATACCGTCCATTAAGGACTTGGCTAAGGTAGAGCGAGCACGCTCATAAACCTCTATTGGACCTTCTTGTTTTTTCATCCACATCCCTCACCCGGTCACAAAAGTCGCCGAGCAAGGTCCTCTGCCGCGTCTGCGACTTTGCGGAGTCGGAGGCTGTCACCTTCTTGTAACGAACCAAGAACTCTGTCTTCTGACTTTTTCAAAGCAGCAGTAGTAGTATCAGAGCCGCTCTCGTGAGAGTAAAGAGTGGAGCCTTCAGGTCCATATTGATTAGGAGGGGCTGTCATCATATTGATAGGGTCAGCGGCTTTAACTGCGCCTTCTGGAGTAATGGCTTCTGATTCAATAGTAGACTGATTTGTCCAGTATTGTGGGCGCTGCGCTATTCTGCCCCCAGTTTCTATTTCCAAATCGGCTCCGCCAATCTTAGAACCTTCTGAAGGAGGGTTTTCCCAACCTGCTTTTTCTATTCTTTTTTCTAAGTCTTTGGCTTTAGACACAAGATTATTTACGCGTGGATGGCATTCTGTCCAACGGGGCTTCATTTATTATCCCTCCCTGTTATTACTTTGAAAGGTTCTTCCACATTACCAGCCGCTCGTGCTTGTTCGGCCATTTCATGGATATCTTCCCATGAAGTATTATGGAACTCGGTATTATTGACCGGTATCCCCAATTCTTCAGGGCTTTTCAAAATTGCATCTCCTTCTGTAGGACGAAAGCCGTCAGGGGCAACATCTTCCGAAAAAGGAGTAGATACTGAGACTAATCCCATTTGCTTCATAAGAGCATTTGGGTTTGAGACAAGTTGCCTGAGACGATTATTTTCTTGTTTAAGAACATTGATATCCCCATCCATGGCCTCCATTTTGGAGATAAGAACATTCATTAATGCTTCTGCAGAGTTCTTTTCTTCGCCCATTAATCACACCTTTCGCCATGGCTTCATGATATTACCAGTTCTTGCCGGAATAATAGTACCCGGCAAAACATCGTTTCTTTGAGTAACATCAAACACATTTTGTGTCTCATTAAACTTCATGACTGGTGCTCCACCTGCATAAATATCATTAGGCCCAGTAGCCTTTTCTGCTTTTCTTACTGCTGCATGAATATCATCAGCCAAATAGTCAGCAAACTTCTGGACTTCCATGATGCGATTCCTTGCTTCATTTGCATTTCCGCCTTCCAGCGCTTTATGAAAAGCCTCTACTTCGGCCCTCAATTTCATAGCCATCGGGTCCATTTTACTTAAGTCAGACATATCGTCACCTGCACCTCCCATAAGGACTCGCCTATTCAACCTTTTCAAAGACCCCTAGGCCGCCGAGCGTCCATAATTGCTTGAGAAGCCATACCAGATGGGCCGGGTTGCACTCCTCTTTGTTGAGTAGTTTGGAAGGGAGCGCCTGCGGTCATAGAACCTCTTACTGGTGCTGCAGGACCACTAGGCGTTCGGATGCCCATACCTTCTCCCCCGGGCTGTGAAGCGGGCATTGCTTGCGCCATACCCGGTGCCATACCTCTTGACATAGACGGGTGAGACTGATTCATTCCCGGCATCATTGCTGGTGGCATTCCACCGGCCATTGGCATTCCACCCGGAGGCATTCCACCCGGAGGCATTCCACCCGGAGGCATACCGGGTTGAGCAGCGGGTTGAGGAGGAGGTGATTTGTAAGTAAAGCGTATATCCTTTTCATGTTCATCAATGAGTTCAGGCTGGAATCCTAACATCATCATGCGCTGAGCGATATTAACTTCCATTTCATCACGACGAAGTCGGGTAACTTCATCTTCTTCCTCAGAAGGCCGTAGTGTTAATTTCCAATCTTTAACGCCCATAACTGAAAGCATCTTAGGGAATAAAAGGTCAGAATATATTTTTTGCCCAAACTCAACAGCGCGGTTTGTGACAACCATTTGCATGCCTTCATTATTCAAACCACCCCCTTTACCAGTATCCATCATGAAAACATTAGACACACCATAAAATGCTGCTATACGCATACGCACCTCATCGCGTACAGCAATATATTGCATCTCTTCTAATGTATCCATGAACTTAACCCAATTCACTCCACCACGACCACTACTTGATTCAATACCAACTCGTGGGACATAGTGCGGGTCTCTCTCCATCTTTTCGTCTACAGCCTTCCAAAAAGACTTCATGGATTCTAAGTTGTCTGTAGTCACAGATATGATACCTTTTGGTGTTCTACGCTTTTGATAGGCTGTATAGATATAATTATCCATAGCAGTAAGAGTCATTGCTTGGCGCCATAATGTATTCACAGGCGGTCTGCCATAGAGTTTGGAAGGATTATATTTTGATATATGTATTACTTCTCCTTCAAGATAATATTGCGTTTTACCGCTTCCTGCAGTATTAATGTGATGTACATCGTGTAATTCATTTCCGCAAGTAGGGCACTCAGTTTCTTGACCCGGATAAGAAACTTGGTCACGATGGAGGAGGCAGACTTTGTAGCGCCCTCCGCGAACACCACGCTTATCCGCTACTATACGCATGAATACTGGGTCACCGCGAATAATCTCTTTGATGCGATAAAAGGCAGGTTTGCCACTGTCTTTATCCACGAAATACTCTTTCACCATAATGAGAAAAGCGTCATCTACAATATTCAAATCATTCTCAATCTCAGAAAGTATTTGGAGGAAAGATTGCTCCATACTGTTGTCTTGACCAAATAACCATTTAGGATATATGAGTTCATCTTGGTCAGGTTTTCTGACTTCGCCCCCGCATTCTTCACACGCTTCTACTTCATGTTGATATTCTATATCACACTGTTCGCACTTTTGCCTAAACTTCTTTTCCCAAAACCAACCACGGCGAAACATTTCTTGGCGAATAGTGGAAAGTACTGTGCGTAGAATTAGATTCTCGTTAGAAACTGCATAAAGAGCAGGAATAGTAATACCTTGTGAAAGAACTGGCTCTTGGATACCACTTGTCCAAAGTGGCATTTGTGGGGCAGGTGTTTCTCTGCGCTTGAATGGCTTGGCTAATGTAGATAGAAATCTACCAATTCGGCTTCCACCCTCTCCTTCTTCTACCATTAGTTAATCGCCTCACTCCACTTACCTATAGTCTCTGCGTTAATGCCCCACTCATTGAGGAGTTCTTTACCTTTCGCTGTATCACACCAATTTTGGTATTGGACTACTCTTTGTAATTGACTTTTTCTTTCAGAATCTGCGTCAAGGAACTCTAATACTGCTTTGGCTTGTAAGTTTTTCATTTGAAGATGAGGAGAGATACCATTGAGTAATTTCCTTACATCATCTTTAGAATAAAACTGGAGGCGGTGCTGACTTCTTTGCCCGTCTTTATACACTTTCTGGTCAAGTTGTAATACTCCACAACCTAGAGTTTTATGCAATTGCTCACAATGCACACGCCCGCGCTCGCCTGTAGCGATGAATCCTGCACGAGGCTCCCCTCTCTTTGTGATTGTAATATAGCCGTCTGCATCAAGGAATCCTGCTGCATAAGGCCACACTTGAGATTCTTTGATGACTAAAGCATTTTGTTTAAGAAGGACATATTCACCTCTTCTTGCTCCCTTCATGATGTTGACTTCTTCCCCATATGTATTCAGAAGTCCGCCAAGTTTGCGACTTGAAAGACCTTTTCTGTGATTTTGGTCAAGCCCTCTGTCAAACATATTGCCTACCATATCTTGGGCTTTCATGGGGCCACGAAGTTCAAGTTCTTCAACAGCCATATTCAACCATTCTTTTTCGTATTTATTGAGAGTATCAGTTTGGTGTAAAGTGCTTCTCCATGATTTACGAGCATCTTTACGAAGTTTCATTGCCTTAGCCCATTCATTCTTTTGGTCACTATCCCACGCTTCTTCTATTGATTCAAGTGTTTTAATTACGCCAGTTGCATTATCCCACTGTTCGCAAGCACGAGTTAATGAAGTAGAGCGAGCAGAACCAAATCTACGCAGTGCTTTCAAATCGCGGTCAGATAAACCTAATTCACGCATTGTATCACTACGACCATCCATCCATGGGAACATCTGGAGAGTATTTTCTACTTCTGCGGCTTTTAGGGTCTGAACGCTACGGATGATATCATCTATATCATTCTTGAAATCTTTATGATGTCGGCGGGCTCTGCGTAAGTCTTTCACAATATTATCAGCACTCTTACCAATATTTTCTTCAAACCAACCATCTCCATTTTCAGCGAATACTGGGTAAGATTTCTTAGACATATCTTCCTCTTTCTCCTCTGTTTTTTCTTTTCCTTGGAGATTGATGACTATACTAACCAGCCCCTTCGGTTTATCCTTGAAATGAGGGTGCTGTGACAACTCTTTAGTAATTGCCCTCACGAGAGGGCTTTGTATTTCTTCAATATCTAAATCGCTATCATAATTGTCGCCAACTAAACCCGAACCCCACATGATATCAACTCCAAGCATCGCAAGTGCATTTGGCATTGCACTGGAAATTAAAGAGGGAACAAGTGCCTATTTCATCACTTTTTTTGACCCAATGCTTACAAGTCCCGCAACTTTGTTTCGGGTCATCAGCCGGGCAACGATAATTAGGGGCATCTTCTTTTTCTTTCAATAAACGCCAAGCGAGATTCATAGGCTCACCTGTCTGGAACATAGCGTCTTTCTCGGAGCCTCCTCCGCCCTCATGCATTCGCTCTTCGTGAATCAAACGCTGCATTGGGTGGTTAAATCGCTGGCCGCAATAATGGCAAGTTAAGGCATCAGTCATCTTACATCACATACCATGGGTGGCTTCCTCCACCTAATTCTTCTTGGACCCATTCCCCAAACCCGGGAAGAAAATCATCTAACATCACAACAGAGCCCTTGAACTCTTTAGTAGCCCAATTGGCTAACGCAAGCCCCATAGCAAGGTCGTCATGCACACCCACGCTCTCTAACTTACCTTGTTTAGTCATACCAAATCTATTCAATTCAGTCTCTAATTTATGAGTAAATATTTTGCTCTTCTCATCCCCATAAGGTGTTCTAATTTGCCCCTGCTCAAAAGCGAGAAGAAGAGACATGAATAAACTCTCTTTTCGTGCTCTAGTTGTCATAAAAGTACGAATTGGTATATCCATACCTCTCAATTCGGTCTCAAACATTCTTTGAAAATTATTGCCTTCTAATTCAATAAGGTCAGGTTGGAAACGACTATTGAGTAAAATGATATGGCGTTTCTGTGCTTCGGAGTTCAAACCCTTTTCGTGGATGGCATGGACTACTTGTTTAATGCCGTCATCTAATGTCCGCATTGTTACTATGGCTGTATAGTCTGCATTTTTATCAGAAGCAATAGCAGGGTCCCAACCGACAAAGTGTTGCCCAAAAACGCCGATATTTTCACCTTCTTCATCATATTCACTTTCGGCCCGGTCAAGTAATCGTAGATTTTCATCACGCGCCTGTTCCAAAATATCCATTGGAAACATACTTGCTACATCGTGAATAGGCTCACAGAGATACTCACGGGCGAATTGGATAGCAGGCATTGACATACGCCTTTGCATTAGTGCTTCTTCATCCCAACGGTTAGGCCATAATGCTATACCATCAGAATCCATAGCAGGAAAAGTTCCAACTTCAAAAGCATCTTTGGATTCTAATTCAGTGTAAAGGTCATTATATGAAAATGGAGTCCCTACCATCATAAGACGGCCAGTGTGGTGAAGAACAGGGAGTAGAACTGAATAAAACCAATCAGCGGTTCTAGCCAACTCTCCAGCAGTTGAACCCCAAAGAATATCATCGCATACTACAACATCAGGGTGGAAACCACGAGTTGCCCCGCCGACCGACTTAGCCATCAAACGGCTGCCGTTTGTGAACTCCATGTAGGATTTAGCCCATGGCATACCTTGTGGCTTGAGGTATTGTAGGATGGGTTCAGCGTCAATATGGCTACGAATCATACGCATATGCTCAAGAGTCTGCTCAAGAGAGTGACTGAATATCATAATGTGAGTACCGGGATTAAATGCCGCTATCCATAGAGCATAAGACATGAATAAAGTGCTTTTACCGTGGTCACGAGCCGCTTTAACTACATAGTAGCGGTGATTGTCCAAACAATCTACCCACTCGCGGTGATGGTCATTGAAATCATACCCGAGTATATCAGTAAAAAAGAACTCAAATGATTTGGCCGCCATTTCTCGGTCCATTTCTTCAATGAGTTTCTCAACATCACTCATCTCATAGCCCCCTTTAACATACGGAAAGCCAAGTCCATCGGTTCACTGTTTGTGAATACATCTAACCCCACATTCTGCGTTGCGTCCGCTGCTGGGTCTACTGCTGTACCTGTCCAACTTGTTATTCTATTAGGGTCTCCTTGTGGCATTGTGTCTGTCGCTGAGGCTCTTAGTTGACCAAGTGTAGGTGCTGTATTTGGGACCCCTGCTTGTAGAGATGTTTCTTTAGGGGGAGGAAGGTTGCCATATTCGGATGCAGCGCTAGGGAAATTAATAGGGTCTTCTTCTTGTACTATATTATCGTAAAAAGAACGACCAAGTTGAGCGGCCTCCATCTGACCTCCGATTGCGCCACCGGGTGTTTGTTCTTCCTCTAACATTGGGTCCATTATAGGTCGCCCTGTTTTGTCTAATATTGGATTACCTTCTTCATCTAATCTGGGTTTTCGCATAGGTCGCCCATGGGCATCCAACATTGGTTTATGGCTCCATTCCCCTTCTGCGGCACCAGTAATACTTTGTTTAGGTACTTGATAGCCAGCATAAGCGGCACCAAGAGCACTTTCAATATCTCCACCACGCTGTGCTCTTTCTGCAGCCAATAAAGCATTGACCAGACCTAAACCAGTCCCAGCCGCTCTTCCTGCAAGTGCGCGCTTAGTCCCTCTTGGTGCTTGACCTGTGGCTAAACCATGAAGGAGTCTGGCTGTACTAGGGCGATTAGCCCCTCTACCCCCCATATTGAACATAAAAGGACCACTCTGCCCTTGTATTCCTTGTGGTCCAAGGAAAAAACCGGGTCCTGCGGCATCTACAGCGGCAGGTGTCATTGTTTCTAAAGCCGGATTCTTAAGAATCGCCCAAGCAGAATCTATTGGCTTCATGAGAACACCACCTTTACTGCCCCTACAACAGGCGCCGGGACATCAAATACTTCAGCCACACGGTGCCAATCTCCTTTGGAAATGGCAAGACTTCGTATATCGTGCTTAGTGAGCCCCAATTTATTGGCCATTAAAGCAACATCGCCTTCAATATTGATATTGAGATTTTGGCGATTAGGAAGGTGTTTCAAAACTGCTACATCTCTTTGGGCATCTTTGAGTTGTAGTTCTTCCATTGCCTTTTCAATGCGGTCTAACATTTCTACAGAATCATTAGAGCGCATCCATTGGTCAAGAAGAGTTTGGTGTGGGTCACCGAAAGAATGCTGGAAGCGGCTCACATGCGCCGGGTTTTCAGGAAGCGGTGGCATTCCCATTTCTCTAGCCGTTTGCCTCACCCCTTCTACTCCTTGGGCCGCCCCTATCTGCCTACGAGCGGCTTGTAATTCAGGAGTAAGTCCCCGGGGCTCAATTCGGGGGGCTATTGGTTGAGCGGCAGGAGCGGCAGGTGCTGCTGGTTGAGTTCTAACTTCAGGTATAGAAGGTTCAGGCGGGGTTTGCTCTCTTTGAGCAGTTGGACCAGCACCCATGCCCGGGATAGGTATATCTCTTGTAGGAGCGGCATTCATGTCTGTATAGAAACGATTAATGAAATGTTCAGGCACTTCTTGATGCATTACTTGACCTAAATTACCAATTGCGCGAGATGCGGGCATATCAGTGGGGAGATTATCCCAATCTGGAGTCCATCGTTCAGTATGCCCATGGGCTCTAGCCATCATGTCTCCCATGCCTTCAATAATTTCTCTACGCCTGCCGATTTCATTGTGGTCTACACCTTCAGGTAAACCATGCGAATTATCAGCCATTGCTGAACGAGTAGGGTCTGCTTCCCATGGACCATGAGCGGCGGCAGCGGCAGCGACATTTACAGCATAAGAATGAGGGCTGCGTCCTCTTTTTCTAGTACCAGTATCAGTATGACCACGGTGAACATCAAAACCCTCTACATCAAGAAGAGGCCCCATAATTGTGCGGGTCTTAGTTCGTGTGGCAGGGCTTCCCGCTCCAGCAAACATGAATTGTAAAGCAGGACTGCGCGCCATATCTTGAATTAAAGTACTGCGAGTAGCAGGATTAGATATAGCCTCGGCGAAGGTAGTTTTAGTCCCATCATGGAGAGTAATTGGATGATTTGGTATTTGTTTAGGGTCTATATTTTGAAGAGCGGCGGCGATATTACCTTCTGCTTCACGCACTGTTGCACTATTGGCTCTAGGCGCATAACCTGTACCCATGAACATAGCCGCTGGTAAATGATGCATCACTTCCCAAGTATGTCGCGCCCCATGCGCTCCATCAAACATCATTCCTTCTGGGGCGTGTTGTTCAAGAATATGCCCCGGCACTAAACCGTGCGCCGCTAATTCATTCGCTTTAGTACGATAAACATTAGGGGACAAATGCTGGGCTGATATATTGGGATATTTAGCGAACTCCAATTCTCCCTCTGCTTGATGCAAACCCATATCTGTGAGAATATCATTAAGTTCGCTGAAAAATGGGACTGCTCCGCTCTCAGGGAATAAACCAATTGAGCCGCCACGATTACCATAATGAGTAAATAACTTACCGTCATGACCGCGAGTTGCTATTTCATGACCCGGCACATTAGTAGGATGAGGGCCGATAACTAACTTACGCCATTCAGGGGAATCAAATGCCGGTAAATGATGATTATCAGACATATGCTTACGATTAAAGGCGTCAATTGAATCTTGAACTATGGAACGAGCATCTGCCCTAATACCCATTTTATCAAGATACTGCTGCAAATGGGCTACTACTCCATCAATCGGATGCATACCACCTTCGGTAGGTTCTCCAGTATGAGGATTCCATGACCACATAGGGTGGTCTGGTTGATTTGGGTCCATATTGAACATATGTTGGGGAGGGAAACCCATCATTTTGTTACCCTCGGGTCCCATGTAAAGGACACCATCGCCTTTGAGAATAATTGAAGGCTCAACTACATTAGCGAAAAATGACTTGAGTAAAGTCTCTGTAGGGTTAAGGACAATGATTTGGCTCATTTCAATGACTCCCTATAATAGCAGAAGGGTCCATACCCCAATTTCTTGCATCGTCATCAGGACTAGATTCGGTTCCTCCTTCAAGTTTGCTGGTTTGCTTTGGCCCATTTGCTGGAGCATCGGGTTTATCGTCTCCTGCACCACTAGTATCAGCAGTGCCCTTGCCTTTACGCATCCTTCCATGCCGCTCTAACTTCTCTTTCAATTCTCTCAAAAGTTTAGCAATCTCCCGACTATGCATGAAAGCAAAAGTCCCGGGGCGTAAAATATCAATATTCTTTTTGAGAGGGGACCCTACTCCTACTTTTCCTGACATTTGGATATTAGAAGAAGGCAACCCTACTTGGGCTGGTTGTGGGAGAGGTGGGGCAGTTGGGATAGTAGGCGGAGTCATAGGGCTAAAGCCAGTAGGTTTTCGCAAACGGGGCACTCTTGGTCTAGCCAATCTACGCAAAGATGGCATACCAGCAGCAGCGGCTTGTCCCGGCAATTGACCCGGAAGACGACCTCCTCCAGTAGGGCCGGGATTCTGAGTGCGCTCACCAAATAACCCGTGAGGTGCTACAGTTTGTGCAATATCACCAGTTAAACGGCGCCTTAGTTGCTGACCGTAATATTGCCTATACTTTTCAGGGAATTGCCGTAGAGGTTGTTTAGTTTGGACACCAAGGTGAGACATATGCACAGCCAAAGGACTTTGCATTAGCCCGCCTTTGATATTATGAACACGATGACGAGGTGCTAAAGTTCGGCTACGGGCTTTTGCTCGGCGGGAAGTCGCTGTAGTAGGTCTGCGCCCTCCGGGAGCGACCTTGAACTTAGGTTGAGCCCATTTTTTGGCATGTTCTTTTCGGCGTTGAGTGGTAGTTCCCGCTGAACCAATTTCGCCAGCAGCCATTGGCGCTTCGCCCTTATCTTTTTTAGATTTCATCAACTCAGACCAAGCCACCTCCATTGGCTCGCCGTTTCTAAACATCTCATAGATTTCATCGGGAGTATAATCCATCGGTGAGCCAATTTGAGCAGTTTCACTTCTATCTTCAAGTACAGGTTCTACCTGCACTTCATAATCATCTTCTATTGGGTATTGAGACTTATCTGCACCATAAAATTGGTCTATTAAAGAGTTCAAAAGAGCAAACTCCTCATCGTCATCTACTAACCCCTGTCTATACATTTCTTGTCTGTGCGCTTCAACTTCGTCATCAAAATCAGCGCGTTCTTTTGCTGGAATATGGGGTATCCGTATCCCTGTCTCATCACCTCGGTTTGCTATATAGCCCGCTTGACCCGGCTCTACATCACCTTGTAAAAGGGTGGCTATTGGTCTGAATGGACGCCCATCGGTGCCATAATGAGTAAAAGGTTCTTTCTTGTTTTTCAACAACTCAGACCAAGCGTTCTCCATCGGCTCAGAATGATACACACCCATTGGACCGAGTAATGGCGGAGTACCACCAAGCGCCGAACCTGTACCAGTTTTGGCACCAATGGCTTGGTCCAACATGGCCCCGCGAGAACCGGAAGTACCTGTCAAAGCAGATAATTCGCCTTGCTCTTCATCTTTAGGTGCAAGTTCATTATCACCTTCTTGTGAAACTTCACCCATACTAGGGGGTAATTCATCAAGAATATCTTTATGTCTAATTTTGATATGATGTATTTTTTGCCGTTGTTTGGTTTCTTCTTTTTCTCGCTTCTTCTTTTCTCTGCTTTCCGCCGCAAGTTCGGGGTCACCATAACCATGAGCATGACCAATATCATCCTCTTCATAACCAAACATTCGGGTAGATTCTGAACGAGGACTATACATTCGGGTATCAGACCCGCGCCCCATTCCTCCTGTCCCGCTAGGCATTATACTTCACCTTCCACTAATCGCTCAAGCGTAGCACGACTTCTGCTGGCAAGATTGTGATAAAACTCTTTCACTCTAGGTGGATGAGTAAAAGAGCGAGCCATATCCGAACAAATATGTTCAAACTCAATAAGAGCATGGCGCGCTCTATCTCTAATTTCAAAAGTATCCCAACCATCTTCATGAATAAGGTCTAGCAAATCTGAGCGAAGATTCTCAACTGGTGTATAGAAAGATTGCATTTGAGGATTCTCTACCTGTTGATTGAGATAATGGAGCCAACGGCTTACACATTCATGGACTCCATCATAAAATGGACCAATTTCATCATCTTCTAATGCGCCAGACCCATGTAACAAATGGGTGAATGGAGTGCCATAAGCCAATAAAATATTCATTGGGACATGGACGCCTTTCATTCAATCACCTCTACATCTCCTTGTTCCAAAAGACGCTTCTTGAGTCTGCGCCAAACATCTGGAGATTCTTGCGCTAATTCTACTTTTAGTACATTAATCGTATTATTGACAGTTTGGGCTTCTGGTTCCCCACCCCATTTCTCTTCAAACTTCAATAAATCCTTGATACTTTCACGAACTTCTTTGTGTAGAGTTACTGCATCTCTTACGAATCCTTCTTCATGGACACTCCCTTCACTCATCAATTGTTGTAATTTATGGTTAAGTGCCTCTACATTCTCACGCAATGTTTGGACCTCGGTTCCTGCCGCAAGAGCCACTTCAAATGCTGCGGTTTGTTGAACAAGTGGTTGGAAATGAAGTCTCATATGATGATAAACAGTAGATTCTGGGACTCCTGCTTCTTCGGCAATAGCCTCACTACCTATTTCCCCTTCGTAATAAGAACGCTCAATATTGGCTCTATTCGGATGAGAGCATATAGGGCAAGAAGGATTCGCTCCTCTAACATAATCTCCCATATGATTACGGAAATGGCGGTCAGCAGTATTAGCCCTCCAACCCATATCTCGGTCTAGTTCTTTAGTGGAGATAAGACCTTGTTGAAGTTGTTCTTCTAACTCGTCTCTTTCATCACATTGACAGAAAGAGCATGACCTCTTTGTCACTCGCTCTCGCTCTGCCATCACCCTCTGTGAGGGTGGCTCGGTGGATAAGTCTTTACAATGAGCCACTTTACCATAAAGCCGATGAAGAGGCTCTCCAGAGCACCGCGTTCGCGTGCCGCTGAACTCTACAAAGCGGCAGGAGATGTGGTTAATCGTAGGTTTGTTTCAAAGGAGAAAAAGGCCGAAAGAAGAGCAATTTGTGAGATTTGCCCTAGTTGGAATAAGACTCTCAATATGTGCCGTGAATGTGGCTGCCAAATGAGGGTTAAAACTAGTTTAAGTAGTAGTAAATGCCCTTTAGATAAATGGTAGTGCTATCTCGCTATACGACCATAAACTCCGCCTAGCATTATGAGACTAAAAAATAAACCTGCCATGACATATGACATATCTGCAGCATCCAACTTTTGGTTGGCAAAAGCAAGGACGCCCATAAACACAATTATGAGACTCAAAAGTTGAACCATTATCATATCAACTATTACTTTCTTTTTGGGATTAAAAATATCCATAGTAGTATGAGCAAGCCCTTTAGGTACAAATCCTGTCATTTCTGGAGGTTTAATCATTTTAATCACTTCATTCCTATAAATCCGCGGCCCAATGAGCCAATGCCACTACCCATCTTTTCCATAAATCCTTCATTAGCAAGAGCAGCATCAAGAGCAGAACCCATCATGCTCTGTTGAGAATAAGTGGCAATCTCTGTTTGGAGGGCAGTTGCTTCTGTCTTAGTTTTCTCTGCTTCTGCTAGCACATTGGCGAACTCACTTACCACATTTTCACTAGATAGTGTCTGCATTTCAGTGGATAAAGATGTAGGGTCAAGAATCATTGACCCAGTATCATCATCAATTACGAACTTGGCATCACGAAAGAAATTGACTACAGCCAATTCCATCATTACTGATAACATTTGAACAAATGATTGGAAGCCAGCGCCTGTAAGCCAACGCTCTATCGGATATCCACTATTGAGTAGATGAATAAGGATTTCAGTTTCATTTGGAGGAGTCACTTGTTGTTGCACAGGTTGTTGCATACCAAAAGCAGATGCCACACCACCACCAAAAGCACCTCCAATAGGTTGTCTCGCTTGCGCAAATGGGTTTGCGGCAGCGCCATTATAAGCCGGAGCACCGGTCGCTCCTAAGTTCAATCTTGTCCCAGTTGCAGTCGGCTGCCTATCAAACATCCCCATAACACTCACTGCTCCTGAACCATAGGCACTTCATTAGCCTGTTGCTCGGCTATAGTTGCTTGGGGAGCCATTATTGATGCCTGTTGAGTCTGCATTTGTTGCTGTTGCTGTAACATATTTTGGAAGGCTTCTGCCGCTTGGGATTCCATTTGTTCTAGTTCGTGTTGGAAAATACGAAGGTCAAAAACAATCATCGTAACATCGTTTAATTCTGTGACAGGATTTTTGTAATGTAAGATATTAATTCCGTTATAGCGTTTAGAGTCTTTATCTAATTCAGCAAAGAATTGTTCATATTTTTGTAACATAGGCGGAGTATTATCTTTCTTTTTTACAACAGAAACAGGGACAGCAACAGTAGATACGCCTCGTTTCACTCGGTCTCTAATGCTCTTAGGTTTATCTTTTTGTTCTTTATCTTCTTCTTGTTCCCATTTTGTGAGTAAATGGTAGAGATGTAAATGCTCAGGACAATAAGTACCTCTCATTGAACGCCCACCAGTAACTCCCTCTTTTGCTACAAAGGCTTGAGGTTCACCAGTTATTTGGTTGAGCCAATAAGATTCATAGAGAGAACGACCGCTTTCTTCATCTGAAATGCGCATATAGAGATTATCAAAACGGATAAGAGTTTCACAATCGCAACCATCTACTACACATACATGTGAGTGTTTATTATAACGATATTTACCGCCAAACCACCAACGCCGAGGACTGAAAATACTACGCTTAGCGGGTCTAAGCAAACGATATGCTTGTTTGATATCTTGCTTACGGGCTTTCACCGGATTAGGATGGCGGCTTGGGTAAAAATTAACTTTAGGGACTTCTATATTTTGTTCAGCAGCGGCTCGCATCATCTCTGTTTGAGCAGATTGCTGCTCCATTAATTCACCATAAGTGAGAGCAGGATTGCCTTGCTGCGAAAGCGCTTTGATATGTGCTTCATTTACTCCGGCTAAAGGAGCCCCTTGTTGGGTCTGCGTTTGACCACCAATACTAGGCAGCCCGAAGTTCAACATTAATTATCCTCCTTATTGGGTTTCCTTTTAAGCGGCTTAGCGACTAATTTGAAATCATCCCCATCAGGCTTTAACTCCCATCTCATTCTATGCCCTGCTTTAAGCCTCATTTGCCTAACAACCCATTGGGGTATAGTCACTCTTAGAGAGTCGCTTTTGGCAGAAGTCCGTACTATGAGTGTCGTGTCTGTGGGGTAAGCCATATCCCTCCCAAATGAAGGCAGATGAAAAAGGTTGCTCAAGAGGGCAATGCCTTATCATCGTCCTCATCCTCTTCTGAAGGTTCTGGAGGTAAAGGCGGGCGAACGCCTACTGATGCAGCAGGGCCTCCGGCCCCACGGACAACTGGCCCAGCGCCGGGGACAATGGGCTCTGAAGGAGTGTTGAATGAGGTACGACCGCCCGCAAAAGACATGGCTGTAGTGAGTTCTTCAAGTATTTGCTGCGCTTGAGCCTGTAAATTAGGGTCAGGACTTTCTATATTAGCATTAACGAAAGCCCGCAATTGCTGCAATTCTTGAGGAGAATACTGCTTTCCAGAAGATGAAACAGGGCGAGATTTCAAAATTGTCCAAGCGGCGTCAAGCGGGCTCATGGTATCACCCACTCAATAGGTCTATCATAGTATTTTCTACTTGCCAGCCTATACGAGTGGCCATAAAACCACGCCTTGTGGGGATGCCAGCCTTCTGTAAACGAATAAGGTCAGGGCGAAATGGGTCAAACACCTTGTGCTCCCCAATTCTATCTTGTTGCCATAATACTGAGGCATCGTCATCCCACCATTTATCGGCTTTATTGGCAACTAACATAACCATTTTAGGCGCATACTTTTTTCCTTTCCACCATGTTTTAAGAGAACGATAGCGGTATTGGCGATGGATGAGAGCGTCTACAAGATATTTGAAACCGCCAACTGCTTGGATTGCTTCATCTCCACCTTTCGCTGCTCTATCATCAAACATGAATACAACCGCTTCTACTTGCCTATGGACCATATCATCAATCCACAGGCTCCAGAATCTTTCATCCCCTCCTATATCAGAACTATATACAACTCGTTTCTCTCCCTTCCAACGCACGCGCTTACGCGTAGGGCGAGGTAAAACATAGCGACCCATCATGCGGAAATGGGTTGTGCGTTCTTCTTCCGCTATTGGTTCCATTTCGCCCGGAGTGGTCATGAATCTATCAAGAGTAGTCTTCCCTACTAATTGTGGACCATAAACTCCGACTTTACGAGGTTTCCAATAATTCCACAATTCTCTTGCCCATACCATCCCCCCAACAAGGGCTGAACCAGCAAGTGCTGACATTCAAATCAACTTTTCCAATTGGCGCTCGGCCCATTCAGATAGCCAGTTCCCTGTAGATTCCCATAAGTTCCAGTCAGTATAATACTCAACAGCGGAAAGAGTGAATACTGCTACAGTGCCTAGTAGTAAGACTTTAACCCAACCCACAGTTTTTTCATAAGTATTATCCAATACATTTTGGGTATGCATCGCTCTTAATGTCTCTTCAACTGCATTATCACTTGGTGTTTTGAAGATGCGTCCCATATAGAGTCCTCAGTCATCCTTCTTTTTGAACTTCCCGTCTGAACCCCGCTTTTTCTCTTTTTCTTCTGCCTTGTCAAAAGAAACTCCAAGATTGATAGCCTCCTGACTACCTGCAATATGGGAAGGAGGAGTGGGATTGAATAGTTTCTCTTGATTTTCAAGAGATGCCCAAGTAGGGATTTTACCGGGATTGTTTTCCATCCAACGGAGTTCATTTTCTAATTGTGCTTCTTGCATTCTCAATTCAAGGTCTTCTCTTCGGCCATCAAATACTCGTTGCATATCACGATAACGACTCTGTCGGCGCCTTTCACCTTCTTGTATGTGCATTCTTTCATCCATACCTTGTTGAAAGAACATTTTGAACATGTAATAACCAAGACCTTGCATAGCAAATGCTCCCATAGAATAAGTCATTCCATTTAGCAAAGGGCTATTTAGATTCAGCCAAAGTTCAGCATTAAAAATACCTACTGCTACTCCTACAAATAGGGATTGGGCTAATATCAAACCCATCAATCTAATTTCTGCTTGCTGCTCATCACTATGCGAAACCATGTTATGAGGCCACACGAGAGGGCAAATTAAACTTTACCATTCTATATCTTCATTCTGGCTTAAGCAGTTCTTGCCATTCTTGCCCTAAATCCATAGGATTATTTGAGCCTTCTACTCTAAATGGTAAATCGGAAAAATATTGAGAAGGGTCATCTTGCCTTAGTTGCGATAACATCTCTTCTGCTCGTTGTTGAGCGGCCAGTTCTCTTTCTTTACCTATGCCTAATCTTCTCATCATAGCAAAAAACTGGTTACGCTGTTCAGCATCGTATTCACTCGGAGATTGTCTCATATCTCTATAATCAGCACTTTGTTTGCCTTGCTCATAAAGATGCTCTGCCTCTCTCCACTCTGGTTCCTTTTCGCCAAGCAATTCGGCTGCTCGGTGCCCATAATCTTGGATAAACTTATTACGAATCTCTTGCGGTTTTTGTAATGCTCTGGACACAGCCACAAAACGATTAGCAGTAGAAGGGTCTCCACCGCTACGAAGAGCATCTGCTTCTTGGAGTAATTTCCAATTATCAAGACTTTTGGCTGTATCACCATATGCAACACCGGGTTGAGTCCCAGCAGTAGTACCAGCGGCTTGAGTAGCCTGTTGTTGCATATCCATATTGTGCTGCTGTTGTTGTGCAGCACTCTGTTGGGCAGTTTGGATTGCAGGATTTTGGCCTCCTCCTCCTCCTGTCATTGCGCCCCCTAGCGCACCATATCCAAGCGCTTGCCCTGCCCCACTTTTGAAACCACTCACTACAGGATTTACCTCTGGTTTCGCCATATTCATATCCAGAGCCTCTTGCGTAACTGTTGTGCCTGCACCAGTATGACCTCCTATATCCAGAGCCTCTTGCGTAACTGTTGTGCCTGCACCAGTATGTACGCCCGGTTGCTTAGGCATGACATCTAGTGTATGTTGAAAAGGGTCAGAGTGCGCTATTGGTTTTATTGGGGAAGGGGGCTCGGGTACATGACCGACTGGGGTAGGGCGTTTGATTGCTGTTTTAGAACTAGCAGGCAATGAAGCAGGCGCTTTAGGCGCTTTAGGCGCTTTCGGCTTTTTTCCGAATAACCTTCCTATGGCACCCAATGCTCTTGCGCCCAAACCCACACCACCAGCAGTAGCAGCAGTGCCTGCAGCAATAGGGGCGAGAGCGAGAGGCGCTGCCTTTTCAATAGGAGGCTCCACTAAAACGGAGGGCATCAACGCCTGCGAGAGGGAAGGAGATATTGATTGTTACGCCCAAAGCCTAATTTCCTTAGTACCTCACCCGTAGGGGTGAGGCAGGGCCATGGGCATAGATAAATCGTGGTCTTTTTTGAAGGCACGGCAGACCACTCTTAGTGATTGGGGAGCCATGCCCAAACCGCTAGGCGATGCAGTAGAAAAACCAGATACTGGCTCTCCGCAAGATAATAAAAAGCGCCTCTTAGGCTTAAAACCGAGCGATTTCCATCTTACATCTTTAATTACACAGCGACCCCAATGGAATGCCCTCGCCGATTACTACAACCTCTCTAATGATTTGACGACAAGAGACCCTTCTACATCAAAATTAAAACGAATATATGATTGGTATCACGATAATTGGGATGAATTGGAAGATGATGATGATGTTGATGTGAGAGATGAATACATGAAGGGTATATTGTCCGATTTATTTGGGGAGAAACAATATGCCCTTTGGGCTCCAAAAGGAGCAGTAAGCCCAAGCGAATCATGGGGGGGCTCTTTTTATCGCGGGGATTATACGCCTTCTAGTCTAAATGCATCTGGAAGATTCTACGACCCAGACACAGGTTTGTTGCCTCATGAAGAAGCATACGCCCCTAAAGGCATGATACCAATAGGTCGCGCTAGTATGGCGGGTCCCCATGTCAGTTATATTCAAATTGACCCTCGCTATGAAGGCCAAGGGTTAGGGACATTATTAGGACAACAAATACTTGGTAGAGAAGGGGCACTTATGAGTTCAGCGCGCACAGACAAAGGTCAGGGGTTAGCAGCAAGAGCCATGAAGTTAATACCGAAAGGGCTGCGTAGTGCAGCGGGCCGTAAATTAGGTAAAATCCCTCATTTTGCAGAACTCGGCCCTTTACATAATATGGAATTAGGTGAGGAAGAGGGTGACACATTATTTGATACAATAAGTCATTTCCATCTCCCTGAAAAATGGGGCTCATTACGCCCTGATATTACTACTGTACCATGGAGCGAACATATATCTGAGGAATTAAAACAACCCCCATTAACTCCCCCCCAACTTGGGAAAGAACCGTGGAAGCACGCACGAGGACAAACCAGATTGACGCCAAACCCGTATCCGAATCCCAACAGGCCGGTCCCTTCGGCAAGCCTCCCTTACTGGGAAGATGTACGACCAAAACCAGAAAAGCCGACAGAGCAAATCAATGAACCTACTGATTGGGACTATGACCCAGATTACCATTTGGCTAGCGAACCAATGGACCTTGCTTTTAGGCTTCTCAAACACGCCACAAGTCCAGAGGCTTTACGACATAAAGTAGAATACGATACTGAGTATGAATCAAATCCTAAAAGGGTCAAATACCGAGAAGACCTCAATCGGGAGAGGCGCAAACGCGGTATATATGGACGAGGCGGCCCTGATATTTCTCATACTCGTCAGCATACACTTGTTGAAGAAGACCCTCATGCCAACCGAGCAAGACATTTCAAAGAGAGAGGGACCCTAAAATCAGTAGGGGTCCGTTAATGGACTACTCTCTCGTCATCCATGCTGCACTTTGGGTAGGGGCATTTCTATTCGGGGCTTTATTTGGCATGCTCTATCCTATAGAAGATGAACTAATAATTAGACAAAAGCCCAAAGAGCGGCCTTCAGATGATAAGTTCAAGGCTTAGGGAGAGATGCTGGGGCACCTGCATCTTCATCGTCTTCATCCCCAGCCTTTTCTTGGCGTCTAGGCTCAACTGCGACTTTGCCGCCAGCAGGTGTAGTAGCACCGGCACCGCTAGGTAATTGATGTGGGGCGGACTCTTCAAGATTCTCTAATGGGACATAAGTATCTCTACCTATCCAAGGTGGGGCGTGATGCAAATCATGGATAGGTTCTTCCTCTAACCAAGGGGTCTCACGCTCGTCTTCATCTTCAGGTTGCTCGGCTTCTGTATCATAAAGACCATAATCGCCCAATTCTACAGGGTCAATTTCGTCTTCGTCTTCATGTTGCTTGCGAATGGCTTTACGAATGACTAGCGCATTCCATGCTTCTTCCATGGCCATCACGCTTACAGGCATGACACCTCGTAAAGAGACTCAGTTCTAAAAGTTAGTGGCACCCTCACTAAATCGGTGATAGAGAGAAAACAGAAAGAAACACTGTCGGGAGGTCGTGAGGGGCCATTACTTGCGGAATGCGCAAGGTCAATCAAACTTTCGCATCATTTGACACCCAAAACGAATCTTAGTGGTGCTATCTAATCTCCAAAATGAGCCTTCTCCGGGTGTGTTCTCTTCAATATAAGCACACAATTCTCTACGGCTCATTTTTTGGAGGTCTTCGTCAATAGAAATCCCTAGGATAGTATGGTCATTTGGATACTTCATTTTAGATTCTACCCAAATGTAGAGTTTTTCCAAAAGTTTCATGGTAATACGAAATAACCAAAATCCTTGAGCCATATCAATCATCTCTTCCGCTTAAGTGCAAACCTTGCCACATGTCATTATGTACTGCTTCTATTTCTTCCATTGTTAGGTTCACTTCTGTCTCCCACTGAGAGATTTCCCAAGTAACCCAGACCACTAGAACAAGCATAACAACAGATAGTCCGATTATCAAATCTACAATCATTGCGCCACCTCCATAGGACTAATGCGGCTTGCCACAAATGCTGCGACCTCCGCTAGAGCATTTTCGCAAACTCCTGTGTCTAACCCACGCTCATTTGCCCATTCAACAAGGTCTTCGGTAGCCACATTCACTCCAGAACCCGGCATAAATGGGCAACCACCTAAACCGCCAATACTAGTATCAAATTGATGCACCCCAAGTCCTACCGCTGTCTCTATATTTTCAAATAAACCGGAGCGTCCTCTAACCCCTTCATGTAAATGTAAAGCAATTTCGGCTTTAATGCCTGAATCAACTAGATGTAAAACCCGTTCTACTGCTTTTGGGTTCGCTTTTCCGACTGTATCACAAAGAACAACAGTTGAACCTAGTTCATTTGCGTCTTGAATCGCTTTTTTCAGTAGATTTGAGTCAATTTCACCTTCAAATGGGCAACCAAACGCACATGACACATAAACTCGGATATTTTCTTTAGGGATATCTTTCAATACATTTTTGAAGTGCAAAAACGCCTCATTTCGTGTTTTTCCGAGATTTCGGGCGTTAAAAGCCTCCGATGGAGAAAAAAAGATGTTAAAATGGGTTAAACCAGTCATAATTGCGGTTTTGAAGCCCTTTTCATTAGGAATAAGAGCGCCTAACTCAGTTTTAGCATCTATTTGGCCTATTACTTCTCTAAATACAGCCGCAGTATCCGACATGGCCGGGACTAAAGCCGGATTTACGAATGAACCCATTTCAATATGAGAAATACCGGCATTTTCTAGCATTTTAATAAGTTCAACCTTTTCAGATGTTGAAAATCGCACTTTTGAGTTCTGTAGCCCATCTCTAGGCCCTACTTCATAGATTCGCAGGCTCGGAGGCACGATAGTGCGAATAGGGTTCTTAACATAAGTGTAGAAGTTACACCCGATGCAGTAAGTGCAGCAAAATACACCATTTTCTAAGTAAGCATTTACTGACAAGCCTCATAAGAGGGCAATGCTTCCCCTTGACCATGGATGTAAAGGTACTTTGCTCAAAATGCGGCCAATATCATAGCGTTTTCATGCTTCCTAAGCATGATTGCGACCAAACGGCTATTATTTGCGCATAAGTTCAACTTTGAGTAATTGCATAGCGATATCTATAGGTTCACTCTTCTTCTTGAGTCCAGCAATAGCGTCCTCCCATCCTGATACCCCCGACATGTCCCGTCCTCCTCTCCCAGTGTATCCTGTCAAATCGTCCAAGGAGATACCTTTGTCCATCCATGCCTGTAATAGTGCACTGTAGAACGCCTTGGCCTGCTCTGGCTGCATATTCGCCATAGACTCACTCACCGTCTTTAGTTGGTGTGGAAAACCTGTCTCTGGGCTGGCCCATTTTCTGGCTCTCTGAGGGCCAGCAAAAACTATCCGCCCTGCCCTGCGTCCCTGCTGCGGGATTTTGAATAAGTGTTCCAATCCGGGAGGTACTCTTGTGCCCGTTGCGACTAGTGCTCCCGCCGGAGCAGCAGGTGCAGCAGCAGCCACCTCCACCAATTCGGGCCTCTGATAGTGTAAATCTCTCAGGGCTGGAGTTTCCAGTCCGTGCTCCAGATTTCTAGCATCAAACATCTCCTTCTGCCATTCTGCTAATGAACCAGCAGGAATGAATTGAGTGGGCTCGGTCACTCTGAAAGGGGGAGTGGGCTGTATTGTAATGGGTGATACTTTTCCGCCCGGTATCTGATAAAAGACGCTATGCAAGTCTTTCATGGGGTATGGGACTCGCTGTTTGGAATGCTCTGATGGATAAATGATATTCGGTTTTGGGAAATTGCCCCAATGCATTGAGGCCCGAGCACCGGGAGGCAATTGGTCTAAGATTTCAGGATTTTCTCGCATCATCAATTCAGCAATGAGATTTCCGATATGTAAAGTGTCCTCATCACCGGGGATTATGGGCTGACCCAAGGCAGGGGATGTTTGAGCAATATTCCTCTCTTTCATTTGTTCTGCCAAATGCTCTCGGGCTCGGGCATCTGGGGCTCTAGGCTGGATATATTGCCAATCCTCCTCCCCTTCATTCATTGCTTCGGCGAAAGGCACAATGTTTTCTGTGATTTGGGAAGTCGGCATACTGTATTCGTAAAATGGGGCCTTAAGGAAGCGCATAGCGATGTCCATTGGTTCGCCTGTTTGAATATCCTTGTCCATATCCAATATCAAAGCGGGAAGATGTGGTCTGTTGGACTCAATGTTCGCCGCCATTCTATGATGGCCGGCAATAATATGCTCTTCTCCATTCTTATCTCTAACGACAAGTATAGGTTCACGAGTAGGGTTATCCATTAAGTCACGAAAACGCTTTTCATTTTCTTCGGGGCTTTCATAACGGTTGTATAGCGACCTTCGTAATTCTTTTATTCCGGGGCTATATCCACTTTGACCCGTGGGATATTCTCTATCAATAATTTCATTGTAGTTTTCTGCATCAAAACCTTCATGGTCAAAATCTTCGGGTAAATGGTCAGCCCATCCCTCATCCATTAAACCGTAAGCAGACCGTTTGAAAGCCTCGTCATCAACCTCTTCTTTGAGCAGCCGCATAGCGATTTCCATTGGTTCGCCTGTGTGAATATCTTGAAAGTCGGGTCTATATGTTACCGCATTTGTAGCGTTGTAACGAAAAATAGGCGGGTGTTGCTCTCCGTAATCTTCAATTTGAGTTTGAGGTAAAGGGAAGTAATCGGTTTCTTCTTCTCTTATTTTGGCTTCTTCTAAAAGTTGATTGTAAACTTCTGTTGCTGATTCAGCATTGGAAAGAGCATGAGGAACATGTTGCCTTATCAATTGCTCTTGTATATCAGATTTAGGATTAAGCATGTGTCGTAAATCAAAATTAGGTATGAGAGCATGAGGGCGAGCCTCTTTGAGCAACCGCATAGCGATGTCCATCGGCTCGCCTGCGTATTTCATTTGGTCCGCTTCGCTAAAGCCACCGCAACCAACCAAGTTTGCTACTGCATTGTAATTCAAATTAGATTGAAGTTCTTCACACGGCATATTCCGAATCCTTTCAATAATAGATTCATGCACATTCGGGTTTTGTTGAATAATAAATGCGCGAACTTTTTCACAACAGTCATCTTCATCCATAGTTTCAACCATAGGTATATCTTCTTGCATTGGTACTTGCTCTTCAACACCTTGAGTCATAGGTGGTGCTAATTCAAGTTTCAACAACCGCATAGCGAGGTCCATTGGTTCGCTCGCCGTAACATAATCACCATATGCGTATTTTTGCCCTGTTGGAAACTCAGTATAGTTTTCAGGCTTTTTTATAGTAAACCCACCTTCTTCTAAACCACCAGTTACTTCACCACTACTATCTACAAATTGTGTTCCTGCTGTTCCTTTTGGTGAGTGTAATATAGAATCTTGACCATATTTATCAGCCAATGAAAAAATATGGGGCATCATATCATCAGGGACATTTGTAAGCATAAACGAATGTTCGTCACCCCATTCATTACTACGCCCACGAGCGCTTATTATCTTAATACGATGAGAGCCATCTAATTCAGAAATATCCCTCAACATCTCATCATGCAATTTACTTTGCTCTTCGTTACTAATATCTCTAGCACCGGGCTTTGATGCAATAATTACATTTTGAATATTGGGTTGAAAGCCTTCTTCAATAAATGAAGGGTCATAAGCATAGAGTGTTTGTTGTGCTTTAAGCAACCGGAAAACGAGGTCCATTGGTTCGCCTTGGTGAATGTAATCAAAGTCGTAAGGAAATGGTTGTTGGGTTATCTGCGGAGATACTGTAGGTTTTCCCCCAACCCAAGTGGTGCCGGGACCGTCTTTCCAAGTTTCGGGCTTAGTAGGGTCAATGACAGGAACATCTCCTAATTGCATATTCAGTCCCATAGGTCTTGCGGGTTTTCTTGTCTCTTTTTCATATTGTTCAACATTTTCTGCATGACTTATCCCACCCGGGACCGAAGGCTCAAATGCAGTATCGCTATCTATTATATGACTAAGTAATTCATCCGTTTCATCTTGGGACAAACCTTCTTCACTCAAACCTAATCCATATTTATCATTATGCCATCTTATGATTGTAGGGTCATCATGAAACATCAATAATTCATTAGCAGCCTCCATTGGTATTAAATCAAACTTACCTTTGAGCAACCGCATAGAGAGGTCCATTGGTTCGCCCGTTATTACCTCAACATCTTTATCACCATATTTTTCACGCATTCTTTGGGCGAACATATTACCATCACCCGTTTTGGAGGATTGAGGTGGCTCGTAGAATGTTTTTCCCTCTGCTTCGGCTAAACGCATTATCAAATTCAAAAGGGCTTCTTGATAGCCTCGGCCTCTAAAGTTTTTATCTGTGCCGATAGAATATGGATAAATCCCTTTATCACCATAAGGATGTATCATGTGGAACGCCCTATTTCTTAGAAGAGATTCGGGGTCAGGGTCTTGAATACGGCCTACACCCACTCCATCATCGGACAGACGAGCGAAGGCGGGTAGCCGTTCTTGTGTTTCAGGGTCTATGAAATCAGCCTCAAACCTCCGATAAGGAAAGCCCCCTTCTTCAACAACCCCTACATCACGGACAGATTCAAAGTCAAGTGGTGCTTTGAGCAATCGCCAAGCGAGGTCCATAGGTTCGCCTGTGTGGATGTCTTGGAACTCTGAACTAAACCC